TTCACGCTGTATTTCTCGTTTTGATTTTGCACATCTTGATCGAAAATGTTCATATCGCTCGCGAATGTCTTCATATGTCAGAGCCGATTTCTTTTTCAACATATCATTCACTACTTCATGAAGATCGTATATATATTTAGAGAATGTTGCCCTCGATTTCATATGTTCCCATTTCAACGGCAATTTTCGCAAATTCTTGTGCAAATTCTTCCTACATTTTCCGCAGGGTAAAACGTTTTTCAAACTCAAGACAAAATTCATATAATGCCGCTTTTCATCACATGTAGGTACTATAGGATAATTAAAACTCATTGTGTGTAAAAAATGCCACATAGATGGACCCCATATCGATGTCATCATTCCATCTCCACTATTATAATGTTTTTCGGTGAATATCCGTTTTTTACTTGTCATATAAAAGATCTATAGAAATCGTTTTTTCTCTAAAAATAAAATGTATTTCCATAATATAATGGCTGGAATCATAGAATATGTTTATACACGTATGCGAAGTTATTTGAACTATGTCTTGTATGCAACCATTCTTTTATTATTTGTTATGGTGGGATATTACGCATATACTAAATTTTATAAACCATTGCAACGGGCAAAAGAATCGAAAGATATTGCCAATAATGGAGATCGTGCATCCATCGCGGATATCTATTTTTTCCATGCAGATTGGTGCCCACATTGTAAGACGGCAACGCCCGAGTGGGAAGCATTTAAACGTGATCATAATCAGCAAACCATAAACGGATCAACCATCAATTGCATTGATGTGAATTGTACTGATGATAATGGTCCAGCACCGGTGGTTAAAGATTCATCGGGAAAAGAACTACGTGGAGATACACCACAAACCCTGAAAGATTTATTGAAGAATTTTGGAGTGGATTCGTATCCCACGATAAAACTCACAAAAGATGGAAATACATTTGATTTTGATGCAAAAGTGACAGAGGCGAATTTGACTGAATTCGTCAATAGTGTATTATGATTGCATATTAAATGCATCTTCACATTCTTTTTTATCTTCATATGTCATATTTGCAATTTTATTTGCAATTTTATTTATGTCATATTCTTCAATTACTTTGCCATTCATGGGACTCATGGGACTCATGGGGAATTCCTCGTGGTTTTGTGCATGAAATAGGACTTTGTTTAAACTTGCTACATTATAACAATGTTTAAATTCATCTGTAAATAATCTAATACTACAAATCTTAGGTATAAGAGTTGTTGATATCGGATCTTCTTCACCTTCACATGAGTTATTTTCTTCATCTGTAAATTTATCTCTTATCCAAAATCCGGATTTTTGTTTACCATGTTCATCTGTAAATGTTACTTGTCCATCATGTATTTTATCATCTTGCCATTGGCATTCATATATAGTACCATTTGCATAAGTCATTTTTCCATGTCCATGTTTTTTAAGATCTCGCCATTGTCCTTCATAAACATCACCATTTGTATAAGTCATTTTTCCTGTTCTATTCTTTGTATCATTTTTCCATTCTCCTTCATAAACATCACCATTTTCATAAGTCATTTTTCCTGTTCTATTCTTTGTATCATTTTTCCATTCTCCTTCATAAACATCACCATTTTCATAAGTCATTTTTCCCTTTCCATTCTTTCTATCAATTTCCCATTGTCCTTCATAAACATCACCATTTGCATAAATCATTTTTCCTGTTCCATTCTTTTTATCATATGCCCATTCTCCTTCATAAACATCACCATTTTTATAAGTCATTTTTCCCTTTCCATGTTCATCATGATATCGCCATTCTCCTTCATAAACATCACCATTTTCATAAGTCATTTCTCCTCTTCCACTCCTTCTATCATTTTCCCATTGTCCAACATATATATCTTTTTTTGCATAAGTCATTTTTCCTGTTCCGTTTATTTTATCTTCTTTCCATTCTCCTTCATAAACATCTCTATTTGCATAAGTCATTTTTCCTGTTCCGTTTATTTTATCTTCTTTCCATTCTCCTTCATAAACATCTCTATTTGCATAAGTCATTGTTCCTGTTCCGTTTATTTTATCTTCTTTCCATTCTCCTTCATAAACATCTCTATTTGCATAAGTCATTGTTCCTGTTCCGTTTCTTTTATCTTCTTTCCATTCTCCTTCATAAACATCTATATTTGCATAAGTCATTTCTCCTCTTCCGTTTATTCTATCTTCTTTCCATTGTCTAACATATATATATTTTTTTGCATAAGTCATTTTTCCTCTTCCGTTTCTTTTATCTTCTTTCCATTCTCCTTCATAAACATCTTTATTTGCATAAGTCATTTTTCCTGTTCCGTTTCTTTTATCTTCTTTCCATTCTCCTTCATAAACATCTCTATTTGCATAAGTCATTTTTCCATTTGCATAAGTCATTTTTCCATCTCTATTTGCATAAGTCATTTTTCCATCTCCATTCTTTGTATCATTTTCCCATTCTCCTTCATAAACATCTCTATTTGCATAAGTCATTTTTCCTGTTCCGTTTCTTTTATCTTCTTTCCATTCTCCTTCATAAACATCACCATTTACATAAGTCATTATTCCTATTCCGTCTTGTTTGTTCGGACCACGTTTAAATATTCCTTGAAAATCACCTACATGTTTATTTTTTTTATGTATCCTCTTGATTCCATACTTTTCTGCATCATCTAGATCAGGATCATAATAAGGATCTAATTCCAATGCTGTTTTTTTTGTTTGTCCACCTCTTTTTTTCGTTTGTTTTAAAGATATTTTTGTTTTGTGTAGTTTATTCAAATTCAATCTATTGCTCCAATGTGACTTTTCATTGAATTTCATTGGTTTTTTTGATTTTTTCGGGGATTTAATTCGACAAGTCAATTTTGTCTTTTTATTTGATCTTCTTCTAAATGTCTTTCTTGTTTTCAAGTTATTTGCCATTGTATATTATAATGCCAAAATGTTTCAATTGATCAACACATCGTCGTGGTAATCATCGCCATCATTTTCTCCGCGCCTTCATCAAAGACTTCCCTCCGTTTTGATGCATGTTCAATAATATTCATCAAACATTCCCCCGGATTTTCCGGTACATGAAATACAAGTTCGTTTTTTATATTCACCGGCGAATTCACAAGAATCATTCGTTTCACCAATTTCCCCACAAGCGCAGATGTAAAATCGAGAAAACTCATATCGGGGACGATATAATCAGATTCGGGTTCTTTATCTATCCCCAATAGAATACTAAAGATGGAATCCGTGTCTATCCCCGGATGATCCGCGATGCATTGTCCTATAGGATAATTATTGGTAAGACCTCCGTCAAAGTAACATGCGTCTTTACACACCGTAGGAGAAAGCAAAAATGGAACGGATATGGAACAGTATATGGCGTCCATCAATTTCCACGAGGGATGTGTCTTATAGGACATATCTACACTGACATATGCATTGAATTCCGTGGTGAATGCGTGGATTTCTTTCCCCGTTAATTCGTAGAATTCGGCCATGGTTATATCGATCGAGATATCTTTTGCTCGAAAAAGGGGGAGGAAGAAATCAATCAACAGATTTTTGCCGTATATCCCTTTTAGATCAAATACATCCACGGGGGAATGCAATCGCTGTTTGAAAAAATCGATCCATGGTCGGTCAATGAGATATTTAAAGAGAATGTCCATGTCTATATCCAGGGAAAGAATGACGGCGATTGTAGACCCGATCGAAGTACAATAGAATGATTCTATATGACTCATTACGATGAATTTTTCGTCTATGGCCTTGCGCAATGCCCCCATGGCATAAAGCCCCCATACATGACCCCCGGAAATAACAATGTGTTTTATCTTGGATTCTGATGGATGTCCTTCACTATGACCCTGTCCTTCACTATGACCCTGTCGTTCACTTTGACCCTGTCCTTCACTTTGACCCTGTCCTTCACTATGACCCTGTCGTTCACTTTGACCCTGTCCTTCACTATGACCCTGTCGTTCACTTTGACCCTGTCCTTCACTTTGACCCTGTCCTTCACTTTGAATATTCATAATACAAAATCGGAAATTCTATTTATTCTCTTTTTACGATTACAAAGATATTTAGTAATATTATCCTATAGTATAAATGTCGTGTTTTTTGTATGTGGACGATAAAGAAGCCGAACGTAAAATCAATATAGATGAATTATACGAAAAAAAACATCAACGCGATTTAAAACAGATTTCGATTTTCAATAAATTGTTGAATCGGATACATAGACGGATCACCACCACTGGTCGGAATAAAATGAATGATAAACATATTTGGTTTACAGTACCCGAATATATTTTTGGTGAACCCAATTTCAATAAGGGGGATTGTATCGGATTTTTAGTGGCGAAATTGGAAGAGAATGGATTTTTCGTCAAATATATGCACCCCAATACATTATTCGTATCTTGGGAAAACTGGATACCCACATATGCTCGGACGGAATTCAAAAAGAAAACGGGGATCGTATTGGATGAAAAGGGGAATATTGTAGAGGATAAAGACAAGGATGTGACAGATAATAATTCTATAGGACAATCCAAGGGGAAAGATAAAGACAAGGATTCGAAATATACACCGATTGATAAATATAAACCAACTGGAAATTTGGTTTATAGTGCTGATTTAATGGAAAAGATCGAGAAAAGAGTTACCTTTTCATAGTTTTTCTTTTTTTCATACCTTTTTGCTTTTTTGTTGGGTTTTTCTTGTTTGATTTTCTTCGTTTGGTTTTTTTTTTGAATGATTTTCTTCGTTTGGTTTTTCTTTTATTACCTCCATCATAACCGCCATCATCTCCTCCGTCATATTTTGTATTAAAATTGTTATTATTGGAATCATTATCATTGGATTGATCATCTTGTATTTTAGTCTTATCCTTTGGTTCAGTTGCTGGTTGACTTTCATCTACTGAGTTAGTCGCTGGTTGACTTCCATCTACTGAGTCAGTCGTTGGTTGACTTTCATCTACTGAGTTAGTCGCTGGTTGAGTTTCATCCGTAGGTACACTTCCATCGTCTGGTGGAGTTGAATTTACTGAGTCAGTCGCTGATTGACTCTCATCCGCCGGTTGGCTTCCAGTTATTGGCACTATATTTCCATTGTATCCCATAGTTGTTTGATTATTTCCTGTTATATCAAACTCTTTTTGTGAATTTGATTGTGTATTCAATGCCGATTTTAATAAATTTGCGAATTTAGTATAATTCATTTCATCATTTGAAATTAATGGCGTTTCTAAAAATGTAGTAACTGCATCTCTAAATATCTTTCTTCCTATTTCAACAGTAACATTTGCATGTGTCGGTGTATCGGCATTTATATTAGGTGTACTAAAAAACGATCTCAATATAATTGCATTTATACTATCTTGTTTTGTTACAGTTTCAATATATGGTTGAAATAATGGTTCTACTATTTTACTTATGTCAATAATTTCTGAACGAGAATTTTCTACAATTGTTTTTACTGAATTAATAACTGTTTTTTTTATTTGTTTTGAAAAAGATGGATCTTCGGTAAATAAATTTGTTAATCGATCAATTGTATTTAAAATATTGTCTTTTTTTGGTGCTACTACACTTGCGCTTGGATTATTAAAAAATCCAAGTACATTTTTAGATACTAATTTTTTAATTTTATCAGATGCAGTTAATATAGTTGGGGTATTTACAGGAGGAGGAAGTGGAGGAACAACATCAGGATCCATAGGAGAAGGTGGAACCGCATTTGGATCAGGTGTGTTTGATCCAAAATTTGACATTAAAAATCTAAATTTACTTTTAGCAGAATCAGACGCAAGAGCAGGAGCACCAGCAACCGGAGCTACAGGAGCAGGAGCACCAGGAGCAGGAGCTACAGAAAGAGGAGCACCAGGAGCAGGAGCTACAGAAAGAGGAGCACCAGGAGCAGGAGCTACAGAAAGAGGAGCACCAGGAGCAGGAGCTACAGAAAGAGGAGCAACAGGAGCACCAGGAACAGCTGTTTTTTTTGCAAACGGATTCCATACACCTCCTTTTTTTACGTTGCCACTTTGATCCAAATCACTTTTAAACCGAGAATTTATATTATTATACATTGCTTCAATTAAAGCGTCTGGTGTTATAGGTCCAGTCGCACTTGCAGATAATTGTGCAATAGATGTTTCAAATACGGTTTTTAAATATTGATTATTGTCCATTAATTGATAAAATGTATTCGAAATGAATGGCGTAATTTCACTATTAAAATCACCATCACGAGAATAAAACATTTTTTGGATTTCATCTCGAAATGCATTCCCATTTTTACCAATCATTGTATCATAAATTGCATCTTTCAATTTCTCTCTTTCTTTTGTTACACATTCTTTCACAGCTTCCATCACATGTTGTTTAATACCATCTGCAATTCCGGCTTCTACTAATGCCATTGCTAGTTGTTTTCCAAGACCTTCAATAAATTTATCAGGGCATTTATCTTCATCTATAGGACATATACATTTGGTTTTAGCTTGTTTAGAAAATCCACTCAATGCACCAATGCCTTCCAATCCTGGAACGCTACTTATTGCATCCATTCCCGGTGCAAGACTTGATAATGGGTTTGATGCATAATTTGCTATATTACCATATTTTCCTACAGTACCTAAAGCATCCGTTATGGATTTAGACGCCATTGATTTAAGTTGTCCATTAATCATATTCTATATTATACATATAAAATTGATTTGAAAAAAACATAAAAGCATAAGCATTAATAATAATGCATATGATAACCGAAATCGATCAACCCATAAAAAAAACCACAAGACAGCATACGAAAAAAAATCGCGTAAATCTTTCATCAAGTGAAAAAGTAAAATTATGGGATATTTTCGATATAGATACGTCCGAAAATCAGCCAATTATGTCACATAGATCATACTATAGGACACCTATAACGGACGTCATTGAAGACATGGATAGAGAAATCGGGATATGCAATGCATGCAGTTCGATTTTATGTACAACGGAAGATGGATTCCCGACATGTCCGAATAAAGAATGTGGTATCATATATACGGATACACTGGATTATTCACCAGAATGGCGATATTTTGGGGCAGATGATAAAAATGCAAATGATCCTACCCGATGTGGAAATCCGATAAACCCCCTTTTAGTACAATCCTCGTTTGGATGCCAAGTGATATGTACCCCAAAATCGTCCCATGAAATGAAAAAGATTCGCAAATGGACAGAGTGGCAGTCGACCACACACAAAGAGAAATCTCTATATGACGAATTCCAGTTCATTACTACGATGGCGCAAAATTCCAATATTCCTAAAATATTTATAGACGAGGCGATGGCGATCCATAAAGACATTAGTGAACAGAAAATGTTTCGCGGGATTAATCGGGATGGCATCAAGGCGGCATCGATCTATATTTCTTGCAGGTTGAATGGGTGTCCTAGAACGGCACATGAAATTGCGGAAATATTCCATTTGGATAAAGCAAGTGCGACGAACGGATGTTCTATGGCAGTAAGTATATTGCAGAATATTGATCGTGGGAATAAAGACGAATCGTCGTCTAAAAATAGTCTATGTGTTATACGCCCACTTTCATTCATCGAGCGATATTGCAGTAAATTAAACATAAATCAGGAACTCACCCTTTTGTCGAAATTCATTGCAACAAAAGTGGAGAATGACGAAATTATTACAGACAATACCCCGCATTCGATTGCAGCAGGAATCATATATTACATTTCTCAAAAGTGTAATTTGAATTTCACAAAACAGAATATTAAGGCAATTTGCGGAGTAAATGAAGTTACTATAAATAAATGTTATCAAAAGTTGGATGCATATCATACCGGATTGATGCCTCTTGCAATTCAGAAAAAATATAGTTGAATTATCTTGGTACCTTTATCGTGCCTTTTATCGTGTATATATGACATTTAATTTCAAATGTAATATATAAGGATGGACGAACATTGCATTGATCTATCGAGTTATTATACGGAAGCAACTATAGAAGAAAATATAACTACATCGTTTGAAGAAATTAAAACGGAATCCGTAGTGGTACCTATAGACAATAAAGTGATACCAACTATTATTTTTATAGTACCATATCGCGATCGTGAACAGCAATATCGTTTTTTTTCTATACACATGAAAGCCGTTTTGGAAGATTATCCGGAAGACTCCTACAAGATCTTTTATATTCATCAAAAAGACAAGCGTTCATTCAATCGCGGAGCAATGAAAAATATCGGATTTTTATATGCAAAATCGATTTATCCAAATCATTATAAAAACATGACGTTTGTATTCAACGATATAGATACAATGCCATATACAAAGAATTTCCTGAAATACGATACACTAAAAGGAACTATAAAACATTTCTACGGATTCACCTTTACATTGGGCGGGATCGTATCCGTCAATGGCGAAGATTTCGAAAGAATGAATGGATACCCCAATTATTGGGCATGGGGATTCGAAGACAACGCCTTCCAAAAACGCGCGGAAAAAATGGGTATCACGATCGACCGATCCCAGTATTATCCCATCATGGATAAAAATATTCTGCAATTGAAGGACGGATTGGAACGTGTAGTCAACCGCGGGGAATTCGATAGATATATGAATGAAATATTCTATAGTACAAGAAACGAAGGGTTAAACAATCTATCCAATACACAGTATTCGTTTGATACATCCACAGAATTCCTCAATGTAAATGCATTTTCTACAGGTATAGATGAAAATCCGGGATTGTCCAAAGTGCATGATATTCGTAATGGACCCAGACCATTTGATGTGAAAAAACCGAATCGCAGAAGAGGTACTATAGGAATGACATTCATGTAATCGATTAACAATATTATAATGTAATATTATATAAGTCCATTACTTTTTTATTTGGTATATTTTTAGGAATAATCATTTTATCATCATTTGTTTCGAGCAATTATGAAGGATTTCAAGAAGGGCTCGTAAAAAAAGGTAAACAATGCGATAGAAGTTCGACAAAATGTGAGGCAGGTTTATACCAGTGAAGATTTGAAATGGGACGCCCCGAAGGGGCGTATTTCAATTCATTACTAATATCTGACCCTTGAATGAATTCAAATGTCCCATTTGAACTCTTCAAGGGTTTAAACTGTAACCCAACACCAAATGGTGGAAAACCTTATAGATGCCAATAGTGAATCATTAGTGATATGAGACAATACAATTATTTTCTATATGACTTTTTTACAGTTCTTTTTTTGGGTTTACCACCTTTATCAAATCCTTCGACCCATCCATTGTGGGTGATTTTTTGTCGTTTAGTATCATAATCATATTCTTGATGTTTACTTTTTGGCGTAGGCAACAAAATTGCATCTTCAAGCATATATTCTTCTCCTTGAGAATCTTCAAATTCTACTGGTAAATTTTCAATTTTTATCAATACAACAATAATAGGCTTCATATATTCGGCAAATGCTTCTTTATCTCTTTTCAATAATGCATTTCGGACATATGTTTTCAATAAAGGATCATATCTAGAAATTGCCCCTATAAAATTAAGCGCGTCTTTCATAGGTTTTTCTGTAAGTTCTGCTCTTTCTTTTAATGGTAATGCAAGATTCACGACATGTTGTTGAAATTCCTCTAAAGTGGCTTCATGCTCATTTTGTGGTCGATTGATTACTACATCAATTTCTTTACGTCTTTGAGTTTCTATAGTTGAAACTGTAACCCAACTACTAGTCATGTGTACTTGATCATGATTTAGAGATAAAAATCCATAATGTCCAACACCAATTTCAGAGGGGTAATTATTTTCATTTATCCATTGTTTCTTTTTTTGTTCGGAACATGACTCTGTATTATTGCCATGATCTGAATCAATACATAATAATAAATAATTTCCATCCCATTCTCCACTATTGTTTAATTCTTCAGGACATACATAAAACCAACGATGACTTTTTTGATAATTACTATCAGACAATAAAAAAAGATATCTTTGGTTTTCATAAATTGCGTGAGACATCAATTTTTCAAAAATTTCTTTTTGACTTGTGGCTTTAGAATGTCTTGTTACAAAATGTGGATTTTCTCGCAATTTTTTAAAAATGGATACTCCTAAATAAATATAATGTGCACTTTGATGACATGCTGGCACGGGTTGTATATGAGTTTTATACAATTTGGTAGCTATCTTACACATATTCTCTTTTAACCATTCAATTTCTGTATCATAATCAAGGTTGGGATCCATGCTTAATCTATCTGAAATTTCCTTCCATTCTATTTTTAAAGGTCGTTTCTTTGAACTTCTTGAAGACATATAATATAGATCTAAAAAATGGCGAATCTTTTGTTATAAAGTTTCTATAATTTTATTTCTTAATTCACTTTCCGCCTCTTGATCTATCTGTTTGGAATATTGCCTTTCATGAATCCTATATAAAAGTAAAATATCAGACATATTCCGGATTTCTCCAAAACGTTTCAATAATCTTGCAAAAAGATCATAATCATCCAACCAATTCGTAAGATCCGTACTATTATATCTCCCCACTGCATCTAATGCCGATTTCCGAAAACACGCAGTGGGATGATTCACGAACCATTCGGGTTTTGTCCTATAGAATTCATCCCATGTTATTCTCTCGGGGTGATTCGTCGCGGATAAAAACGCCTTTTTCGTAGAATCTTCCACATGATTCATGAAAAGCCGGGCTTGTGATCCGCATGCGACACATTCCGGATTTTCCTCCATAAACCGCATCTGTTTTTCGATGCGGTCGGGGAGCATGAGATCATCGGAATCCATTTTAAATAACAATTCCGATGTTGCTAAATCGATCGCCACATTATTTGCATGAGTCATGCCACGATTCTCTTCATATGATTCGTATATGACTCTCGTGAAACGGCTATTCTGGGTAAATCTTGTCAACTCATCCTTTAATTCTGCCGTATATTCCGGCGTAGATCCGTCATTGACCCACACAAGTTCAATCCCGAAATGCCCGGTCTGATTCCGGATCGAATCCAGACATTCGTGAATATACGACCTCCGTGTATTGTAACTCGTTATAAATACGGAAACCCATACATTGGGCGGACCCAATTCACACGGTATAATAGGTTCTATAAGACTATTCTCGTGATTCCCGTACAATTCCTTCCCTGTTCCCCAGAGTTGATGCCCATAGACCTTACGATGACCTCTATAGGACAATCCGGTGAAATGTATGGGCAAAAACGTGTAACTGGGATATACGGTAAAATAAGGATAATTCCCCGTATTTAAAAACTGGGTAAGCAATCCGGGTCCTACACTACCCCATGCACGAAGTTCGCGGATGGGTTCTTCCGATTTGTCCGATAGAATCCAATCGATAATATCCCGGCATAATGGGTCACCGGGTATAAAACCGAGCGTACCCGTGGCAACGAGCCCTTTCCGGATGCTTTCGGATTCGTATGTGGCAAATGCGCGTTTTCCCTCGAAAAATGCATCGAGGGGTTCAATGCAAACGGAATCCGCGTCGAAAAAAAACCCGCCATATCGCCACAAGATTTCCCAGCGCATGATATCGGCTTTCCCGTTGATTTCCGCAATTTGTTCTATTTGACGATGCGATTCAAATGCGATTCCCCTGCGTTCGATTTCGGCCTCATTCCAGAAAATATATTCATAGTCGGGATGTGCATTGCGCCAAGTTTGCATACATTCTGTCGGTGCCAGTTTATCACCGATCCATATTTGATGAATGATTTTAGGAATGTGGGACATGTGATGTATGTACTATAGGACAATATTTATGTTTATTTTCCAAGAAAGTGTTCCACTATTCAAAGGGGGTGCATTATGTTTTTTTGTGATATTCAATCACCTTGTATGTGATTCCATATTCGGTTTCGTTTTCCCAGATTCCCGATATTTTTATATAGTATTTCGGATTTTGTTGCATGAGAGGTAAAGCCGAATATTCGCGATAATATTTAATACAATCCAATTCCTCGGTCGGCGCGTCTTTTGTCCCATAGAACTGATAAGACGGTGATAATTTTTCTATATGACATACGTCTTTGTAATATAGCAAAATTTCATATTCGATCTTGGCAATATGTTTCAACAATTCCGCATTTTGATTGGGGTAGTAATAGAGTAGGTTTTTATTGCACCATTTAACTGGTGTGGACTTTTGCAAAAAGACGTCGGCACATAAAATCGGAAATGCTAAATACAATCCAATCATTGTAAAATGATTGGTTGAATAATTCATTTTGGTGAAATTGCCCACCATCATCATGTTTTGTTTCGTATCCAAGAAGAAAATACTCGTTGGTTCGAATCGTTGGGGTTGTATTAATAAATTCATTTGAATAATTTCTATAGGACTTTATTCAAATGTGTTTAATACTTTTATCTTGATTAGTTGTTTACAAATATACGTTTTAGTAATGTATTATTTTTTTACTGGTGCAGTACTGTCTTTTTTTGCTAATACTGCTGTTGCTGGTTTTATTACTGGTGCTGTTGTTGCTCCTTCTTGAAAACCTTCATAAGATGATCCCATCAAGGAAGAAAGAATCAAAATGCTAAAAAAGACAGCAAGTAACCAAAGAATGACCTTTTTCATATAATTTATAGTAATATTTTATTATTTTTGTCTTGATGACTCTTCTCATATTTGTAACGAACGCAATTATTCATTCTTCTCCTCCTCTTCTTCATCTGTAAACATTTCATTTGTCGGCATTTCGTCGTTTTTCTTTTTATTTGGCTCTTCATTCTCAGGTGTTTCAAACCCTTCATAAGATGATCCCATCAAAGACGAAAGAATCAAAATGCTAAAAAAGACAATCAATAACCAAAGAATCACTTTTTTCATATGATATAATTAATAATGATAAAAAATATCGATCCACATTATATATGTCAAACATTTTTACATTTTATAAAAATGTACCATTTTACGATCAACGTATTTTGTGGAAAGGAAAAACATTCAATCAAATCACAAGTGTTATTCGCCAAAATCAAAATAATGCACCTTCACTTGCTCCCAAACAATTGCTAAAGGCTCTTCCTCTAAAAATCTATCGCCGAGAATTAAATATAAAACAATCAGAATCACTCAAATGTAATCCGAGAACATCGGCTTCTATTACAATGAATGATATGCCCGGTTCTTCTATTATTCGATCCTATAATAATAACAATATCAATGGTTTAGTGAATACTTTAGATATCAATTACGAAAATAATAAAACACAACATCCGAATGAATGCACAACGAATTGTATAACGAGTCCATCACAAAATGCAAAACGCAGGGTTCGCAGTGCAGGAATGATTCCCCGCAAATACAATGCGAATAAAAACAATGATACTTATTGTACAGGAACAAATCAATATTTGAATGCACGCAATAAAAGTTTCTCGCAAAATCAATACAATTATACAAGACAGGGTAATCCGTCATTATTACCAAACGGAAATCTCTACAAGACAAACCTATATTCAACGGGCGATATTACACATTGTTATAATCCCACGATTAGCAGGGCGAATGGAAACAATACATTCCAATATACATGGTTTACAAATACTTCTAGAAATGCGATTTCAAATACACCAAATGCAGATGGGTCATATACATTCACTCTTACCATTCCAGATGGTGTTTATACGATCGAATCCTTGAATGCAATGATAAAAGTTCAAATGTCACAAAATAAAACATACATTTTATCCATTCCTGGATATGGACCTAATTTTCTATTTAATTTTGCATTTGACAACATAAAGAATAAAGTATTACTCCAATGTTTCAATTTGAATACATATACAAACTCCATCTATTATGATGGAGGATTAGTGACACTTGGTGGAAACATTCCAGTTGGTTCAGATATTGCAACTGAAATAAATTCTGTGCCAGGCAAGAGTTTCATACCATCATTGATTATTCCATCAGGATTCGGAAAAATCATCGGATTTACACCGGCAACATATAGTCCCAATCCCGAGATACAATCAAATTCACCTGTCATTATTACATCGCAATATTTACCCGTATATTACAAGCCAAATAATAAACAATTTGCACAACAAGGCGCAGTATCGTCGAGTGAAAGAACATTGCGCGATAAATACAATACAATTACAAATGTTGGTGCAAGATTCCGAACAGCATTAGGAAATAATGTAGCAAATGCAATGGCATATGGAGTGAGCGAAAACCCATATACCATCAAAGATCAATTGGGATACCCTCTTACAAAAACGCCTAAATTCACTACTACGGGCGAATTGCGATGTGTCCAAGATGGACAAAAATGCCATAAATCGCTCCGTACGATTCAACTATAGTATGTCATATACAAATATTCTATATGACATAGACACGCGGGACTTTATAACGATCCCTGCAAAAAAATATTATTATGATTATGCGAATAAAACGGAATATTATGTTTCAAACACCAATTGGTCGATTTTTGAATATTCGCCTTTATCATTCGATCAATGCTGTCTTGTTTATGTTTGCTATCTATGAGTGATAATGTATAATGTATATTTTGTATTTGATTTTGCCCAAAAATCAAATTATATTCCTCAATCTTTTGTATAAAATAATGGGGGATATCTATCGATAAAAACCGTACAGGTATTTCCTCTTTCAGCATTTTTGCAAATGTGTCATATAGGATTGAATAAAACGGGGTATTGGAAGAATGGACAAACCCTGTGCAAATGAGATATTTTTCCGAATTTGCATATCGACTCGTCTGTGGTTTAAACATGTATACATGGTCATAAAAACTCGATAAAATCGCAATGAGATCAATCGTATGTTGCATGAATGAATCAAACAATTTGATGACAAATGATCCGCCCTTCTTTTGCATACATAGAGCAAACGCAATCTGCGCAAATAAGAGACGGACAATTGCGGTTTCTTGACTATTGAAATCGATGGAAAAATCGAATCCCCCATCCGCCGTGATAAAATCCATAGAAGATGCGTATTTTTCCGCACAATATGCGAAATTTTCCAAAGAAAGAATGTTGCCCGTTTTATCTTGACCTGTTTCAACGAAAACATGGGGATTCTCCTTGAGAAAATATTGCGATTTTTTCCATGCGGGGATGTTATTGTCGTTTTTATCATCGAGCAAGGTCATTCCAATGACCTGATCCTCTCGAGAATTTCTATAGGACACAAACGCCTCGATGAATCCACCTGGACCTTCCGCCAAATGAAACGATTGCATAGGCGTTTCAAGAATAATATGTCGGAATGCATGAATAATTTCAATCATTTTAAAAAAAGATCGGGAAAGAGGCTTGTATTTCGAAACACTCGTTTTCTTATGAGGTACGATAGAATGAATGTATTCGTATGGATTTGTATATTTTTTATAAATGTCCCATGCTTTTTCTTGGGGTGTAATTCTACTTTTTATGTCTGATAGATATCGTGAAATAGATTCCGATATTACTACGGAATTATTTTCATTTGAAATACAATCGATTTTTTTATATAAATTTTGATTTATTTTTGGCAATAAAAAAGACATTCTATTTATTCTATATACGAATTTTTATATGATTTCAATGTTCTATAATTGTTCGGGATCTTGAGGTGATTTGGGTTTTTTTATTTTATTCATTTTATCCTTGATGGTTTTTTCTTTCGGCTCCTTAACCTTTGGCTCCTTCGGTACTTTTACCTTTGGCTCTTTAACCTTTGGTACCTTTGGTTCTTTTGGTACCTTTGGTACCTTTGGCTCCTTTGGTTCTTTAACCTTTGGTACCTTTGGTTCTTTTGGTACCTTTGGCTCTTTAACCTTTGGCTCTTTTGGCTCTTTAACCTTTGGCTCCTTTGGTACCTTTGGTTCCTTTGGTACCTTTGATTTTTTCGGCGCTTTTTGATTATCCAATACAAGATCTTCTATAGGATTTTCGGGTTCATTGTCCAATACAAGATCTTCTATAGGATTTCCGGGTTCATTATCCAATACAAGATCTTCTATAGGATTTTCGGGTTCATTATCCAATACAAGATCTTCTATAGGATTTTCGGGTTCATTGTCCAATAGAAGATCTTCTATAGGATTTTCGGCTTCGGCTTCGGATTTCGTGACAGGAATATCAAGTTCCAGATTTTCAACTATCGCGTCGTCTTTTTTCTCGGTCAAAATCATTTTCACATTCTTCAATTTACGGATACGCTTTTTCACGGCAGGAGATTCCCGCTGGATTTTGGCGATTGCCCCTTTCATTTCTTCGTCGTAATCATCCCCCTCTAATTCACTATATGACTGTAACAAAAGTTTGGATACTTTTCCCGCATTTACATTGCGCATTTTCCGGAATACAAAATATCGATTCATAAAGGAGAGACTTTTTTCGTCATCTGTCATATAGATTGACTTTTTGTAAAATGATTTCGATCGTGGATTTTCTTCAATTTCCTTTTCCATTTGATCAAATAATTCCCCGAATAATCCCGTTCCATTCGGAAGTCCCATCTGTTTCGCTTCATTGCGTGTAACAAGGACAAACCCATAATGCTCCATGAGTTCCGTGAAATATTTGAAATTGACGAGATATTCGCGAAACGGCTTATTAATCGTTTCTTGATATACACTTATAGGATAACCCACAGAAGATGCATCATCGGGAAACCCTTTTTCTCGGTACATTTTTTGGATTTCGCAAATACGGGGTTTGCCCTGCATCTTTCGTTGTGTAATGACGACACTTTCATTTTCCTCTTTTTTCGAAAGCAAATTGAATATCGTCTTTCCGTCATAACATGTTCCTACGAAATACCCTTGTAAACGTGTGCATTCCGCAAGATTACGGAGAAACCCGTGTAAAGTACGATGATTTTCAAAGAAATAATGCATGGCAAATTGGCACGAACTCACGTGAAATCCTTGTTCTCCGATTCCGTATTTGTCATATACGCCCTTTCCTAAGATCCCGACGTCTTTCGGACCCGTTCCAAATACTGCACGGGCAATCACTTTTTCTTTGCTATCTTTATCCCCCGTGAATGCCGATCCATCTCGTATATTGAGCGAACTATTTCCTTTAATGAAAAGTGCACCGGGAATGCGTTTTCTCGTTTTCCGGGCTTTCAAATATCGCGCACATGCCCCATCCACGGGATGTTCTATATTATCACGCGAAATATCGACTCCAAAAACAAAAGAGAGATTGCTGTATATCCATTTCGAAAGATCTCCTGCTTTTCCCACGGAATAATCAATGAGAATATCTGCGGGGTTCGATACGGATTGTATGAGTTTGCTTTTCACGTATAAATTATGGAAATTTCGCATGGCTTCCGTTGTAGATTCCATATTCTGATTGCGGTTGTAATATACATCATCTTCGACCATGGGTATATTTTCCCCCGTTTCAATCATTTCGCCCGTAATCTCGTGATGGATCGATTTCCAATTGTTATTCGCCACATGGTAGGCATTCCCGTAATTCTTCATTCCACGTAATAATTCCGCGGTTTTATCATATCGGACTCGGATAGGGATCCATTGCCACCCGGGATTGCCCCCTTTGTCATAGCGAAATTCCACAATCATATTTTCATCGAAATATTCCCCCGATTCAGTAGTCATATAAGATTCTTCTGTATTGGAAATCAATCGTATATTACAAAGGTGTGTATTGGGATCATATGGATTCGACGGATAAAACGGGGCGGGGTGGTAAGTATCTTCATTATCCACGTCTTTTGGATCCGGCATTTTATCGTGAATGAGATCATTGAACGGATTGATGAATCCGTGTTTTTTCTCGTCGAATCCGCACATAAGCCGTATGACTTTATATTGCGAGATATCGTTCGTTTCAAACACATTGTGGATCTCGTCTTTGCCCGTTTTATCTTTGACACAAGATACCAAGAAATCCACTGTATTGAATTCGGCGGGTTTCCATTTGAAAGAGAGATCCCATACCCCTTTCGATAATCGGGATGCTTCTCCCACTTTGGTCGAACCCACCCCCGTATTGGATGGTGTGAAAATGAGCCCATCCGTCTCATATTCGAATGTCCCATCACGGACTTTCGAGAGGATGGTCGAACATCCCTGGAAAATAGTGACATCATCACTGGTCATATAGAATGTCTTGCATTGGACGCGGAGTCGGCAATTGGGATTTACTATAGGACGTGTTTTCGATATTTTCCCCGTTTTCAATTCCATCCATATCCCCGGAATTTTCGGGTCTTCGCGCCAAACGGCATTATTCTCGGGGATAATAGATCTCGGTTTCATGCGGGATACGACGGCATTTAAAATAGGGAGTCGAAAGTTTGTCTCCATATCTTCAGATACAGTCGTGATGAACCCTTTCTCCCTCACACTTTTTCCATTGACATAATAAATGTCGAAACATGCAAAGAGATTGATGCCCTGTTTTTCTTTATTCTGTCTTATATGTTCCCCATCTATAATTGTATTAAAAATGCTCTTTTCTGTGGTGGTGGATCCCGTGAAAATGACATTCATGGTCATGTCAATGAGATAGATCCGGCCTTTTTTGTTGATGAAAAGCAATCTACGATCCCCATCCGCTTTATCTGTGACTGTGTAATTCTCGCGAATATTGACGATGCCATCTACTGGTTCGCCGATATTTTCTAATTGGAGCGTATTGGATTGCGGACCGATGAAATCCGAATGATTGACCCTCCGGGGTTCGTATTTATCTCCGTGTAGAATTGCCATATAGGACTGTAGTGTAGAATTTCGTTCGCTGAATCTTATAGGATAACTTGTGCGTTGGATACCGCCCAAGATGATTCGCGTTGCATGATGGACGACTTTTATGACGTCTTCTACGGTGCTATATGGGGTGCCCGGACCGAATCGTTTGTTGTCGAATTCGACTTCGATTTCATACGTGGGGAGATTGTTGAATACATCCGCGTCTTGGATGGTATATTCCGAGAAATAAAAAGATCCTTTGCGTTTCGATGTTTTAATGATACTGAGATCCACGATAAAGGGCATATCCGGATGTTCGAATTTCACGCGGTTCATGCATCGGAAGGTTTTTTTCGAATTCTGCCAATTTTGGATCGTATCCGCAGTTTGTTTGGTTTGTCCTATAAAGACTTTTTCTAGTTTGAAATCGATGCGGAAATTGTGGTCATGGAAATCGGCGGGTTTAACGTATTCCCCCGTTTTATATTGTGGCGATGTTTTTTGGGTAAAACTCAATTTATTCTGACGGTTGGCAGGCATATTGAGGATTTTCGCGATATCGTTCGTCCGGCAATATTCCTGTATAAGATCAATGCCGATGACTTCTGCGCGCATATTCGACCGTTTAACTTCTCCTGATTTTGGATCGGAATATTCCGGGGTAATTCGCAGAATATCTGTGCCAGATTCGTTCTCCGTGCGAAATCCATTTGATCGCAGTTCTTTCACTACATTGTCGTAGTCGATTTTGGATAGAGGACGACTTTCCCGAGTATTTGTACCAAACCGGATTTCGATCTCATTCGTTTTTCCGTCAGGTCTGAATACGGGGTTTCCATCTAAATAATGTCCGATTATTTTTTCGAGAACGGCTTTCGAATCTTTCGTCGCATCATTTGCCCGTTTTTCTTCGATTTCATTATGCGCATCAATCGTCGTTATTTTGATTTCGTCTTCTTCGTTTTCCATTTTATCTATATCCGTTTTACGTTGATTCTTTTGTTCCGTCATATAAGCAATATATAGTATAATTATATATTGTTTATTCTTGTAGAATCAATTTTATTACCTCGTCTCTTGGAAACTTTCCACGATTCTTTGATACAAATCGCCCTTCTTGAGTCCTATAGGATCTATCTTGAGACATTTTGCAATGTCTGCCAATTCGGGCAATTTGTATGCACTCTGTCCGCGCAAGGGTTGATTCCATGTGTTCCATTTATATAATCCGTCAAAAATGGCACATACGGTTTCCCCCATATGAGGATCCGTCATATTTATCCTATAGGACATACGTTTATTGGGTTTGATGTATTCGTATACAACACATGTTTTTTCGTAATTTTCGGCATGGAATTCTAGATAACTCTTGCCGTCTGCCTTCATCAAAATGATACGGATATTGTAATAAATCGCCATTGCAATCAACTGTATAGGACTCGTGGTATCTTTTGTGGTAAAGCAATCCGATATGACTTCTTGTATGAGACCATTCGTCACTGGATGATTGCCCGTTTTCATTTTTTTGGGATTCTTTTTGAAAACATCCCCTATATTCTTGTTTTCTTCTAATCTGCGATTTGCGTATTTTTGGATTTGTATATATTCTCCGATTCCGTATTGAAAAACGAAAATGCACCAAAAAAGAGCGTCTTGCTGATTCGGTCCATACCACTCAACTTTAGTATCCATGCCTTTCTTGGGTTCTGTGATTGGCGTCTTTGTAGATTCGGGAGCAACTGGTAATATAGGTTTAATAGAAGGGGTGCTTGGGTCCGGATCTTGTACGATTACTTTTATAGGATTCTTTGGTATAGTGTCTATAATATTCTTTTTTGATATCTCGAGAGAGATCGTTTCACTGCGTTCTTTCGTAAGGTAATATGCAGACAATTCATTTATATTTTCTATAGGACAAATGCCGAAAAGTATTTCATTTAACCATGGACTGCTTTGACCTAAATGAAATGTCGGATATGTTTGCATAAATGATTAATAACTATATATAGATACGTTGTATTCTCTAATCCTTTTTTCAGATTGATTTTCTTCATCTTCCAAATCATCATTGACGAAAAAAGTATTTTTCAGGAAATCTTTTTGTGATTCTATCGGAATCAATACGTTTTCTTGGTCGTTTATATAATGTATATAATTTTGCATTTCGGTAAGGGTGGATTCCGGAAGAACTGTTAAATTGATATAAACGCCACTTTTATTCTCATTAATAATGACGACTGGATTTTTCTTGATAATTTTCAATATTTCTATATGATGAATCTTGTTCATTTTTTCAATAGTAGTTTTGATTTCTTCTAATAAATTGAGTTGCATCGTATATTATCTTTATAACATACGATTCTATGTTATTTACCGTAGGATATCTTATTTACCGTAGGATATCTTATTTACCGTAGGATATCTTATTTACCGTAGGATATCTTATTTACCGTAGGATATCTTATTTACCGTAGGATTATTCCTTCAAATATCCTATAGTACAAATGCTAGTATCGTTCAATTCGAACCTATTTCCAATAATATTTACTTTGATTTTTGCATTTTCTAAAACCTCGTCAAATAGAGTATTATTTATATGATGATCCCGGGCAATGAAAACCGTAATGGGTTCATTTTCATCATCGTCAACGACTTTGGCATGAATTCCCGCCTTGGTAATGGTTTTCACAATGGCATATACGACCATTCCTTCTACTGGATTGCAAATCATACATTCAAAAGTTGCGTGATATTCGACTAAATTCCCATTTACCTTTCCCGATGAAAAACTCGTAATATTGATGGATTTCGGTTTTACATATCCTTCGACGATACACCGTCCTTCAACATCTGCCGAAATCACTCTTTCTAAATTCTGTTTGATATTCTTGCCAATATCATTGATCGATAAGAATACTTTCCTTGTTATAAAAGAAGGAATATATACACCATATACCTTTTCTTTTTTGGTTTCGTCTTGTTTCATCATTTTTTCCATTATACTAATATATTAATCGTCGGTATTTTTTATATCAATTTTTCAATTTAATTAATTCCCAAATACTAAATTTATTAAACCACTTGCAACTTGTGCGCCAATCTGTGCACCAAATCCTAATTTTACCCCATCAACTACGGTGACTCTTTGATTTTGATCTCCTTGTGGAGGTGGTCCTTGTATGTAAACAATTTTTTCATTATTCTCTCCTAGTCCACCTGTTTTATTTTTTAGGGTTCGTTTTGCTTTTACAACTGCCTTTTTCAATAATGTCTTATGTTGCGCATTTGTAACAAAAACTTGTTTCACTAATTTTCCTCGCACATATTTCTTGTATATTTTTCCATCATTTTTAGTACCAGGTAGATCGACATTTTCAATTACATAAGTTGTTCCTCGATGTGAAGGAGTAGGACGGTTTTTCAATTCTTTGAATGTTTTCAACGTAATATTTTTCGCCGTTTTTGTCATATAGAATATATCTATATTTTATTTGACTCTAACATATAACCCTTATCATTGTCATATAGAATAATTATATCTAAAACTCGTCTATATTGTCTTTGTAGTAAATAATCCGTTAAATCTTATCCACACGATTCAGGATCGCGAGTTCGGGTCCAAAAAACGCATGCTTTTCCTCCTCATCGCGACGCATCAACATTTCTAAAATGACCGCAAACCCCGGTTTTTTAATCGCCGTCTTTTCCACATTATACAAATCATTTCTATGTGACAAATCATGAACGATTTTAATGACATCAATCATATTCATGAAAATGCATTTCACGCCATTGTTATTCCGCTTTTGTGAAAGATCCTTCACTTTAAACACCATTTTCTTCCCTTTAAACGCATGCATGAATCCAAATATTTGCCGGATTTCGACCCGTTTCACGACGAATTCCTCCATTTTTTCACTAAATCGCAAATAATCTTCGGATTCTGCTTCGGTCCATTTTTCGGGATCTTCTTTCGATTGGACATATATGACATTTTTATCGACATTGGACAATAAGATTCCCGTTTTATTTCTGTATATGACTATTCGTTTATCGAAATAATCCTTCATGATTTTGTCCATGGGAGTAACAACGGTTTTATAAACCCGGGATAATAACATCATGCGTTCTTCCAAAGAGAGACAATCTAACGCATGTTCAATTGCATAATGATTGATTTGATCCACTGTAAAACCATGATTTTCCACCAATATATTTACAACAAATTGCGCCTGTTTAAACCAATTCTCTTCGGTAGACATGATTTTCAAAGACGTATTGTGCAAATAGGCGAGATCCTCTTTTATTTTATTCATGACGGATTCATACGTTTTCTCTTCTTTGGTTTCGACGGTTTGATCTCCCTTATTTTCATGGAATTCGAATGTCTTTGGAACGTCTATAACGAGAGATTCGCGTTTATAATCAATCGGAACCGTTCGCTCGTATGTCGAAATCGTTTCATCCATCAATTCTGCGGGCTGGAATGCATAATAATCCCCTTTATTAATCAGCATCCCTATGCGTCCATATGGATCCACAATATCTTTGATGCGGGTAATCACATAGTAAATATGTTCGAGGGGGTATTTCGTGCGAATATTGATGGCTTTTATAAAATGGTCTTTTTTATAGAGAATGCGTTCTTTGAATAATTCGCGAATGCGTTTTTCGATTGCCGTGACGTTGTTCTGCATGAACCCCGTATTGTATGTTTCCACGATTGCGCCTTCGGCGCTTGAAGGAGCCTCCGTAGAACACGTGAATGCACAATCATCCATATAGTCACATAGATCCGTATGGGGTTTATCTCCCACACGATAATTCACAGATTTCCCGCTCGAAAGTCGGAGTTCGACATCTCGATTCTCTGGAATCTCGCGCAACTTTTCCTCCGTAAAATTCGTCTGCGCAATATTAAGATGACAATCCACTGCGATCTCTTTTAAAACGCGTGTGACGGCACCTATCTTTTTCGCCTTTTTCTCCGCCACGCGATATACATATAAATCCGCGGATTCTTCAGCGGAATCGAGTAACGTACCATGCATATAGATCTCCACATTACGGTCTTTAAATGGGAGTGCACAGTGACTCAGATTGCGCACACTGCGTCCTATAATCTGTTCTATACGACTCATATTATACCATGGGTCCATGATGTGGACCTGGCGAATACATTTGAAATCGAGACCTTCTGCTGCCGCTTTCGAAATCAGAATGACTTTCACAAATTCGCCGTGGGCATTTTCCCTAGATGACGCGTATTTGACATCCGCCGTATTATTGGGCGAGAAATCTTTATCCCCCGTAATCATGACATACCGCGCTTGGCGGAAAGGAGCCTGCCCCCCATCCCGATCGATCTCCGCCCGCGTTTTCATTGTAAGTGAATCTATAGGACCAATGGGGGGTGGGGTATCGAATAAATTCCGGGTATATCCCGCACTGCCATAACGCGCAAATCCCATTTCTTCCAATGCAAGTGCCATAGGAATAATACCACCGTCAATGTATTGCGAATAAATAAGGACGATACCCCGCGACCGTTTAATACAATCGCATATTTCCGCAATTTTATGACTATATTTCCGGATTTCACCAAAAGAGAAAATCCGCCCATATTGCGCTTCTACCGTCTTTTTGTATTGAAATCCATATCGCAATGGGTTTGGTTCCGTCACTGTCTTATAGGTAACTATATTGGAAAGCCCCGTTTTCCCGATCGAAGCGGATATGACGGCGTCTTTATTGTCTACCGTTTCGAATTGATCCATGAGTTCTTCTAATTTCGGGGATGGATAAACCATATTGAGTGATTCTATAGGACCAACCAAGAGGGTATAACCGAACGAATCCAGATCTTCGAAAGCGGGCATATTCGTCGTGCTCCCTTTTTCCATCATATTCCGCATCATGGAGGCGTATGCACGCGATTGATAATCTCCGATTCTTGTCATATAGATTGGAATATGTTGAATGGGTTCGGCGATGGGTGCTTTATTCATTTGCAGTTTGGGATATTGGATTGTGGAAATCGTATTTTCTGGGGAGAATACATTGGGGTATATTCGATATGGAAATGTGTATGGATTTTCACCGCGGACATAGGATATATACCCCGTGAGTTTTCGGTATAATAATTCTTTTCCGCTTTCTAGAGGAGTGCCATCTTTCGCCGTTCGCGATTCTTTGTATTTCCCGTCTTTTTCAAATACGTCTTCTATTTTGATGGGTTCGCGTTTGTCATTCGCATTGAGGAGATTGGTGAGCCAGACGATTTCTTTATAACTATTATACATGGGGGTGGCAGACAGGAGAAGGAGACGCATATTTCGCGCATTTTTCGCCACGTGTTGCAAGAGTCCAGCGGTTCGTTTTGTCCGATTGTCTTCTGCGGGATGGATATTCTGGACTTCGTCCACGATGACTAAGCGATGATCGAAATGCTGTCTTATTTTACGCAATTCCGTGACTTTGCGTTCTCCTTCGCTGAATCCGGCATCTACGGGGACTTGTATATGTTTTGTAACATAGTTGGCAAATTCGGTATATCCCATAAAATCGTAATAAGTATTGATAATTGTGCGGATTTGAGTAATGACTTTTTCACGCGAGAGTCCTTTCAAATGTGTGGGATTAATTTCATCTATCAGACTATTGCCGATACATGACCGCAAGTTGAACTCGCCATCTGCAAACCGCAATTTATCTTCGTCGAATAATTGTGTGCGGAAATTGCCTTGGACATTCGGGGATGCCACCACAATAATCCGTTTTATAATTCCCATCTGTTTCATATAATTCCGCATTTCTTCAGCGATACCGATTGCACTACATGTTTTTCCTGATCCTAGACCGTGGTATAATAGTAGACTGTTATAGGGTGTTTGGTAAGATAGGAAATTCTTGACGAATATTTGATGAGGCATGAGTTCAAATTCGGCGTTGCATAATAGATTGGATTGTTGTTCTATTGGATGAATATCACCCACATATTTTGTATCTGCGAATTCTTTTCGATTCGCGATTTTATTTGCAAAATTGGCGTCGTTGATGGTTGGATATAGTTCGTTGTTTGTTTCGGTTTTACTTTCTTCATATTCTTGTTTTTCTCTTTCCATTGAACTTTTTGTTTCGTCATATAGATCCTCTTGTGGGGATGGCTCTGCCGATGGCTCTGCCGATGGCTCTGCCGATGGCTCTGCCGATGATTCTGCGGATGATTCTGTCGATGATTCCAGGGATGATTCTGCGGATGGCTCTGCGGATGATTCTGCGGATGATTCTGCGGATGATTCTGCGGATGATTCTGGGGATGATTCTGCCGATGATTCTGTCGATGATTCTGCCGATGGCTCTGCGGATGATTCTGGGGATGATTCTGCCGATGATTCTGTCGATGATTCTGCGGATGATTCTGGAGACAAAGATTTGACACTATTTACATATATTGAAGTATCAGGTATTTGTAAAGGCAATATTTGAGATCTTTGTTTTGTAGGTTCACATTTCTTGGTTTTTTTATTTCTTCGTGAACCCTTGGGACAAATCCGTTTTCCATTTTTTAATACAATACTTTTTATAGAATTTGAAGTAAGATTTACTATAGGACTTTCATTAGCAATAACATTTGCAATTGTAGTATTTATAGGAATTGGAGTAAGTGTTTCTATAGAACCAGGACTTGATTCAGGACTAGAACTAGGGCTTGAACTAGAACTAGAACTAGAACTAGAACTAGAACTAGAACTAGAACTAGAACTAGAACTAGAACTAGAACTAGAACTAGAACTAGGGCTTGAACTTGAACTTGAACTTGAACTAGAACTTGAACTTGAACTTGAACTTGAACTAGAACTAGGGCTTGAACTTGAACTAGGAGTAACAGATGTGGTTTTTATAAGAGTTGGAGTAAGAGTCTCTATAGAACTCGAATCAAGACTTTCTATAGGACTTATACTTGTACTCGTAGTCGAACTCGAATCAAGACCTTCTATAGGACTTATACTTGTACTTGTAGTCGAATTCGAATCAAGACTTTCTATAGGACTTATACTTGTACTTGTAGTCGAACTCGAATCAAGACTTTCTATAGGACTTGGAATAAGAGTTTTTTGAGAAAATGCTTTTTTTGTAGATTCGCATTTTTTGGTTTTTTTATTTCTTCGTGTACCCTTGGGACAGATCCGTTTCCCATTTTTTAATACAATACTTGTTATACCCTGATTATCAGATTTACTATCAGATTTACTATCAGATGTACTATCAGATGTTAGTAAAGGAGTCTGATAAAAAGGAGTCTGATAAGGAACAGGTAAAGGACTTCGATGAAAAAACGGCGTAGGACTTTTGTAAAGAGTCGCTACAGGAGTCGCCATTTGAATCGACACGGATTTTTTTTTTGTTTTATTCGCTATTTTTATACATTCACCATTTTTATCTCTGCGAAACCCTTTTGGACAATTTGGTTTTCTTTTTGTACCATCATTATTCATTTATATTAAACGGGGATATTATATTTAGAAAAATAGAATAAACCAGACAATCATGCGCACATAGGATTCATGTAACAAGATAACATTTCGTGAATGTTTTGCAACATGCGTTTCTTTTCTAAATTATAATTTCGTATTGAACCCATACAATCTTCAAACGTTTTCCACTCGATTTTACTTATCTCGAATTCATCGTATTTGTATTCAATAGTTTGCATATTTGACATATACATCAAATAATATTTATGGCGATAAAATTTATAATTGGATCCTATAAAAATCTCTTCAAATGGGCATATATTCTCAATCAATTGAAACTGTTTTGTATCATATCCCGTTTCTTCTTTACATTCACGTAAAGCACAATCAAAATCGTTTTCTTGAATATTTCGCCGACCTTTCGGAAACCCCCATTCGGGTTCTAACCATAAATCGTGGGAATTGTTACTTTCATCAATGAGCGAATCCAATGAATATGTTCTCGATGTATTGGATTGCCATTCTATATGATTGATTGTTGTATCACTCTGCAATAAAACCCCGCTTTTCAATGTATTGAATTTCTCCATGGATATCTCTTCTTCTGTCTTATAGGACAATTCTACGGTTTTATTCCAGAGTTCATTCCAAAGTGTTTTGAAATCTCGTGTTTTCAATTTCTCTTTTTCCGCGATCGTCATTTCTTTCAATAAATTCAGAATGTATTCCTTATTATAAATGGAATACTTTCCTCGCATAAAATCCATAAACCCTAAAGTATCTTTTCGGCGAATCATTAAATACTCGATTTTTTCATTCGTGTAGCGATAGACTACGATCCCGATACTCGTGATTGGCGTTTTACATTGATAATAAGTATGTCCATATTTCCCGCAATTATTGCAATACTCCTTGTCTTTTATATGATTTTGCATTTTTTTCATGAGTTTGCGCGATTGAATCTATCATAATATATTCCACCGTTTTTATATAGTTTCATGTTTGAAGCGAATACATGGGGTCCGCATTATTGGTTCTTTTTAATGACGATTGCATTGACATATCCCAATTATCCGAATTCCGTCACAAAACGGAAATACTATGATTTCATCCAGAATTTCCCCCTTTTCATACCAGTCGATGAAATGGGCGATAAGTTTAGTGAAATGCTCGATCGGTATCCAGTATCCCCCTATTTAGATAGTCGCGAATCTTTCACAAAATGGGTGCATTTTATACACAATAAAATAAATGTCTCTATCGGAAAAGACGAAATATCCTATAGTGAAGCCCTCGAAAACTATTTCGCAGAATATCGACCCAAACCCGTTTATCTTTCGGACAAGATAAAAGTCCAGCGTTATTACATCTATATGACATTCCTGTTTCTTTGTTTTCTTGTGATTCTCATGTATAGCGAGTAGTAAAAGAAAATCTCGCTATATCATAATATACTATTCGATGCGTATAGAAATCATCATTTTCGGAATTACTGCGCTATTAATGGCGAATTTATATACAGAAGGCAAATATCTGAAATTAGTACTCTCTTGGAAAAAATACTGGCAAATGGCGGGAATCGCTTTTGGCGGATTGGTCATATACTGGCTTGTTAAAAAGAATCCGGCGAATGCAAACCAAATCATTTTGGCGTCGAATGAATACATTAAATATCTGCCGATTGATAAAGGAACCACAAACATCATTAGCCCCATTCTCGATTTTACGACGAAACAAGATTACACGGGGTCAGAAACCAGATCAATGTATGGCGGTGGAGAACAACCTATATTACCCATGAATACAACTCAATATGAAAGGAAAATCACATCTTCGGGGAAAAATGCTACGAAACGATCCGTGAGTGAAACGAAAAAGAAATTTGTTGCCGCACGACAAGGCTGGCGTTGTGGCGATTGCCAAGAACAATTGAATGCATGGTTTGAAGTGGATCACAAGATCCGATTGGAATATGGAGGTAGTAATCACGTGGACAATCTACTAGCATTATGCAGAGAATGCCATGGCAAAAAAACAGCAATGGAGAATTTATAATCGATTTATAGATTATAAAAGAGATGTTTTCTATGAAAGATACATTTGGAAATATACGTAATAATTTACCAACGGGGATTTTCAAATATGGGATCGTTGCTGTATCCATGTGTATATTTTTTTATGTCTTGTATTTAGCATCAAACGATCCAACCGCTATATTTCAAACTTCATATATTTATATATTTCTATTATTAATACCTATCGGTGCCATTTTTTTCCTTATAAATGATACCATGGAAACAATGACAATACTATATGTTGTAGGTGCACTTTTTGCAATTGCATTGATATATATTGGATACAATTCAAAAATACTGAATGTAATGTTTGCAGGATATCTATATTACGTATTTGTTCTCATCATTACCATTTTAGCCTTGGCAATTATCTATAATGTAGCCATCAATAATCTGCAAAAACAACCCGGACTCACCGGATTTATCGTGAATCTCATTTTCTATATTCCTTGTCTTGTGAGTGATGCAATTCAATATTTAATAGATGACTATAAATCCACTTCGCAAATCGTGTTTATTCTTTTCATCATGGAAATCGCCGTTTTACTCATTTATTTTTACATTCTCCCCTATTTTGAAAATTTGTTGAAAACGGATGGTATAGTCATACAAGGTGATCCCGTATTTTTGAATAAAACGACGGTGATTCCAGAGACAGTTATCCAGCCTTTATCGCTGGTTAAAATAATTATAAATACCGATGAAAATCCGGATATTTCCACTGGTAGTTGGATGTATAATAGCATAGGTCTGAAAAATGACGTATATGACAAGTATAACGATGAAGGTAATGTCCGTAAAAATTTTACCATCTCATTATGGTGCTATCTAAATCCGCCTACTACATCTAGAATTGCACCAAATATGACTGGTAAAACTCCTGCGCAAGATAAGGGTAAAAATTCAATTTATGGTGCAAATATATTTTACTATGGGACACCTTCGTCGATGGATATGAACATGTTGGATAAAACGAATAATGCACCGCCTTTTTTGGATCTTTCTGGAGGATCTTATCACCCACGTTTAGCCTATTATGTTGATTTGTCCGATAGTTATTACGTGATTGATACAAATACGGATAGTTCATACGACGAACAATCGCGGTTCGAGTTGAGATTGCCCATGCAACGATGGAATAATTTTGTTTTTAACTATAATGCAAACACGGTGGACATTTTTATCAATGGTACTTTAGAAAGAACTGTAAAATCAATAGATCCCATTCATTTTCAATATAATAGCGATATTATGGTGATTGGTTCGAATCCGGTAACATATATGGGAGATATGTCATTGTCCGATTCGCCTGTTTATCAAGGGGCGAATACTAGTTTTATGGGTTTATATGGGTCTGTATGTAATGTCGTATATTATTCCACCACATTAGATCAGGGTCAAATAGTGACAAATTATAATTTACTTTCAATGCAAAATCCGCCTATTCCATTATAAACCATCAAGGTACATGTGATTTGTTTTTTTATAGATTTAGTATATATGAATTATTTCACAATTATTGGAGGAGTTATTTCTGTTTTATTGATTTATTATATTTATTTATTGTTTACTGCGACATCTGCAACCGTATCATCCAATTTGTATTTGAAAAATACACCAAGTGCAACCAAAGTACCTGCATCCAAAATCATAGGATACGGAAATACCCCTTTTTCAATGGGTGGATGGATTTATTTGAATTCAACAAATAGTGCTCAAGGGGGTACAAATTTAAGTAGTGCTATTTTTACATTGACAGATATTGCTGGCTTATATTCATTTGCTTCTGTGTATTTAACTGCTAGTAGTAATGAATTGAATTTTTCTTGTTATACTGGAACAACCCCTAGTAATACATATACAGCACCAAATGGCACTATATCTAATACCGTCTTTACAATTGCAAAAATCCCTCTTCAAGATTGGACATGTGTAGTAGTGAGTATCAATAAAACATATATTGATTTCTATATTAATGGGCGATTATTATCATCGAAAATTATTTCTACTAGTAATCCATTCTTTCCACCGTCTACAACAGGTATAATGAATAGTAGTACAGGCATGGTGATAGGAAGTGGTCAGGATTTATATTTAGGACAATTAACTTCATGGAATAAAGCGGTTAGTCCAGATGATGCATATTCTTATTATATGCAAGGAAATGGATCTGACGAAACATCTTCTATGGGTTTAGCGAAATATAATTTTGGGATGACTGTTATTCCGAGTAATGCTTCTAGTTATTCATATTCTATATATTAACTCTTTAGCAATACCGACCCACCGACTAGATATCCTGTCTCTTTCATTCTAGTATTTAAAGCACCTCGATCTATATCAAGTCCGCGTTGAATATGATAAAGTGTAGAAATACTTTATTATATATTATATATTAATGGATTATACAATTTTTATAATGATATTAGTTGGTGTAATTGTTTTAGTAATGCTTTATTATTTATTTTTATATTTGACATCAAATGTATATTTAGTTTCATCTGTATATGATTTGAAAATGAAGAATACACCTTTTCAATCCACTGAGATTAAAAATGTAGGTTCCATTCGATATACGTATTCTATATGGATCTATGTGAATAACATGAATACCGACTATGGTGCGGATTCAAGCGGAAGTAAAGATACAAAATATACACTTTTTTCTTTTGAAGAACAACAACCTGGACCGCATCATATAAAAAATATTGATATCAAAGATAATACAGAAGAATTTTTCTCTCTTTATTTTTTGAAAAATAGCGCACAATTAAATATGCATATTAAAGGATATCAATCTTCTGCAGATTATACTACAAACTCTAATACAATTACTCCGATAAGTGAAATAACAATTTCGAGCAATTTCCCATTGCAAAAATGGACAAATGTCATTGTCAGTGTAGATACTGCTTTTATTGATATATATATGGACGGCAATTTAGTAAAATCAGTGGCGATTAACTCGAGCGCTCAAACCGCTATTTCAGTGCCTACTGCAAACTCGGCAATGATAAATTTTGGATCAGGACAAGATATAAAAATAACCAGATTATTACGTTTACCCTATCAAATTGATCCTGGAACAGCATATAGTATATATGCAGAAGGAAATGGTGTTTCCAATTCATCTTTTACACATTTTAATGTCTGGTATTCTACTAAAGATGCTAGTTCTACCAGTTACGTCAATCAAAAAAACATGATTACGGTATAAATCGATTCACATGTGTTATTTTTATATTATATATTATATAATATGAGCGATCAATTGAGTAATATTACAAATTCATTAACAGAAACAGTGAATGGAGCAAAAGAATCTGTTTCTAGTTCATTAAATGATTTTTCATCGGGTGCTGTAGTAAATGCAAATTCTAGTTTTTTAGATTCGAATGGACTAATTGCCAAATTTGTATTTCTCATATTGGTATTATTGGCATTTTTAGCATTATTGTATTTAGGAATTCAATTAATTGCTTATTTTACTCAACCTTCTGGTTCTCCTTATCTCGTATACGGATTATTACCTGGAACAACTTCTGCCACGATAACTCAAGATCCTACCAAAAAAGGGTCGATCCCCGTTTTACGATCAAATAATGCTACATCCGGTATTGAATTCACATGGAGTGTCTGGCTTTTTGTAGATCCATTGAATAGCGCAACGGATGATACTGTTTCAGGTAGCGAAAGAGGTGGTGCTGTAAAATACCGGACCGTTTTTGTGAAAGGAGATGGGACACCTAGCAAGGTTTTCCCTTATGGAATTTATCAACCAAATAATGGACCGGGTGTATATTTATACCGCGATTTATCAAATAATGGTACCGAATCAGTTCTGAATACAAATGTATTAAAAATTCTCATCGATACAGTACAAGCCCCTGCTTCAAATCCATCTGCAACTAAAGCAGTGTCGAGCGCTCAACCTTTTGCAAATACATCAGAAATTATGGATATAAAAAACATTCCGATCGATAAATGGTTCCATTTAGTCATCCGATGCACAAATACATTCATTGACGTGTATATGAATGGAATTGTTGCGCAACGTATACAATTGACAAGCGTCCCCAAACAAAATAGCAATAATGTAAATGTATGCACCAATGGCGGATTCGCGGGCAATTTATCTAATTTACAATATTTCAATTACGCACTATCTGCCATTCAAATCAATTCCATTTTTTCCGCAGGACCCAACTTGACACCAAGTTCTTTGACATCCAATGGAGCCAAAGCATCCAATCCGCAATATTTATCCTCCCAATGGTATAGTTATTAAACCCGCTACATTATTGTCACATAGTATATACTATATGACAACGCCGACATGTCAATCATTGATTCAAAATCAACGAATCTTGCAAATACAAAATCCACCTACACGATATAATCCACCCAATCCATATTTAAGTGGATACAAACAATTTCAATTGAATATGCGCCGTAAAGCCGAGATTCTACGGTATGATCCGATACGACAACCCGGGCAAACAAACAGTCTAACAAAATCGCAGAGATGGGCACAAGTTGTTTCCGGAAAATTCCAAACACAGTCCTATACGAAAATTCGGCAATCGGATGGTACTACAACCATCAATGGAATCCCCGTCAATCCAAACGCGCAATACATTCCGTTGAATTGTCCCGATAATAAAGTCAATGTACCCACTCCAACTTCTGCATCTAATGTTCCGGGACCAGTTATTCAATTATATAATGATGGTACTACACCGATTTACATGTTGGCCTCAAAAAAAGATCCATATGCAATACCGAACCCCACCAATCCTACCGTATATTATTCACAATCATATAATAATGTCTCTTCGACATATGTGAGTGTATCTGGAAGTCCATATTTTGAAAATTACACTAGTCCCAAAACATTCGCAAGTCTATATGTCGTAAATCCTATAAATGATACCATGACATTTTCCATGTCACTCCCCATTTCTATATACGTCGGCGGATCCGTCAAATATGCATGGACTGGATATTCTGGATCATCCGCATCAACTGTCACAGTGAACATCACAGGAATTACATTATCTGCATTATATGGATCAACCATATACACTATTTCACCGACACATACATTTCAATATTACATGGGTGATGTCTCATTCAATATTTTACCAACAAATACCACCTTTTTTGCATCGTCTTCTATAGGACAATTAAAAATCGCAAATATACAATTACCTACTATTGCCGGATATATCTTTGATTTCCAACTCGCATTTAAAGTCAGCGTCCGTCTCCCTGACAAATATTCTGAATATTTTAATGCTGCATCTGCGGGTGTCGTATGCAATGTAACTCAAGATATTTCATTCAATGCCACGACGTCGATTCCACAATCCATCGGTCCGGTATTTTCCATTTCATCCTCATAAATATGCGTCGATAAATGAAATGCGTATTGTTCTATATGATTGATAATGGTGTACAACATTGCACGATAGTCATCCGAATCCTCTAGACAAATCTCTGTATATTTTTCCTTCAAGGCATTCAATATGGATTCATTATGGGGATGAGAATCTTTCACGAATTCAGGCGTTATGTCATATAGATAATCTTGCCAGAAGATTTCATTTCCCATCGAATCGTGGGTTAAAAAATAATACATTGCCTCGTCTTTTGCTCTAGATGCATCATCATTGATGCGCAATTCATTCTGGAAAATTTCGTCCGCGCGATCCCGTCTCCATTTTTCTTGGAAATAGTCATATAGAGGATCTTGTGGACGAATCCACGAACGAATCTCATCAATCATCCATTGTATTTGTGCATATTGCGGTTTTATATAGATTGATGTATATGACCCCCCGCGAATGGATTCGATGCCGTATTTCGCCATGTATTGAAGGACAATATAGTCTACATCTGCGATGGGATCTTCGATGGGGATGCGATCAATCACTGCAATCGGACGGTAGTACCGAAGGTAGTCATATAGATATTCTGTATAGGACAAAATCTCGGGGTCTTGCATTTCGATCGAGACATGGAGGAAATAATGTTTGTGGATTCCCGGTTTTGGTTGTAATTCGACAAGATAGATGTAAAACATGGCTTGCTAGTTAAATCATGTAGATAGTTTATTCTATATGATTTTACGCCGGATTTTATCTAGGGTTTCGCATTTTGAGATAGTGTTGGATTCAGACAGATCTGTTGAGAGGGAAAGACTTGTCCCGAAAGACATTTGTCTTGATCGCCGACTTCTACACATCCCCTTTTATTTTGATATTCGCCGACAAGACACCACTGTGTTTTCTGTTTGCGATTTTGTATAGCACTGCCGTCATTGTCATATTCTGCATGTTTTTGATTTTTAGAGGCTTCGTTGATGGTATCATCTAAATCTTTTTTATATCCGGGTTCCCCTGCTTTAATCAAAAGATCGCCGACTGAATGAAACGATCCATTCACAATATCCAGGGATGTTTTCCCTATATCTGTGGCTATATCTGACGATTTATCAATGACTTTTCCGGTAGAATAAGATACACCGGACATGACATTCGATGTCACGGGTTTTACTACATCAAACATGGATTGAAATAGATTGCCTGATAGGGTTAGGAGATTTACGCCTAAAAGGGAAAAAAATAAAAGGGCACTTAATACAAGAATCAAAACAGATTGTCCATTTTTCATGTCGATTTCTCTTGGGGCAGGTTCGGCTGAGGCTTCTTTTTTTTCGACGTTTTCCATTCAATATATTATATATTATAAATGAGTTTTTGATTTTTTTGCGTTTTGATTTTTAATATATTTTGTAAATGAATAATAAATGGGATTTTTTAATTTTATCGAAACGTTCTTTTTTATTAGTTTAGCAATAACTTTTATTCTCATAATGATGCTGGTTTATCACTTTAAAGATCGTCTTTCTGTTTTAGAAAATAAATTTGATACAATGTATACAATTGTAGAAAATATTACAAAAGAGGTCAATCGACTACATGTCATTTGCTCTAAATCCGTGATGCAAGAAAAACAATTTCCATTACGTAATCCATTTCATATACAAGTTCCACAATCCGCTTTTTTCACAAATAAAATAGTCGTATCGGACAATGAAGAAGATGAAGATAGCGATTATTCATCGGATGAAGATTCGGAAGATAGTGACGGAATTGTGGTTACGGAATCAGAGAATGTCGAGGTTTTAGCAGAAATTGATGATTCACTCAATATTCCTTTTGAACTTCAATATGTTTCTTTAAATGAGCATGATGTAGTTGAGCATGACTTAGACGTAAATCATGTTGTAGAGAATGATGTAGATCTAGACGAGAGTCATGTAGATCTAGACGAGAGTCCTATAGAAAATCTTATCGAAACTATTCCTATAAACGAAGAAAATCCTTTGTTGGAAGAGAATGAATCTATAGGACAAGACCTAGATATTAATGTATACAAAAAGATGGAAGTCAGTGCATTGAAGTCGCTTGTATTATCAAAAGGATTATCCATGGATGTCAAGAAATTGAAAAAATCGGAATTAATCGATCTTTTGGTTCTTCAATCGTAAAAAAGTATATCTAGATACTATACATGTCACAATCGCAATCTCAATCGCAAATGTCATATCATGGATATACATCAAATAATCTATATGACGGTTTCCCGCCAATTATGGCAGATGGTCGTGTCATTGTAGCCTCGTATCAACCCGAAGCCGTTTTGAACAATCACCTTTTGCGAGAATTAGGAATTAAATCAAATTGGGAATATAGACGATATTTAACACAAAATTCAAAAGATATTCTCCAATACAATTATCGCGAATCTGCAAATGATTGTGGATATTTTAAACGATTCCAAGATAGTGCGGGTCCATACAATACACCTTATTTGTATTCGTCGTATCAAGAAACCACGCGCCCAAAAGGATACGAAACATCGAATCAGAAAGAACTCTATTTGACAAGAGAGCAATTAGAATCGCGTATGGTTGCCCCCGTCATTACCCAAGAAGAATTGATAAAATATAATCAATCCAAAAATTGAAGATATGATAAATAAATATCCTTTCAATACATATTATATAAATCCTATAATATGTGCTTTTTCGACTTTTGTTGCAAACCAAAAATCACAATCGATCCAGATGACTATTTGAATAATATACAAAATCAATTGCGATTGATCCGAGAGAATTCGAATCAACGCATGCTAAATATTCGCACTTCCACTCTTGGTAAACTTCATAAAATAAATAGACAAACCGATTCTTATGCAACGACAAAAAATCCTAATAAAAATGCATAATAATGCAAAAATGCGTGCATCTGAATATGATCATGGGATCTCCATCCTATTTCGGAATAATATTTTGATCCTAATGCAGATACGATAAAAAGGGCAATCAAAAGAATATACACGTCCATCTGTGCAGGAGTATTATAGAAGATTGTGTATATGACAGAGAGCGCGAAGAGCACCCGGACCAATGTGCGATCCACAATATGCCAATCTCCGTTTTTTATCGGATTACCCCAAAACATGTAACTTGTTAAATAGAGTATGGGACATAATCCCTGAATCCCATAAAACATCCAATGTTGTGGGGTATGTGCAAAAGATGCGATCCATAAAATCAAAATAAATGTGCTTGTTTTTTGCAAAAGATTCATATAAAATTGAAATGAAATAAATAGGATTCATAAAATTCATCTATATGACTTCTATGAAAATGATTGATTTGTTTGCCGGTACGGGGGCATTTACCCATGCATTCGAAAAAACGGGATTAATAGAATGTGTCTTTGCAAATGATATGCAAGAATCCTCTAAAACAATTTATGATGCGAATTTCTCCCATCCACTCACATTGGGCGATCTCAATGATATCCCCGTGGAAAATATCCCACCGCATGATATTTTAACTGGTGGATTCCCATGCCAACCGTTTAGCATCGCAGGAAAGCGCGAAGGATTCAATGATGAACGTTCGAACGTATTTTGGAAGATATTGGCCATTATTGATCACCACTCGCCGTCCTTTGTCATTCTAGAAAACGTGAAAAATCTGACAACCCACGACAATAAAAAGACATTTGAAACGATCCACCGGCATTTGTCCGATAGAAATTATCACATTAAATACAAAATATTGGATACTTCGGTGATTACGGGTATTCCACAACACAGGGAACGTATTTATATTGTCTGCATGAAATCGAAAGAGGTTTTCGATCGATTTTCCCTCGATTTTGCCCCCGTTGAAAAAGCCCCCATACAGACTCTATATGACAAACCCGCGGATATTCCCGCGAAATATTATTATTCGGATAAATCCGTCACATGGAATCTCATCCAGGCAAATGTGGTAAAAAAAGATACTGTATATCAGTATCGTCGGACAATTGTCCGTGAGAATAAAAGTGGGGAATGTCCAACTTTGACGGCAAATATGGGTTCAGGTGGACATAATGTACCTCTTGTATTGGATGACGTGGGTATCCGGAAACTGACTCCACGTGAATGTTTTCGATTCCAGGGATTCCCCGAAAGTTATCGATTTCCCAAATTATCGGATGCAAATTTATATAAATTGGCTGGAAATGCCGTATCTTTACCTGTTGTCGAACTCATTGCAAATCGTATTGTAAATGCAATGAATTTGAATTCTTTATAGGACCCTATGTCTATGGTTGATGGAATATACCTTCGAATGTACCTTCATATATTTTCATGCAATGATCCTTTATTTGGGGATATAGAGAATCCCAATTAATGTGGGGACGGCGTCCTTCTCCACATTGATCTTCAAATGTCTGTCCTTTTTTTTTATTCATGATGACGCTTTTGATTTCCGGCGAATCGTTTGTCAAATTCACTTTCCAGAGAATATAGGTATTTTCGCGCCATTTCCTCGCATCCATGAAATAGATGACCCCGAATTTTTTACTGGGTCCAAACTGAGATGGCCCATCCGAGGTAAATCCTTTGACTTCTATAGGATATTCATCGGGGTAATTCGCAGATACCAAGTCCCCCGATTTGCCAACGCATTTTGCCCATTTACAAGAGGGATCGTTCTCGAAATTCCGAATAATGTATTTCACCATATTTTCGCTGATATCTTCCGGAAAATTAATGCACCGCAAAGGGAGATTGTATTGTTTATAGTGATCATAAGTCATATAGTACCATTGCATACGGCTACGCAATACTTGCTCGGTATATTCATCATCGACTTCTTTTGGAGGCGTCCATGTTTCGATCAATTGGATGAGTTCGTCTCGTTTTAGTTTGCCGTATTTTTTTATCTTGCGCGTTTTGCACATTCTTTTTAGTTCGAGATTCGACATTTCTGCCAGTGTTTTCATAGTTGTAGTTTGAGCGATTTCTTCCGACATTTCACGGTGGATACGATTTTATCAATATGGATTTAGTAAATCAATTTTACGATAAAAAGATAAAAACATCACAATAATTCGGTATAATGCGCGTGATTAGTTTCGATATTGGCATAAAAAACATGGCATATTGCATTTTTGCAGAGGGGGGCAAGACCATTGTCGATTGGGGCGTGATGAATCTTCTATGTGACAAAACGCCAGAATATAGATGCAATTGTGCATTGAAGATTACGAAAAAAACTCAAATGCAATCCAGGTTATGTATGCATGTAGCCAAATATCAGAAAGGACAAGAATACTTTTGCGAAAAACATGCAAAAACGTCTAAATATTCTCTACCGAATTCGGAAATATCAAAAAGTAAATTGCAAAAATGTCAAGATTTCGGAGATTTAGCAAAAACAATGAATCGATTTATTGAATATACGGAATTTGCTAAAGTAAAACGATCCAAAAAAGAAACGATCGATTTTTTCATGAATTTTGTAAAGACTGATTGTTTAGAACCGATTGTTTGTAAAAAGTCTTGTTCTAAAACGGCGAATTTGATCGATATTGGAAGAGAAATCAATCTTCAACTTTCTGCGATTTTGCTAAAGTTTGATCCTAATCGAGAAATTACGCACATTATTATTGAAAATCAGATATCTCCGATTGCAAATCGAATGAAGACCATACAAGGTATGCTGGCGCAATATTTTATCATGAAATATGAGAATTGTCCTATAGTGATTGATTTCATTTCTTCTTTTAATAAATTGAAGATGTTTCCAAAGGTCGAAGGAACGACACAAGACCCGGTCAATACTCTTGTCAAAGACCCGGTCAATACTCTTGTCAAAGACCCGGTCAATACTCTTGTCAAAGACCCGGTCAATACTCTTGTCGAAACCTCGACTAATACCCTTCAATATGTAAGTCCTATAGGACAATCTACATCGGAACGTTGTCAGACAAATTACAAAAAACATAAAAAAGACGGGATTTATTATTGCCAACAAATACTCGAACAAAATTCTAAAATGAATTGCGTCGTCGATTTTGGAAAACATGCGAAAAAGGATGATTTAGCGGATTCTTTTTTACAAGGGATTTGGTACTTGAAGTCGAAAAATATAATAACTATTGCGGACAACTTAAAAATAAATAGTGTAACACAAATATAATATGGAAATTATTGATATTGGATTAAGTGATCTTGAACCAATAAATATTTCATTTAATGATGATATAAAACCTTCTTCTTCATCGTCGAATTCCGTTAATTTTGGCGGAGGAATTGAATTATTAATGAATGATAAAAAAAGAGCAAGTTCATCGTCTTCTATTGATTTAGGGGAATTGGATAAATTGGAAAATGAACTCAATGAATTATCGGGAAACAAGACCGCAGAATCATCTTCTTCATCGGATTCAAAAATATTTAGTGGATTTTCGGATATGTTTGGTTTTGCAAAGTCTTCATCCTCGGATCAACCCGCAAAAGAGTCGGCATCGGCGTCGGCATCGGCGTCAACCTCTTCGTTTGGAGTCGATGGATTTAGTGATATGTTTGGATCTTCTTCGAACACGGATTCCAATATAGGACATGCAACTTCGGAAAGTATGGGAAATACAAAAACGTGGGATGGGTTTACTAAAATGAACGAAATTCCTCTAGATATGGGTGCAAAGGGGTTGTCCGATAGAGAAAGACGCAGAAAAAAGAGAGCCATGATTAAGAAATTAGAAGAATGGTATGAAAAAGGTTTTATCAAACAGAATAGCAATTTTACGTTAGAGTCCTCATTTGAAGAGATTGAAGATGAATATGAAACGGCGCTCGAGGATAAAAGGAAAAAAGACAGCATTAAATTGCAGGGATGGTGGTTCATGACATTTGTCAATTCCGTGGAATATGCAAATGCTGCATTCAATCCATTCGATATCAATCTTGATGGATGGGGAGAACAAATCACGGAAGATTTGGATTCATATGACGAGATCTTTTCGGAATTACACGACAAGTATAAAGGCGGTAAATTGGCCCCCGAGATCTCCCTTTTACTCCGATTGGCATTTAGTGCGGCAGTCGTCAATTTCACGAATAAAGCGCTTTCTACCGCCACTCCGGGATTCAATGATGTCATTAAACAGTCCCCCGAATTAATGAAAATGTTTACCAATGCAACTGTATCAAGCATGTCCCAACAGAGTCCCGGATTCGCCTTTGCAAATAATATCATGAAGGAAAATTCGGCGGGACCGAATGCGAATATGGGCCCACCCCCCGCACCCGTAGAAACGAAGAATATGCCCCCACAACCGAGACCAGGACAGCAGATGCAGTTTACGAATCCTCCCGGAGTATCTAGACCCGATATTTCTATGGGACGAGGATCCATGTTCCGTGAAGGGGGTGTAGATGTAAATTCGATGGGAATGTCCTATACACAAGTTCCGCCTTCGGCGTCTCCATTCGAAAACTCTTCTGCCCCGGTTTCGCAGTTCAATCCACCGCCTCAACAACGTCGTCCGGAAATGCGGGGTCCGCAAAATACCGATATCGATAATATCTTGGCGGGACTGAAAACGAAAACGGTGGATATTCATTCACAGACCATGCAGGATGCACTTTCGAATGCGCCTTCGGCGCAGAGTGAAGAGAATGTCTATATGACCCCTTCTGGAGGGGATGATTCCATGATTTCTATTTCTTCTTTGAAAGATATGCAAAACATGAATATGCCGAAAAAATCGCGACGCAAACAGCGAAGTGATAAAAACACGGTTTCACTCGATATTTAGAACAAGTATTGTAGTATTGTAATATAGAATTCCTATATGACAATATATTTAGCATCGACATTTCCATTGTTCCGTATTCTCATAGAATTCCTATATGACTTGTACATTGGATATTTTCCATCGACAATTGATCTGGTACTCATCTTTGAACCCATGAGCCAAATCGATTCTTTACCAAAGCAATTTGTCTGCCCACCATCCACGTGTGCCCCGGATATGTCGATCGCGTTCATGACGCATTTTGTACAACCGCCTCCGGGTTTTTGCATATGCGAGTCCCCGTTTTCGAATAAAGGTGGGGAAATCATTCATGCCCTTTGCGCCCACGGAAGCCATTTTTTTGTCCCCGCGAAATACGTCGATTTTCTTATCTTTTACAGTCGAGGGTTTCACGACGACCCCATACCGTTTTGCCTGTTTCCGCGTATATTGAGTAATCCTATAGGACATATATAATAGTTTGTATAAAAAAGGGTTTAAAAATGAAGAATGATATTTCTACACATGGACGAATATGGTGAATCTTCCCTTATTTTTAGGGAAGACGTATTTGAATCAATTGAAGATACAATGAATAGTATTGGTATCCAGATTTTCTTTTTTTTAATGAAAATGTATACACATTTTAAGAAATGGTATAATACGAGCGAATGGGTCCAACGTCTTTGCAAAATAAACACTCATGTAAATGGTATATTTTATCCATACGAAATCGAACCCGTCAAAGATTCCTGGAAATGTGTTTTATGGATTGATAAACAAAAACTACATCAGACGTATATCGAATCATCCGAAGAAGACGTCATGACGGATTATAAGCAACTCGTCCGCAATTGTAAAGAAGATGTATCAAAAGATGAATCGCCTATTGTTGTCATGAAAACGCATGATGGCTATTATTGTAATGTATTGACCGAACTGTATAAAGATCCACGCCTCTATCTCTCGGATCAACCGAGAGAATTGTCTAAAGTCCGTTTTATTTCCGTGAATTACATTTATGGCGAAGATTCGGAAAAGAGCGTCCCCCTTGAAGTGAATCGTGGATTCTATATGACAGGCAACCATTTATTCAATGCGACATTTGTCTATCGTGCACTAAAGTATCAATCTCTACCATTTGAATTTACATTGACATATACACTTCAAATCATTGATGATTCTGCGAATTATTTCGAATTGAAAAGTGATCAGTATGTTCATATAGAAAAAGATGAATATGTCGTGAAAAAAACGGATTCTACTACGGATTCGGATTAGATTTATCAGATAAGATAATATGTATATCATTTTATCTGATGCCATATTTCCGGGGAAAAAGCGATAGCTACTCAAGAATGAGCGTTATTGCTAAAAATATCCTCTATATTCACGTACCGAAAACGGGCGGGACTTCCATTGAACATTATTTAGCAGAAAAATACGAAACGCCATTGAATATACATGCAATCTTTTCCGAAAATCGCGAAAAAACACACCACGGAATATCTTACCATCATTTGTCCTATAGTACAATTATTGATGAATGGGAAAGGGGGTCTACGCCTTTTTCTTTCATTGATTTTGCAAATGTAGATATATGGATCAGTGTTCGGAATCCATATACGCGCCTCTTTAGCAATCTCTTTTTCTTGAACCTCATGAATTCGCAATCTACGACAAAACAAGTTTTCGAAATCATCCAGGATCAATTCCTTCCCAATAATCATCTATATGACAATCACGTGGTTCCCCAAACTATATTCTATATAGGACTTGAAGATAAAGAAAACGTAACGATTTTACATCAAGAAACGCTCAATTGCGATATATACAAAATGGGATTCACAGATTTCGATAAAGTTTTGTGTAAAACGTTTCATATAAGGGAATATGACACATTTTATTCGAGAGAGACCATTCAATTGATCAATGATTATTATTTCATGGATTTCGAATTTTTTGGTTACGATATGCTGGATCCGATGGATTACGGTAATTGTAAATAAGGATCGATTGCGAATACCGTTTTTTCCGCAATCAAACGGTTCACCAAAAAGTTTATTTCATTTACCCGTTTTCCCAATAGATGTTTTGTTTCGCTATATGCACGTTGGACGAGTTCTTGCGTTTCTTCGTCGTATTTTGATATCGTTTCTATCGAATATGCCGAACCGTCCTCTTTATAAAAGACTTTGAGATCTTCCCCCATTCCGTATTTTCCCACCATTTGTTGGGCCAATTCATTTGCCGTTTTCAGATCCTGTATAGCGCCTAGAGAAACAAAATCGTCGCCATAGTAAATACTTTCTGCTGCTTTCCCGCCCATGGCAATCATAAGTCGTTTGTATAGGATATCACGAGTATAAAGACCGCCTTCGCTAATATTGGAATTTTCTACAAATACGGTATATCCACCTACGCCAGAATAACTCGCCTGGATACTTGTTTTTTTCAAATTGAAATATTCGGGATATAAAGATGCCATGATTGCATGCCCCGATTCATGGATCGCCACACGCATGAGGGTCTCTATGGTTCGTGTATCATTCTGCTTAATAATTCCTATAAGACTTTTATCAATTGCATTCATGATATGGACATTGGTTATTATTCCATTTTGAGATTTATCACGGATAGAGAAAATGGCGGCTTCGTTCATGATATTTTTCAATTGTGCACCCGAAAATCCATTTGTTAAATCGGCCACAAATTTGAGATCGACCCCCTTTTCTAGCCGTTTATTTTTTGCATATGATTCCAAGATGGAAATCCGTGATTGTAGATCGGGTAATGGGACGGTGATAATGCGATCGAAACGACCCGGACGTAAGAGTGCGGGATCCAATACGTCTTTTCGATTTGTTGCGCCCATTACTAGAATCCCGTCATTGTCGGCGAATCCGTCCATTTCCACTAAAAGTTGATTGAGTGTTTGTTCGCGTTCATCATTGGATGAAAATCCTTGACCCCGTTTTTTTCCCACTGCATCTATTTCATCGATGAAAATAATGCATGGTCGATTCTCACGTGCATTCTCAAAGAGTTGTCGGACTTTGTTTGCCCCCATTCCCACGAATAATTCCACAAATTCACTCGATGCAACGGAAATGAAATTGGCTTCGCATTCTGCGGCAATTGATTTTGCTAAAAGCGTTTTCCCGGTACCAGGGGGACCTTCTAGTAAAATCCCCCGTGGGATTTCCGCACCCGATGTCTTATAAGCCGATTCATTGCGCAAAAAGGAAACGACCTCTTCACACTCTTGGAGAATCTCGGGACTCCCCGAAAAACTGGCTAAAGAAATATTCGCACGTTTCAAATCATCGGGGTCTATAATTTCTCCGAACCCAGGTTTTTGTTGCATGAGTCCTATAGGACTATTTTGGAAACCCATTATCAAATTGCGTATGATGGAAATGACGAAAATCCCCAAAAAAAGAGGCAACGAAATATCGAGCGCCTTCGATGCGAGTGCTTGTACACTATTTATACCTATAGGACTCCCTGGATCGCGTAAAAATATGGTTTCCACGCCATTACGCATGGATAGTTCCGACAATTGAGGTGCAATGACAGGTGCAATTAGGGTTCGCGTATAGTCCGATATATCGGGATCTTTTTCTCGAATCGAAAGCGACGGGGTTTTTGACTTTTCTAGCGATATCACATCCTTCATTTTATCACCGAAATATATTTTCTCCACGTTTCCCGCAGAAATCTGATTCATCAATTTACTATAGGATTCCATGTAAATCATTTCCTTGTTGCGAAGAATATTATCAGGGATATCACCATTTATCATTTTTAATGCGTGACTTGTGTGACGGTTATGCAGATGAATTCTATAAGATTGTCCTATAGAGAATATTAGGGGGAATAGAATGCGTGTGTCCATATATACTATCTGTAGGTATTCTATTTATTCCTTTTTTCGTTAAATAACATAAAGATTTTATATCTATTTATATTACAGGCAGATCAATATCATGAGTCAATTTATCCCACAAAAGAAATTACTTGATAAATGGAATGTATATTACCATTTACCACAGAATAATAATTGGGATTTAGCAAGTTATATTAAAATCATGGGGGATATTGATTGCGCCGAAAAAGTGTCCGCCTTGTCTAGTGCAGTGCATGAAAACATAGTAAAGAACTGTATGTTGTTTATTATGCGGGAAGGCATTGAACCAAGATGGGAAGATCCGAGAAATCGGAATGGGGGGTGTTTTTCCTACAAGATTTCGAATAAATATGTATTTGAAGTTTGGAATTCCTTGTTCAAATTGCTATGTGACGAAGCATTGACAACTACGTCGGAACATAGCAAATATGTAAATGGGATCACTATTTCGCCCAAAAAGAATTTTTGTATTGTGAAAATATGGTTTAGCACGATCCAGTTTCAAGATCCTGGGATTATTACTAAAGAGATACCTCTTTTATTAAAATCGGGGGGGTGTATATTTAAAGACCACAAACCCGAGTTTTAGATATAGACAAATTGTATACAGAACTTTTCTTTAGGAGAACATTTGGTTTATTCGCGATTGTTATAAACCATAAATACAAAATACAAGAAGATACTAATAATGTAATAAAGACACTGTGTTAGTGATTGTCTTGTGCTCCTATGGCTAAGTGGTATAGCACTTGACTTGTAATGTAAGGAAACCAATCGTTCATCAACGAAACATCCTTAATAACATGATATCAAGAGATCCTGGGTTCGATTCCCAGTGGGAGCTTTATTTATATAATATAATATATACATGAAATATAATTTCGTGTTTGCTATATTATGTTTGCTGATTGTTTTAGTTACTAGTACTATAAGTTATGAACCGATTGAAGGTTTATCGAGTACAGGGGTAATACTTTTTGGTATTTTTGTTGGTATTATTTTAGCTGCACTAGCAGCAGCAACAGCAGGAGGTTAAATTGACCGGAAAAAAATGATACAAACACAGTTATAATTTGTATATTTTATAACTATGTTTCAATTAAGTTGTTATTGTTATTTTATTCTCTAAAATACTAGAAATTGCATTATAAATATCATTTTCCAGTCAATGTAATACAGTTCTAGAATTATGTAATTATTTGGGAATTTTATACAAGATATATATAATGCCAAAAACGCGTAATAATCGCAAGATGCGCCATAACAAGACGTCTATGAGACATTGTAATTGCGAACACACTTTCTGTGGATTACAACATTGGTACAAGGCCAAATTCGAAAAACTGGGATGGATGATTTTAGCGAAAAAGAACGGATGGCATGATAAGGTCGATGCATATCGCAATTCGATCCGCCGACTCAAACAAGCGATTGAACATAACATGAAATATCATACCCGGGATCATGACCGTAAAGAAGACCTCCGAATTATGTGTGATAATGTGTGTATTTTGGAAGAACATGCCACACATGACTTTGCATAAAATATAAATATAAAATATAAATATAATATATATGTCTGAAAGTTCAACAGAAAATTCGAGAGAAAATCCAACATATGATTCAAGAATCGAATCGATACAAGAAAATCCAACATATGATTCAAGAATCGAATCGATACAAGAAAATTATAATAAATTAGCTCAAGAAATTTCTGAGATAAAAAAACGTTTTGATTCCTTACTAGTTTTTATTGAGAATAGAGTAGTAATGAATGACCATGTTTCTCCACATATACCTTTTTTTGGTATAGCTGATGCTCTTTGGAAAAAAAAATGGTACGGCAACATGCAGACTTTATATCCAAAGCCTGATAAAATATCAAAGGGCGGGATAACTAGAAAGACAAAAAGACAAAAGTACAAAAAGATTTATATAAAATAAATCATATAATATTTAGCAATTTAATCTAGATATTTTTATATGGGACAAAACATGAAATCAACTCAAATGCAGTTTCATATTCATATTAAAATTATGTATGTGAAGGGATAAGGAATGAAGGGGGTAAGCAAAGTGTAGGGGAACCCTCTGCTTCGCTTGAGGTTCCCTCGACAAAATTGATTCTGATTTTGTCTTATTGATGAATTACATATTTCCTAAACAATGAATGCTTACGAACTCTTTGAACGAATGTTTTGTACTACACTGTTCTTTATAACAGTGTATTACACGATGCAAATACCTACATTAGGCCAAGTAATCCGATATAAAGCCGAAAAACAGGCGAACCAACAAAAATATAACGAGACCATGCGCGAACTCCTTGCGCGACCAATCAAACAGAATATTCTATATGACAAAATACAAGAATTTGTGCCAAAGTCTGTAGGAATGATCAATGGACAAAATCAGGTCATTTTGATAAGCCGATTGAATGTGACGAATGTCATGCGTCTTTTCAAAGAGGCATTACAGATTTAATATTTCTTGTGACATCTATTATCTCTGCACTTTCGCGTGCCTTTTGAGCAACGCTTTTTGCGATACGTTCTTGTGCTTTTTCGATAGCATTTTGTATCTGCACATTTGCGTCTTGTAATTCTGCATCTTTTAACCATTATATATATATCCTAAATATTTTTACGCGTACGTTTTCTGTGTTTCCCCCTTTTTTTATTTTTTCGGGTCTTTCGACCGCCTTTATTACCGAATTTAAATACATGAGATAAACTCGATCTTGCTTTTCCAATTGAACGTTTTACAACGTGTTCTGCAAAACTACCTAATACGTATTTATAACGTCTATCATCACGAATCTTCCTATTTTCTTGATCTATAATATCTAATTGAGCATTTAAACCCCCAGAAAAACTAAAAAAATCAAGACTCGTTTTAAATGTTTGAAATAATTTTACAATATCATTTAAACAATCCATTTGGGTTTCTGTTACAACTACTTCGGAAGGTGTATATAGATTATGACTGTGATTTGCTATAGAAGCCCACATAGAACATTGTAATGCTTGTGTATATGTTAAAGAGTTCGAATTCGTAACTGAACGCAACATTGAAATCAACGTATGTATATTTGTAGAAGATGGTAATGATGGTACTTCATTATAAATATATATTTCATCCGAATATTTACTTACAATTTTTGAAATATTGCGGAATGAAGTTCCGTAATCGCCAGTTTGAATAATATTACCTATAATAAGACCAATCTCGTTATCGTCCATCATAATTGCCGCATATTTTTGCGTGATTGAAATTTGTTGAAATTTTTGATCAATCGTAACATTGTCCGGATTTATTCTTTTAATAATATCATATGCGAGGATTGTTCGAATTAATCCCTGTTTACTTGTATCTATAGATTGAATATTTAATTCAAATTCGTGTCCAGATGCAGACCTAAAAAACTCTTGCAATTTTATCCAAACATCACTTCCAAATTGTACATAACATCGTCTATAAGGAATTCCTTCTATCATTCCATTGATTAATTCTTGATCGAAATAATATACATTGATTCCACTATTGGATGGTGCAATTAAAATGCAAACGGATATAGTATGGGTTACATTATGCGTATTTGCAGTAAACGTAATTACACGTGAATGCGGATTTATGGCATCGGCCCTAGCCTGAGGTGTAAATCCATTTGTATCTATCATGGATTTGAAATTATATTTGTGTGCTTTTTGACTCAAATGTAAAGATTTTGTTTTCGTATGGGATCTTTCGCTCGTTTTTGTAGGTGGTTTTAATGCTTTAGAAATATCTCGTAAATATCCTACAAGATCATTTCTTGAAAATATCCTTTCATTTGTTCTACGAGTTTCATTTATATTTTGAAATAGATCAAATAATCCCGTAATTTTATAATCATAATGGAGTAATATATTTATAGTATCATCTAAACCCTCAGTATAATCTTGAGTTTGATTTAATGTTTCAATTGCTTCGATAATTGAGGTTCGATCATCATTACTTAAATTAAAATCAGAACGTATATGATCTTTTACAAATTTTACGAAATGCGGTCTTTTATCTGGGCCTTGAAATAACATGGAATACATACGTATATGATCATCACGTTTACGTTTTTTACTAGTAGATGATGCAGTAGATGACATATTATTATACATTATGTAAGTATAATAATACACTAAGAAGGGGGTAACGGCGCTAAACACAATTTGATCTCTCCCAAAGACGCTACATCATACTTTACAATCAGTGGTAAATCGTTTCCTAAATACATTTCTAAATGACTACATAAAGGTGTACATTTAATAAAATGGCTCAAACTCTTCAAGGAAAATTCCCCCTGGATTACCACAGATACATCGGGTTTTTGTATAAATTCCATATATCCATCAGACTCGGATCGATAGATACGCGAACTCGCAAAACTCCCTTCACATGAAAAGATCAAATCACTCCCCACCGATTTAATCTCGATTCTATCTGATATCCCATTTAAATCACGTATGATTTTCTGAAAATCAGACGTGGGCAAATTAATCACTGTTGAATACTCTACATCCGGCACAACCAACTCTTCATTGTCGGGTTCTATCAACCGCAATTTCTGACTATAACATTGCTTAATATCCCCATTGTCATATTGTAATCCCAAATGTGAAACGATTCCATCATGATAATCCATATTTTCAATATACATGGACAACGTATCATCATTCGACATGGTCGAAATCACTTTAAACAAATGTAGAGTATTCGTGCAAACAATTATTTTATCGGGCTTACATACATACTGCTCAAATTTGTGTGCATGCAAAATGACATTTACCAAAATCGTATGCGTCTTGTCAAAATTAATGATTTTCAATCCGTTTTTCGTATATGTGATGGTTGCGTCCGTAAGTATATCTTTTATGGCAGTGATCATGTTCCGTATAGGTTGTATTTGCACGGTCTTTATAGTTAGAACATTATTTGCCTCGTTCATTCTGACAATGGATAATAGAAAAGATGCATTTCAATATTTATATTGTTTTTTCTCGCTTGTAATATATGAAAAACATTGTTATATTGAGCAGACTCGTAATTCCTCTTATAGGACTTTATATTTTATATACTGCTTATAGTTACGCTGATAATTTAGACAGTTGTAAGTGCGCTGATCATTTGAAACCCTACATTGATGATATAAAATTAGTTGAACAAATTCTTATCACGTTCCAACTCATTGCAATTATTATTAATATTGGATTAATTGTATTAGACCCAAAATACATATTTACATGGATTCCTCGAATTATATTGATGGGCGGGTTTGGTATGTATTTGATTTGCATTCTTTTTATTGCGGGATATTTCGTGAGAAACGTCTGGCAATTTGAACAGCAATTGCCAGAAGATTGCGAATGTGCATTACTGTGGCAACGCAATATTTTATATATCCAAGCACTATTATACACGTTTTCGCTACTTATTATTTTTCTCGTTGCTCTCTTTTTGTTATCCGCATCTTTTTAATTTAGCAAAACATATAAAGAATTCACGACAAATTATGTACAATGTTTCAAGCACTTGATCAATATGTATCTCAGACCCCTATTTCTAAAGGGGAAAATGGACATGCACAATATGGATGGTCAAATGAAATCGAAGATCTCATCGTTCAATTTCATTTCCAACTCGTCCGCACAGATAAAACCGGTATTCAAAGAATGAAGGCAAAATTCGATCACATTATACAAAGCATTAAATCTGGGACAGACAAGGATAAAACTCACTATCACGACATCATGTTCAAAATCTTGCTACAAACCCGCGATCACGTTGCAGGAAAAGGAGAGTATGCATTGTCCTATATGATGCTGTTTCAATGGTGGCATATAAATCCCGAGATGGCCGAATTCGCTCTCACGCAATTCATGCTAGGGACCAATATTGCTAACGGTGGACAACCTTATGGGTCATACAAGGATGCAAAGTATCTATGTGACTACATTCTCGAAGAAACCAACCATGCAGGACATCCGTTTACAAGATTCTGTATAAGATTACTATGTGACAAAATGCGCGAGGAAAACGAATCACAGTCTCCGTCCCTTATCTGGAAATGGATCCCTTCGGAAACGTCGAAATACGGATGGGTTTTCATCAAAATTGCGGAAGAATACTTTCAAGACTATTTGAAAACGGCAAAAACAAAAGAGTCATATAGTAAAGCATGTATAAAAGCCCGAATGGATTTTAGAAAAATGCGTGCAAAATACAATGCACAATTGGATACGGTTCAGATCAAACAATGCAAGAAAGAATGGAGTACAATTGATCATAACAAGACAACTTCCATTACCATGTCGCGCCAGAAATCCGCTTTTTTGTACAAGGACAAAAAGGGGCAATTCCGAGGCAATGATCCAGATCGTATCAAATGCGCACATAATCTCGTGGATTTCTTGGAATCTAGGATTAAATCTGGAAAAGAAATCAAAGGAGGTAAGGTCGGCATGGAGGAATTTACCAAAAAAGCATTGGAAATTCGTATGGATGGTACCGAGAAAGACATTATCGACTCGCAATGGAGGGATAGTTCAAAACAAACGGGGGATCTCACGAATTATATTGCTATGGTGGATACTTCGGGATCTATGCACGGCGATCCATTGTACGCGGGAGTCGCATTGGGGATTCGTATTGCGGAAAAATCTACATTGGGTAAACGTGTCCTCTGTTTTAATAGAGAACCGTCGTGGTTGAATTTAGATACATACGATTCTTTTGTGGATATGGTGCAATTTATCAATAACGACTATGCATCCAAAGATCTTAGTACGGATTTTTATAAGGCACTCAAACTCATTTTGTCGGCAGTTGTTCAAGCAAAACTTCCAAAAAACACCGTGGAAAAAATGGTCCTTGTCATTTTGAGTGATATGCAGATGAACGAGGGGGATGACTCATGGAATGATTCTCTATATGACAATATCGCACGTGAATATAGAGACGCTGGTATAAAGACTATCGGTGAACCATATCAACCTCCCCATATCCTCTTTTGGAATTTGAGACAAACGCATGGATTCCCCACATTGACAAAACAAGAGAATGCGTCCATGATGTCCGGATTCTCGCCCTCTTTATTGAATGTATTTTGTGAAAAAGGGATCGATGCACTTCTGAATTGCACTCCTTACCAGATTTTATTGGAATCCTTGAACGATCTCCGATATGAATGCACGAATTATCCTTTGTTTATCAAAGGATTGGAATAGAGAATAGAATTTTATTTCTCTCTCTAATTCATAGACACACAAAATGGCATGGTCAATGAAATATAAAAAAAGCATCAATTGTAAACGCCCCAAAGGATTTTCACAACGACAACATTGTAAATATGGACGTAAAAATACAAAGATGAAAAAGTACACTAATAAAACGCGTAAATATTCGAAAATAAAAATACAATATTTTTAGAAATTATGGGGATCTAGATGGAGGATGTGCTCGTTTAGATCTTCTACCAGTATTTCTAGTAGAAGATCTTCCTCTTTGTCTTGAATTTGTATCTTGTACAATTATAGGTGTTGTTACTTGTTCTTTCAAATCATGTGGAATTATATTTCTATAAAACAAATCCCTTGTATTTTTTATACCATCTTGCATAGTTAAAACTACTGTACGACCATTCCCATATAAATAATTTACACGATGTGGATCAGATGTTTTGTATAATTCTCCCGTCCATCTACAATGAAATGTATTCCTCAACTCTCTGTCATATATACATATCTTTGGCTGGTATTCCGATTCATTATCGGCTTCTGCTTCAATAGTAATATTGACTGCATCGTCACTATAGATAACATATGCTATATGATATGGGGAACGATCGCGTGTCGGCGTTGATCGAACAATGGCATATAATTCACCTTGATTAGGAATAGCAAGGTCATCTATATGACCAGGATTTACAAGTTTCATTAATTTTCGATTATTCGTATTCGATTCACCAAAATTGGGAATAAATTTTGATACAATTGTAGAATATACACGTTTTGTGCGAGTATTACCTTTTTTTGGAGGTGAAAGATCTTTCATCACAAGATCTCTATATTGCAGTATCGTGGGTCCGGTATCTTGTTGTAATTGTCTATTCAATATATCTGCATTTTCATGTATATTTACAAAGGATGTAATGGATTCCGCAAATTTAAGACAATCATTTTCATTTACTTCCGAATCATCATTGTCTGTACGTTTGTCCATTAATGGACGATAGAATTCATATTTTGTATACGTTTTTTTGTTGGGAAGTTCAATGTCACCTAAAGATCTAAAAATACCACTCTGAATAAGACTATATAATGGACCGCGAATTTGTGCACCATGTTCAATGTATAGTTCATTCGAAGTTGTTTGGAATTCGGGCAATTCATCTTTAAGATGAAATGGTTTAATTGCAAATCCCCCTGCAACGCGATATCCAGTATCTTTCTTTTTCTTGTCATATAGAATTTCTATATTTGTATCGACGATCGTTTCCGGAAAATCGGATTTACTCATCTGCACAATATATATTATATTTATAAAATATATATTTATATAGGTAACATAATATAATTTCTATATGACAATAGTTTGTATATAACAAAATTGAATTTCTTTTTTCAAGTCTTTATAATTGTATAATTTCCAAATATGAATTTATTTATTCTTTCGTTGATTCATAAAGAATGTGCCGAAATGATGATGGATAAACACATTTCCAAAATGATTATTGAAGCCGTTCAAATGTTATGCACGGCTAAACATATCTTGGATCCCGAAGGCGTTCTTTCCGAAGATCTCGACTTGTATCGAATGACGCACAAAAATCATCCAGTTTCCATATGGGTACGTACTTCTCTTGCAAATTACATGTGGACATTGGATATGGTGGAGGCAATGCATAATGAATGGAAATATCGATATGGTCATCCTGCCGAAAAAATACATTCTTCGTATCGCATTGCTGAACTTTTGGCGTATTGTCATCCGAACGAAGACCAGTTCTTAGAAAAAGGATTGACTCCCTTTGCATTAGCCATGCCGGATCAATTCAAAGTAAATGATAATATTGTCGAATCTTACCGACAATATTATCAATGCGAAGATAAACAGAAATTCGCTTCTTGGAAAAATAGAGTTGCACCTGAATGGTATGTCATTACACAAAAATCATAATCTATGGAAAAATGCAAATGGAAAAATGTTAATGGAAAAATGCAAACCATGAGACTGTCATAAGACAATTTTCACAAAAAAAATAAAAATATCATAAATCAAACAAAAACAATGTTTTTTATTTTCTGCATTTTTCCATTCACCTTGATGGTCGTTTCTACGATCTTACCCACCTGTACTAAATTTGTCCCCATATTTTTATAATCTTCATAACTTTCCCAACTGAATACTTCCCCCGTTTTCGGATTCAATGCATATTTCTTGCCATTGTCATATATATCGACGATCCGCAATTTCACCTTCTTTACTTGTTCTATAGGACGATCCACATCTTTTTCCAATACGGGATGCGATGAAAAATCATTCGACTGTACTTTCCCGAAATTGTAACATACTAGAGATTCTTTGTCACTCGTATTATAAATCGAACAATCGATCGCACTTTCCTTGACTGCATTCAATATCTGACGATTCGTTCGATCTTTTATATTGGATATTTCGAAAAGGGTTTCATCCGTTGTAAATGGGGTTTTTTTATCTATTTTACTTACATCTTGGATGAAAAGTTCTTGATTCTTTCCTTTTTCTTTTTGTTCTTGTGACAAGACGGAAATATAAATGAATACTTTGACGGTTCGCATATCTTCGGGGAGAAATTTATGACTGCAAATACGAAGGGCGCGACCAACCACTTGATCCACGCGGACCATATTCCAATAGGGTTCAATGACATGTACAAAACGCGTATTTTGCAAATTGATTCCTTCTGCGCCAGATGACGTGATCATGAGTATTTTCACGATTTCCCCATAATAATTGTTTGGGGATCGCTCTTTCAATTTCAATACAATATTCGAAGGTACGAATTCCCACGAAGAATTGTATATATTTCGTATAATCTCTTTCTCCTCTGCCGTCTCTGTACCCGTGTATAGGACAAATTTGGGTTTATCTGCATCTTCCGGATTCTCTACAATTTCCCATGTAGCCCCACCGTCTGCATCCGTCATTCGTGTAATCCGGAATTCGGCGTATCCATTCGCCTCCAAGACGAGTTTCAAAAGTCCGATTCCTTCTATGGTTCTGAATTGACTATATAATAAATGCAATCCTCGATTTTCTTCATTGGTGAGATTTTCCAAAACACTGGCAAATTTGGGACTATAGATATCCAATCCTTGTTTCGTCAAATATTCTTCTTCGCGTTGTCTCATAGGATCATATCGAAGGAAATCCATGGCTTGTTTGATGCGCTCTTGATAATCCGCGACTTTTGATTCTTCTTCCACCAACTCTTCATTGTCTTCATCGTCTTCCATAAAACTGTCTGAATTCTCCTTCATGGCCCGTGTAATGCCATTATATTGTTCTTCGTCGATTTCCTCAATATCTTTATCGGGAAGAGGTCTTGTTTGATTCGGAGGAAATGCAAAATTGCATGCAGAACGCGAAAAAATGCGATATGTGGAAGATACGTCTTCATCTTGTTTTCCTTTTGTTGCACGTTTGCGCTTCTTGTTCTTGGCTTCTTGGTCGCGCTCGGCTTTGCGGATTTTTTCATATACCCCAAATTGATAATCACTCATGGGAACACGGACAATGTGATAATTCTCTTTATCCGGAGTTTGTATAAAGGACGGAAGTAGTTTTTCTTGTGCACTTCGGAAATAAGATGTGAGACCCAAGATTCTCCGTTGGAATAGATCTATATGAATCACATTACCATTATCGGGGTTAATAAACGTTTCGTTGAATTTATCTGCTTCGTCCGGGAGAACCAGATTCTTGGTTACAGTCATTTCACCTACGGGTTTTATCCCCGCTTTATTCAATATACGCATAATCTCTTTTTCGAACTGGACATCCGACATATTCCCCGTTTCATCCAATTGAACCCCCACATAATCATTGAACTCATTTGTGCCACCCTTATGTAAATCCCCCATTGTCTTATAGTGATAATCCATCGTCTCTTCATATGCCAACTCTGGATATTCTCTATGTGACAAAGCAACCACGTTTTTCCCGACTTGATGATAATCTTCTTTTTCCACCCGTTTTTTGGTTTTCCGTTTTGATCCACCCGATTTTTCCATCTTCTTTTTTGTTGTCTTCTTTTTTTCTTTGACTTCTTCTTGTAACGGTCGAGATTCCATCATGGGCGCCTCTTTTTTTTCCCGTTTATATTTATTAATGAACCCAAAAGGATTTCGCGTAATGGTCAAATTATTCCCACTATATTCCACATAATCATAGGTATTCAATCCATTTTTATGAAACAAGTCCAAGATATAATCCCGTGTAATTTTATCCGTCGTAGTTGTAATAACACTCGTCGACCACGTTTTAATATACCCTCGCAATATATTGAACAAAATCCCGATTTCATGAGGATAATTGATAATGGGTGTACCAGTTAGCAAAATGATTTTCGCATTAGTAGCATCCATCAAATATTTGTATAGGACATACGATATCGACGTCTTTTTCTTTAATTTATTCGTTATTCGACTGACAAAATTGTGCGCTTCATCAATAATGACCACTTTATTATCAAACGGATTGATGGATTTTTTTTTCGTCATTTCTTCCAATTTTCGGTTATTCAATCCATTATAGTTGATGTCGTGATATTTTCGACGAATCATTTCATTCAATTGCAAATCCACGGCTTTCTGATCTTTTGGAGATAATCCCGAAAAATTCGCGGGTTTTGTAATATCCACCATCCACGCCCCTTTCCCACTTCGGATATACGTATCAGGTAAATTGAGCGCCTTTGCTAAAATCGCTACATTCTGGGGTTGTCCTTCGATCGAAATAAATTCCCAGAATTGATTCTTTTTGTACATGACATCTCCACACTTTTTCAATTCACTAAAAAAATTCATTTTTAATGATGCAGGAGTCATTAATACAATTTCTCTATTTGACTTCATGCCTTCGGCAATCGCAATTGATGTGCACGTCTTTCCGGATCCCAACCCATGGTACAATAACAATCCGCGATATGGAGTATATAAATTCAAATAATCGCGTACGACTTGTTGATGAATAAACAGATCCATATTCGATCCAGATGCAATGTTCGTATCACACGATATATCGGATTCGGATTGTGCCATTTTTTCGCGAAATGGTTGAAACATTTTCGCTATTTTTTGTATGTACATTGTACGGTTTGTCATATAGAATGGCGATGATCGGATCTTTATGGGTTTTAGAGGAGGCAAACGAGAAATCGCGAGAGATTCCCCCAATTTGACTCGTGAAAGATCGACGGTTTCTTTAGGAACCAATTCTTCGACTTTCTTCTTTCTCCCTTTTTTTGCGGGAATTTCTATAGGAATTATTAGAGGGGTATCTGGAGAAACATCTGCGTCTGAGTCAGATAGAGATTCTTGTTTCGCGTCTTCGTCTTCGGATTCGGATTCGGATTCGGATTCGTCTTTGGACTTGTCTCCTTTTTTGGATTCTACGATTTCGTATTCTTGATCAAAATTCACTTTCCGTTTTCTATCTACAAGAGGTAAATCCGGAGATTTATCTTCTATTTGATTCTCGAAAAAAGGATCGTGGAGTCGCAATCGATTCATAATCAATTCGCGATTCACCAATTTATCTATATGACTTTTGTCCACAATGATTATATTGGGTTCTCCTTCCCGACTTTCTTTTTTATCATCAAATCGAATATGAAAATCCCGTTTGACCTTTGATGGTAATTTATGGTTTATACCTAAATCATACATACGATCCATAACAAATAATATACTATATGACAATATAATATATTACACCATTTTTCGAATCTCTGTTTGTATGTGCTATAGAGTCAATTTACGGATGGATTCTTCACATGCGATTTGTTCGGCCTTCTTTTTTATCTTGTGTTTCCCCGATCCCAAGAAAATGAATATCTTTCCGTGCACCGACATATATTGGTGTATTCCGTCAAATCCAGATACGGTGTCATATGGGAGAGAATGTTGATGCGCGAGACCAAATACAGGTTGTCCCATGCATAGATAGACGCCCATATGATATCCTGCATCTAATGAATGCTCTTCGATTTCCATGTAATGCGGAGTTACCTTGAACTCTTTTTGAATGCGCACTTGCAAGATATTTTTATAATTGTCGTCGTTCTGAATGAGTTCCATCCAATTCACGTGTTTTTCAAATACACGTTCGATGAATATTTGTGCATATTGAAAACCTAGACCCATTATTTTTGGTGCGGAAGCCGAAGGCGTAGAATGTTCTATATGATTAAAGTCCAAGAACATTGCACCTAAAAACGATTCAAATAAACATCCCAATTTTTTCAAATTCGTTCGTGTATTTTTCATTTCTGCATGTTTTGAAAGGATAAACCATCTATGTAATCCCATTTCAAACGCTAATCGTCCAATCGCTTCATTTTTCACCAATGCAATTTTCTTTTCTGTCATGAATCCTTCATTCTCTTTAGGAAAACGTCGATATAGACAGAATTTTGTCACACATTCCAAAATACCATCCCCCACAAATTCCAATCGTTCGTTCGATTTTGTATACAAGGGCATACAATCCTCAGGTTTAGGAAGAATCACTATATTATTCTCTTCATTTTCTATTTTGGGACGACGAATGTAGGATCTGTGCACAAATGCGCGCCGGTATAAATTGAAATTTATAACGGGACTATCGATGCCATATGCCTTTAAAATCCCCTCTACTTCGGCTTTTGTAATTTCTTTATTTAGGGGATTATACGGATCAAAAATATATTGTTCTTTTCCGTCTTCGGTTTTTTCGATGCGTATATCTTCTTCATTTAGTAGATTCATTCTATAATACTTTCAATAAACAACGAAACATAGTTTTATATCAATTTTTATAATTTAAAATATATCGAATAATTATAGAAATGCCGTATAAACAAGGTCGAAATGCATTTTCAACTACTGCATTAAGAAATTCAACTGCGAGTAGTAATGCTCAAACAAATCAAAATCAAGGAGGAGGTGAAAAAAAAGCCGGATTTCCTTACATGATTGGCCGTGGATGGAGAACCAATATTGCATTTGGAACAGATTCTAATCCCGCCATTAGATGCTGTGGATTGAAATCCTACCAGACCATGACATGGACTGCGAATGCGAAACCTTCAAGACCAATTAGCAGTAGACCTGCGGTTGGTGGTTATTATCACAATGCTCATTATTAAACTCTTGAAGTGATAATATAGATATTATGCAAAATCCATGATTAGATATTTTTTATAGTCTTGTAAAAAATATTTGCCTTGTTAAAAATCTTTTGTAATAACCCTATTAGAGCAACAAGTTGCTCAAAGAAGAGTCATCTTACTAAATTCCTTCATATATCGTTTGGAACATGTTTCCACCAAAAGACCATTTGCCCAAATTCCGTAATTCGCATAATAATCTTCATTTTCCAATGCTATATGATAGATCGGAAATTCATCTTCATCCATCAATGGATCTGCACGATCATCCAAGCATGTTAGTAAACGATATTTGCCATCTGTCACATAGACATGTTCCATGAGTTCTATGGTTTTCACTTGTTGTTCATCCGTCAATCGATCCACTAATAAAGAATGGCATCCGGTTAAAACCAAATCTTCCGATAATTCGGGATATTTTTCCAAAGACAATTTATATAAGCGCGATTTTATCCGTTCATCTGTTCCTAAATTATCAATCGTGGATTTACCAATCATATCAATCGGAACAAATCCATGTTTCAATGTTTTAACAAGTGATCCTTTTCGCAAATCCGTAATGGGTATATATTGTTCGTCGTCACCTATTTTACCAAGAATCTTCGTATCTTGCCCAAAACAAGGAGGATTCAATGGCGAATAAGGAACGACATTTGCAATAATACTATAGCTTGAATACTGCGTCCATTGTTCTGCATATTCGCCTGGATTTGTTTCAACAATCATGGAATAATACAATACAACTTTATTCGAATTTCCGATTAATTTCCACTTATTTGCATTTGGTTGAAGACTATTGTTTAAAGTACTACTTACAAATGCAGTACCGAGCGTAGAAAAATTGCGGGCTTTTGAACTATCATACCATATAAATTTATAATCCGAATAACTTTCATATGCGATTAAATTCATATTGATATTTGTTGAACTAAACATGTTTAGAATGATATTTGTATCACTATTTATCGATAAATATCCATTAAAAATGGGTGATTTTATGTCATTGTATATGATAATATTGTACCATATCACATATGTAGATGGACGTTGAAGTGATGCGATTTGTTGATAACTTAATATATTTGCTCGTGTGGGTAATATAGCATTAATTTGTGTCATATTCAAATAGCTAAAGTTGTTTGTGGTAAATTGATTTAATATATTATCGGGCATATTTACAAATCCAGAAGGCAACATTGATATAATTTGATATGGTCTCATATTTTGGGGTAATACAATTCCTGGATCAGAAATACCAACTGGAGCACTTGTTTCATTCACATTGTATTTAACGGTATATGTTATATCACCGTTTGCAGTACCATATTGCATTATAGTACAATATGTACTACTTAATATAGTGGTTATTTGAATAGGGCCGAATAATTTGTATTTTCCTTGACCTCCTAATTGTCTAATAAAAGTAATATTCAATCCATATTCATCAAAACAACCTAATGTAGGATTATACAAGTAAGAAGATGAATTCGTATTTACTGGATCCAATATATTTTGTGTATTTAAAGAAGAATTATTATCATAATCGTCTACTCTTTCGTAGAACGATGTAATAATATTTGTATTTGGATCTACGCTAAATATACCGGAAAAAATATAAGAATCGGTATCAGGGTTTATATACATTATAATATTGTACCATTGCGACGACATTCTATAATTTAGAAATATATTATAAAAATATTGTAATAAACGAGGATAACAAATCACATAGAAAAAGAAGATAAACCCATTTCACATCAACATACTAATGCAACTCATTCTAGATAATCGCGAACAATCTCTATATGACAGACTCGTACAAACTTGCCCTACAATTCAAATCAAACCTCTTAAAATAGGGGATGCAATTATCGGGACGGAAGAGGATCCCATCATTATTATCGAACGTAAATCTTTAGCAGATTTGATTGCCAGTATCCGAGATGGACGCTATGAAGAACAATCGTATCGTTTAAAACATGCATCTGGTGTCCACAGTCATAATATTATCTATGTGATAGAAGGCATGTTTTCCACATTGCGATCTCCTGCAGAAAAAACCCAGGTTATTTCCGCCATGACATCCCTTTCCCATTTCAAAGGATTCTCCGTTTTTCGGACACCGTCTATCCAAGAAACTGCGGATCTTATACATGGGATGTATATTAAACTGGTAAAGGAATATGGTAAGGGAAAACAACCCGCTTTTGCCAAGAATTTGGCTACAAATTCGAGAGAGGAATCCAAGAATTTGGCTACAAATTCGAGAGAGGAATCCAAGAATTTGGCTACAAATTCGAGAGAGGAATCCAAGAATTTGATTAATAATCCTATAGAAGAATCAAACGAAAAATGTCCTATAGAAGAATCGATTCCCATATATGCATCGTTTGCGAAAAAGACAAAATGTGAGAATATTACGCCGGAGAATATGGGCGAAATTATCCTCACGCAAATTCCGGGCATTCATTCGGTCACTGCCCGGGCCATAATGACCAAATTCCAAGGAAAAATCCAACTCTTACTGGATGAACTCAAAATCCCCGACTCGACCATCCTCTCCAATATAACCTATATGACAAACGGAAAGACCCGGCGTATTAACCGCACCGCGATTGAAAACTTGCGAAAATATCTATTGTGAAATATACACTGGGTATAACAATCCTTTCATAATTACATGATCCGAAAAGAAATTAATACATAACACTATATTATACAAATGACTGATAAAGTAGTTTTGTATATTAATGGTGCTGAAGTTTTTAACAGTGAATCAAACGTTTCAAATGCAAATTCTAATACGCAGGAATATATAATGGTTCCATACCCCGACATAGGAAAAAGATATTTCTATATAGATAAGAAGGATAATTTGGGTAAACCTATTTATAAAGAAGGAATTCTAACAAAAATTGAAACTAAACAAACCGGATATGGATATAATTCTACGCCTGAAGATTATTATACTATTGATGGTGTTAAAATAAGTACTGTTTATAATAAACTAAAGACTTCAGGAGGAAGGAAATCCAGAAAAAGCAAATTACAAAAGTCAAAAAATAGAAAATCATTCAGAAAGAAATATTTAACATAAATATTATTTAAACAATTGCTGAAATAAAATGAGACATTTTATTTCAGCAATGGTCAAATTTAATAGTATAGTCCTATAGGACAAATCAAAACTATCAGATCAAATAAAATATCTATTGTAAACACCGCATGATCCAATAGGTAAATCCGCCCAAAATCCCACCTACAATAGACCCCATAATGAGTTGTTCTAATGTATGTCGGCGCATGGTCCATCGTTGGAAACACGTCAAGATCCAGAGTGGAATAGTCATATACAACCAATCTATATGACGAAGCATGGCGTAAATAAAAACAATGACAAATGAAATGGTTTGTGCGTGGCCGGATGGCATGCCATATTCATGCGCTCCTTTCAACTTGTCATGATCGATGAATTTCACCGGATTTTTTGGTCTGGGTTCTTTGAACCATAATTTGAGGCATTCATTCGCGATTTCATTTCCCATGAATCCGGCAAAGAACCAATATAATTCGGGACGTTTAAACCCGATTTTCCATATCGCCAAAATAAATGCAATGATGGGTCCATTATAACCTACCGTCCAAATCGCATTTTCAATTGGATTCATTATACTTGTTCTAGAGAGAATAAGTATAATTTTACGCAAATATGTTTTTATTTGACTGATTTTTCACAGAATCACTTGGTAGTGAAAATTGAGAATTCTGCGAAGGGGGGACTACTTCATTGTCTTTGTATTTCCCCGATTCAACGATATCGTGTGTATATATGACACCTCCCCAATTGGGGTCCATCGGATTATCACTCACTTTGTATGTGAGTCCTGTCGAATTATGTATTTTGTCTAAATCCGTATAAATACCCACGTCTTGGCCGTATGGATCGAATCCCGCGTAATTATTTTCATTATATGGTTTATTTTCACGCGATGCATCAATGACTTTTCTTGGACCTTGTGTCCCAGTTGTGGGAGTATTCCGATTCAACGGTTGACTACTCGATAATCCGCCATTCTGATTGAATGGTCCCGGTCTCGCGCGATATACTGTATTGCCTTGTGTATTGTTTTCCTCTTGTAAGAACAAAATGGGACATGAGACGCCTTTTCGTTTTTGTATTTCGACGTAATTGATGTATTCATCAATGGAATAAAAGGGGATCGGATTCTCTCCCTCTTTTTCCGGTTTTTTCGTATTGTATAAAAGAATGGCATTCCCCGATTTTATCAAAAGATCGGGACAGTTGCTATCCGAAGGAGATGCAGAAGAAGTCGTTGTAGAATCCCCCTTATCCATAGGTTCTATAGGATGATGCGCATTTGCACAATAATAAATACCTGCTAAAAAGGAAAATAGTGCAAAACATAGAAATATTATTAGTACAACCTTCATTTACATACTATGCGAAAAGAAAAATAAAATATTATAGATTTTACTTTTTTTTAATTAAATTAAATTATCAATTTCATTTTTATTACCTTGATTTTCTGGTTTACTAGTTTGAATAATACGTCGAATAATTTTATCCGACATATATTTTATTCCCAACATATTTTCAAAATATACTATCATAAACCATACTAGTATGCCAATAATAATTGTAATTGATCCAATAATTGAAAATATTTTATCATTTTTAGAAAAACACATAACACCTGTCATTATAATTTCAATAGTAAGTATCAATAATATTATTAAATTTAAATTAGAATCACCTGTAATGTTATATTCGATTGTAGTGTCATATAATTTATACGACGATGTATTAAATATATGAGGCAAAACTGAAAATAATGCAATTATAAGAATTGTCAGCACATTCAAAAATATTCCAATTGGTTTAGTATTTGACAAATTAATAAAATAATAAATTTTTGAAAATATAAAACAAATAACTATAACTGTAATGATGAAGATAGATATTGATGTAGTTCCATGCGAAATATCATTATACAATAAATATATTTGAAAAATCAATATTGATATACATATTAAACTAGTCAAAACAATTCCTACTATTTTGCTTGGTGTATCATCTGTTACAAGTAATACCACAATAATTATAATAGTTGCAAGAATACAACTAATAATAATTCCATAAAAACTAAAAAAAAGTAGACTTACAAAATTGATGAAAGAAACAAGGAAACCTTGGAAATAACCACCTTTTACCATTTTACCACCTCCCGTTTTATTTGCATCAGGGGTTTTATAGTCATCCCATAATTGTTTAAAAATTGCATTTATTTTATCATAAAAAAACAAATATATTCCTCCCAAAAAATACAACACAACAAATACAATCATTGAAACCAATGTAGCAATATCCATCGAATTTCCGTGTTTATAAATTTGATAACTCATGGATCCAAATAACAAAATACCTAATCCAACAAATAACATTTTCAAATATGCAAGATAGTTGACTATATTTTTTACACTATCATTCAAATTAACTAATTTGGCAGTATGCAATGTTGTATAATAATAGAGAAAAATGGCAACTGTTACAATAACAAATAAAAGCATCATAATAATTCCGGATTTACCATCACCCTTACTATATGAATAATCAAATGGATCTAAATTCGTATAATAGAATGATCGATGTCCTTCTACTATATTTTCTATTTGACTTGCAATCGATAACCCAATCACAATTGCTAAAACAATTCCGATTAAATTCAGCGAATCGGATTTATTCATTTATATTATCTATATATTATCTATATGATATATACTCGGAAACGCGAATTAAAAAAACCCATTCTTATTGGAAAGATTTATGCAGATTGGTGTTTTCATTGCAAACAACTAAAACCCGAATGGGAAAAAATGAAACAGAAACTTCGGTCGATGAGCAAACATTTTGCATTCGTTGAAATTGAAAGTCAGCAAGAAGAAAAAATGGCAAACTTTAAACGAAAATATAAAAACATTCAAGTGAATGGATATCCTACGATTTTTGCTATAAAAGGCAACCAACCAGAATATTATATGGGATCTCGAGATGCCAATAGTTTAGAACAATGGGTACTCTCGAGGCGAACAAATCAACGAGCAAAAAACACGCGAAAACAAAGGAGGAAACGAAAATTGATTTAAACCTACCTAAATATATTGTTGATATAATACATTTAGAATATGCAGACTTCCAACGAATACCGTCTTATCGATAGTCATATATATGACTCTAATGAAAAATTCGCCGAATCGGGTAGCGACGATCAGTCAAATGCATCGTCCAATAAAACAAGCGAAACATTCACAATACAACTTTTCGGGATCAATGAATCCGGCGAATCCGCCTGCATTTTCATCCACGGATTCACGCCATTCTTCTTTTGCAAAGTACCCAAAACATGGAAAGCCTCTGATCTGAATGGATTTGTCGATTTCATAAAAAAACGCGTGAAAAATGCCGATGAATGCATCTTACCCGGCGAATTTGTCCATGCGCATAAATTATACGGATTCACCGGAGGGGAAAAAGACCTTTTTGTGAAACTCTCCTTTACAAACATGGCGACAATGAATCGCGTGAAAAATCTGTGGTACACGAATACACGCGGTGAAGAACGCAAATTAACCCAGTTAACTTATATAGGCAAACAGGTCCTCATCTATGAAGGCAATATTCCCCCCTTACTCCGGTATTTTCATATCCACGAAATCAGTCCATCTGGATGGATTCGCATCAACAATACGATCCCGACAGATAGCAAAACGACAACTTGCATATACGAATATAAGTGCAATCCAGAAGATGTGGTTCCTCTGCCAGATAAAGAAACCATCGTTCCATACAAGATCTGCAGTTTTGATATAGAAGCCAGCAGTAGTCACGGCGATTTCCCTCTCCCCATCAAGTCCTATAAACGTCTCGCCACAAATATCGTCGACGTATTCGCAAAACAGCCTACGAAGATGGACCTCCCGCGCGCAAAAACGCTACTGAAGAATCTGATCTTGGCCGGATTCGGATTCAAGAAATTCGGGGGGATCGATCTGATTTATCCTATAGAAACTCCTACGGAAACGAAAATCCAAGAATGCATCCGACGGCTCGTGGAACTTCCTATACCCGCAAAAATCGATACGGAAAATACGATTGAATCCATGTTTGAACGCATGAAAGATGACGCCTTTGGCATGAAAGATGACGCCTTTGGCGCCGAAGGCGACGAAGAAGAATATTCTATAGGACAAATCACGGGAATCCACGATTCGAATATCCTCGATTTACTCATCAATCCGTCTGCAAAACGCGAAGAAAAAATCGTGATTTTGAATGCCATGATGCGTACAGAAGGCGAGTCTGATTATGGAACCGCGAATTTCCCCAAAATCGAGGGAGATAAAGTAACCTTTATAGGATCTACGTTTATGCGGTATGGCGAAAAAGAACCTTATTTGAATCACTGTCTGGTATTAGGATCATGCGACGAAGTCGCAGGTGCAACTATTGAAACGGCGGTCACGGAAAAGGACCTCCTTCTGCAATGGACCGAGGTCATTCAACGAGAAAATCCAGATATCATTATCGGGTACAACATTTTCGGATTTGATTATGAGTTCATGTTCCGTCGCGCCCAGGAAAATCGATGTGTCGAACCGTTCTTGTCCCTTTCCAGAAAAATGGATGAAATATGCGCCAAAGTAACCACTCGTCATGGAACAACCACATATGATATTGAAAATACGAAAATCGTGCTCGCGAGCGGGGAATACGATCTCCGTTATTTCAAAATGTCGGGGCGTATCCAGATCGACATGTATTCTTATTTTCGCCGGGATTTCAATTTATCATCCTATAAACTCGATGATGTGGCGGGGCAATATATCAGCGATGATGTCAAATACACGATTTGTAGAGAGGATGATTGCACTGAACTCTGGAGTAAGAATCTTATGGGACTTCACATAGGAGATTTCATCCATATCGAGATCACGGGATTCAGTAGCGATTATTACCAAGATGGACGCAAATTTGTCGTGCAAGATATTGTCACGAAAGAATGCGAAGAGATGGTGAAAGGATCTGCAAAAATGGTCACATACAATGTGATTGTTATCGCGGGCACACATTGCGATATCCCCGAAAAAAATGTGCGATGGGGAATGGCGAAGGACGATGTTACACCCCAAGACATTTTCCGACTGTCGAATGGATCTTCTGCAGATCGCGCAATCGTCGCGAAATACTGTATTCAAGATTGCAATCTCGTGCATCATCTCTTTAATAAAATCGACGTCATCACAGGATACGTCGAAATGTCGCGCATCTGCAGTGTCCCCATCAGTTTCCTCGTCTTCCGAGGTCAGGGCATCAAACTCACGAGTTATGTGGCAAAGAAATGCAGGGAAAAAAATACGTTGATGCCCGATCTACAGAAACCGAAAACCGCGGATGGGTATGAAGGCGCCATCGTTCTCCCGCCCAAATGTGGAATGTATATGGACAATCCAGTTGCATGTGTCGATTATTCATCGCTATATCCGTCTTCCATGATTAGCCAGAATTATTCGCACGATAGTAAAGTGTGGTCCAAAGAATACGATCTCACGGGGAGACTTATCCGGGAAACCGGCGAAAAAAACCAACGTGGAGAGTATCTATATGACAATCTAGCGGGGTATCAATATATCGACGTTGAATTTGATACCTATGAATACAAACGCAAGACGCCTACAGGGAGTGAAGTCAAGACCAAATGCGGGAAAATGATTGTGCGATGGGCGCAATTGCCAAATGACCAGAAATCCATCATGCCCTCTATCTTGGAAGAATTGCTGAAAGCCCGTTCCGATACTAGGAAAATGATCAAGACAGAACCCGACCCCTTCATGCAAAATATCTTGGACAAACGTCAATTGGGTTATAAAGTAACGGCGAATTCTCTATATGGTCAATGTGGCGCACGAACCTCGACTTTCTATGAAAAAGACGTTGCGGCATGCACTACGGCAACAGGTCGTCTCATGATCACCTATGCAAAACGGATGATTGAGGAAGTATATGGAGACAGTATCTATGAGACAGCATCATTAGGTCCGGTAAAATGCAGGGCGGAATATGTGTATGGGGATTCGGTTGCGAATTATACTCCTGTAAAAGTTCGCATCAATGGTCAAATGCGTATATGTACTATAGAAGATTTGGCAAAGTATGGTGACAACCAATGGGTAAAATGTGAAGAACCCGGAAAACAAACCAAAGAATTTTGCGAATTACGGGGCGTCGAGTCTTGGACGGAATGCGGATGGACCAAAATTCATCGTATTATACGACATGAACTTGCATCACATAAACGTATGATTCGGATTATTACGGATAAAGGTAGTCAAGTCGATGTCACCGATGATCATTCTCTATTGAATCCATTTGGGCAAGCCATTTGTCCAAACGATTGTACTATAGGAACTCAATTATTGTCATGTGAAATCGACGAATCTGCATTCTACGAATCTATACAAGAAATGGCATGTATCCCATACGAAGGATTTGTATATGACTTGACCACAGAAAATCACCATTTTTCAGCAGGCATCGGCAATCTCATTGTGCACAACACGGATTCTGTATTCTTCACTTTCAATCTGGAAAATCCGCAAACCAAAGAAAAGATCCGCGGGAAACCTGCATTAGAAGCCACGATCGAAATCGCGCAAGATGTCGCGAATTTGTGCACCAAATTTTTGAAACCGCCGATGGCACTCACCTATGAGAAAACCCTGATGCCATTCATCCTCCTTTCGAAAAAACGTTATGTGGGTATGCTGTATGAAGAAGATCCGAATAAGGGCAAACTCAAATTCATGGGACTCGTCCTGAAACGCCGGGATAATTGCGATCTCGTGAAAGACGTATATGGTGGTATTCTCGATATTCTCATGAAGCCGGATACGTCAATCCAACTCGCCATCAATTTCCTCAATCAATCATTACAAGATCTCATCGACGGAAAAACTCATACAGACAAACTCATGATTACAAAAGCGCTTCGAAGTGATTACAAGAATCCTCAGACGATTGCACACCGAGTATTGGCGGATCGAATGGGACAACGCGATCCGGGGAATAAACCCAAGCCGGGCGATCGCATCAAGTATATCTATGTGACAAATGCGGGAGCAAAACTACAGGGGGATAAAATCGAAACACCGGAATACATTCTACAACAAAAACTGAATATTGATTATGTACATTATATAACAAATCAATTGATGAAACCCTTGCAACAACTCTTTGGATTGGCATTAGAGCAGATCTGGGAATTACAGGGAAAAAAACCAGCAATCATGTCCTATAGAAAAGATATGAAGGCTTTGGAAAAAGAGTGTGGTGATGATTTAGAAGAATTCATGAAAAAGAAGGAGAAGTTCTGTGCTACGAAAATCAAGACACTTTTATTCGAGACATTCTTGACGAAAGTGCATCAGAAAGATAACGGGATTCAAACGTTGGACAAATGGCTTAAGCCTAAGTAGATACCTTCGGTATCCAATTTTGGGGACCAAAATAGACTGATTCGCTTGATAGACTGATTCACTTGATAGACTGATTCACTTGATAGACTGATTCACTTGATAGACTGATTCGCTTGAATGTCAATTTTGGGGACCAAAATAGACTGATTCGTTAGATCATTTGATGAATTGTATAAATAATCGTAATTCATGTTTTTTATTCTACGAGACAAAATAATCCCTGATAAATTATGACGTTTGATTTAGAATATTTTCTACAAATAAAAAAAGACATTTATATATAAGATGAGCATATATTTTAGAACAATAAATAAATCATTTAATAATAGTATTATTGGTAATGGGTTTATAATCGCAAGTTCTGATAATGGATTGTATTATTCGACTGATAATGGTTTAACATGGAATATATCAAATGTTACATTCGCTAATATGGATATTATATTTATATACAACGATGTGGTTATTGTGGGTAGTTCTAATGACTCACATGGGTTATATTATTCGAATAATAAAGGTTTCACATATACGAATGTTATTTCTGATAAAAATTTTGTGGATGTATATACAGAAGATGGTATAAATTGGATAGCAAGTAGTTTTATTGGTGTGTATTATTCTAGTGACAGTGGATCAAGTTGGAAACTTTCTAGTGGACCGAATGGGAATTGGTTTTTTTCTGTTAGAATGGTTGGCCCAAATGCAGTTGGTTGTGGAAATGGCGCCTATTATTCGGATGATTATGGAAAAACTTGGACAATATCTAATATAAGTTTTCAAAGTTATAATGTTGGAATGTATAATAATTATGTAATTTTGGGTAATACAGATAGAAATAGAGGGATATGGTATTCTAGTGATTATGGACATACTTACACTCAATCGAATATTACAGACAAAAACATAAGATATGTTGATTTAAATGGAGTATATGGAGTTGCACTATGTAACGCAGGTAATAGTCCTGTATATTATTCAACGAATAGTGGTGTAACATGGAATATATCAAATGCACCATACTCTAGTTATTTTTCGGTTAAATCGTTTATGAATACTTGTATACTTGTTTCAGATTATATTGGATCTTACGTGAATGGTCAGTGGACATCAACTCCGGGTTTGGGTACATTTTATTCTATGGATCATGGCGCGACATGGACATTATCAAATATGACAAATGTTGCTTGTCAATCTTTATCAATAAATCAATATGGTTGTATTTTATCTTATACTAGTGATAATAATACTTACATAACAGTGCCAATGCCAGTGCAAGTGCCTTGTTTTAAAGAGGGTTCTAAAATTCTTACAGATAAGGGATACATTTCCGTTGAATTATTGAAGAAAGGCGATTTAATAAAAACGTTAAACCATGAATACAAACCAATCGTTTTAATTGGTAAAAAAAACATTCATCACGTTGGAACACGCGATCGTATAAAAGAACAATTATATGTGTGTAGTAATGCAAATTATCCAGAAATTACCGAAGATTTAATTTTAACTGGTTGCCATTCTATTTTAGTAGATGATTTTAAATCCAAAGAAGAAAGAAATTTAACAATTCAGGTAAATGGTGATACATATGTAACAGATAATAAATATCGACTTCCTGCTTGTGTAGATTCAAGGAGTGAAATTTATGAAACTCCAGGAATGTATACTATATACCATTTTGCATTAGATCATGATGACGAATATATGAATTATGGTGTTTATGCAAATGGGCTTTTAGTAGAAACATCCAATATGAGATATATGATTCAAAAATCCGAATTAACATTGTATTAGATTATCTATGAAAGATCATATAAAATATGTATTCTATATGATTTTTATCGCCGGTTTGTAAATATATCCATTATATTCGTTACTAATTCATTTACTTCTTGGTTTTGTGCAGTATTATTGATTATATTATTTACGATTTCATTTATGATCGGTTGATTTTGTTGCCTCTGATTATTTAAATTTTCTCGAATCCGATTATTAGCATTATCAAAAAATGTTTGTAATGCTGTATTGAATGATACATCATAATTATTATGTATAGGCATATTTATAGGATCATCTATTAATTCGGGTAAATTCGCGTATTCATCTTCATCTTCTTCTGGAACATCTGGGCGATATTCTCGTATATCATATCTGCATACAGGGCACCGGACATTCCGGGAAAACCATCTTTGTAGACTCGCAGACTTGAAAATATGTCCACATGGGATAATTCTACATACTTGTTCGCCTTCTTGGAATCGTTCTAATGTTATAGGACATTCAGTTTGATTGCCAGAAAGGTCATATAGATTCGATTCTGTTGCTCGAGAGATTTGTTGTTCTGTAGGTGTTGTTCCAATTGTACTCGCTGTTATATTGTTAATAATGGGGTCAAAAGTATACGAGAAAAAATAATCGCGGATAAATGTATTTCTTGGAAGTGTAAGCGGAGCGACAGTCGCTTCGCTTGTAGTCGCTTCGCTTGTAGTCGCTTCGCTTACATGTGGATCAGAATCTTGTATGGGTACTTGTCTATGGTTTTCTTCTACCAATCGTGGAGTTGGATCTTGATTAAGATCTACAGATACTTGGGGTTGATTGTCATACATTAAATAACTCAGAAAAATCAAAACAACTTCGAGCAAAATATTTTGCATGAGATAATTCACGTATCTTGAACCTATACCTATATAACTCGTTGTTTGTCGTTGATATTCTCGATATCTCGCAGTATTGATATCAATCACGGTTTGTAAATTAGTAGATACTTGGCGAAATGTTTCATTGTATGAAATATCCATTGTTTAAACCTATGTGACAATGTTTATACTGTTTATATTATATTTTTACATTTTAATTACACCGACCAAAAAGAAAAATGAGACAAACCGCAGTTATGATTTATATATTTTATAACTATGTTTAAGGTAATTTGTTAGATGTTCTTTTGTTATTTTCTTATCTAAAATATTAGTAATTACTTTATAAACGTGATCATAAGTATTTGGACTTTCTTTTTTGATATAATGTTTTAACTGACTAAAAACACTTCAATACTATTTCTTTCAGGATGGTAAGTAACAGAATATATATATCAAATGATTATTATCATATTATATTTTTTCTCTTATCAATTTTGATTTATGAATAACATCATTATCCATTATTACTAAATATTTTTTGTATTTGGATTGAATAAATTCACCATAAAAATTTAAAATATCAGTTGTTTTACTCCTCTTTTTCTTTCAGGATACAATTTCCATCCGCTTATCAGCACTTATAGCACATAACGAAAATGCGTTAGACTTGATTAGTTAATTTTATGTTTACTAACTGTGTTAATTTATCTAAATCTGTTTGTAATTTTATGTTGGTTTTTTTTAAATTTTGTATTTCATTTATTAATATAGGTATTAAACTAATATAATCTACTCCTTGATATAAAGTATCATCTTTTTTACCATCTACCAATTCTGGATAAATCTCTTGTAATTCATGTGCTATTACACCAAATTTTTTTTGTGGTGTTATATTTTCCGAACTATTTATAAGATTATATGATACTACACGAATATTATCTACTGTATATGTTTCATCCAATGTTATAACATTCGTTTTTAATCGATAGTCGCTATATTGGCTGAAAGTATTTGCATACATTTGTGAAGTACCATTTTCATTAACGGTTATATAACAAACAGTACCAGAAACCGCGCCAAATACAAACTGCTGGGTAAATTTTGTTTCAGTATTATTATTCGTATCGGATATAGTTGTGGATGTGTTTGAACAAGCAAATTGCACAATTGGCCATAAAGCGACCCCAAACATCCCCACTTGATTTTTTAAATTTATTGAAAATGTATTCGTGCTATTATTCGAACTATTAGATTGTTTACAAGTAAAATAATTATCAAATGGCATATCCTATGTTATATCATTATAAATTAATTATCAAAATTTAAACCCTTGAAGAAATAAAATGTCCCATTTTATTTCAGCAAGGGTCGGATTCCAGTGCTGATTTGAAATGCGCCCGAAGGGCGCGTCCCATTTCAAATCTTCACTGGTATAAACATAAATTTGATAGTACAATTAAAATAGAACATTTCAAATTTCTACTGGTATAAATTATGCTTTAATTTTTTATTACTAAACTTTTCCAAATTCAAAACACCTCTTTCGGATGCATTTGTGCGTGAGCAAGGTGATACTGATTGCGTATTTTTAATGCGCAATGGTGTAATAAAATTTTTATGATATATGTTGGATAAAAGAGTGATATAGATTGAATCATAAATAAAATTATACCGTCCAAAGAGAAAAATGAGACAAAGTCTCATTTTCTTGTGGACTAGTCACCAACAAAAATAATTTTTAAGACGCTTTTGCGTCCCAAATTTCTTTTTGGTCGGTGTAATTATGTGTCAATCATCTTCGTAAAATTTAATTAATCATATCCCAAAAACGGTTTAAAATCTTTAAAACAATGTCATATAATGCAATCGACAAAAGAAAAGCGCGGATATACCGGATTAGCAAATCTCGGTAATACCTGTTTCCTCAATGCATGTTTACAAGTCATGAGTCATACATATGAACTCGCGAAATTACTCGATTCGCAGAAATGCAAGAAAAGGGTGAAACCAGATTCTCCCGATTCCGTCATCCTCCATGAATGGGTCGATTTAAGAAAGATCATGTGGTCCAATAACGGGGTAGTCTCCCCCAATAAATTCGTCCATACCGTCCAGCAAATTTCCCGCGCAAAAAATAAAGACATTTTCACCGGATTCGCCCAAAATGACATGAGCGAATTCCTCCTCTTTTTCATGGACTGTCTCCATAATAGCATGTCCCGACCCATCCATATGAAAATCAATGGTACAATAGAAAATCCCACGGATCAAATCGCCGTCAAATCCTACGAAATGTTGAAAACCGTCTATGAACGCGAATATTCCGAACTCATGGACATGATGTATGGAATCTATGTGACAAACATCCGGCATATTACCGAAGACAAGATCCATTCTATCCACCCAGAACATTTCTCCGTCCTCGATCTCCAACTTTTCAACGATGAAACTGCATTCACCACCATCGAAGAATGTTTCGATCATTTTACCATGGAAGAGTTCCTCCAAGGCGATAATGCATGGTTCAATGACGCCACGCAAGAAAAAGAATCCGTGAAAAAGAACGTCTCTTTCTGGAGTCTCCCCAGTATCCTCATTGTAACCCTCAAACGATTCCTCCCGGATGGACAACGCAAGATCAACAATTTTGTGCAATTTCCCATAGAAAATCTCGATCTGAATAAATACATTGTTGGGTACAATAAATCGTCATATCTATATGACTTATATGGGGTATGCAATCACATGGGCGGAATTACAGGCGGACATTATACCGCCTTTGTAAAAAACCAAGACAATGTATGGATACATTATAATGACACGGCGGTAGAAATCGTAAATGACCCGAGCCAAGTAGTTACACCAATGGCTTACTGCCTCTTCTATCGGAAAAAAAATAAAGTACTATAGTAAATACAATCATGGATCTAAAGGAAGGTTTCGATGATACTTTTAATGAAATATTCACACAATCATATCTTATTTATCTCTTGTGGTTTTTAGCCATATATTTGGTCATTTATTTTATTTTAGCTATATTCTTTACAAGTTCATCGCAGGATGCCACGCAATTGCGAATGAGTCGAATCATAGATCTCATTCTCTTTTCCATCTTTTTCATATACCTCATTTCCGTGACGAATGTATTTGATACATCCCCTGCATCCACAAAGACAAATTGGTTGACATCGACAGAATCCGATATCAAATCCTATGTGACAAACCCTTATTCCATTTTCGGTCTTATCCTTTTCATCATTGCATTCTATTTGATTGTCTTTATGATTGGAATACCAATGACACGTGATACGAAACCATTTTCCATCTCAATTATAGAAAATGTGACATGGATCATTTTCGTCATTTTGCTCATTTATGATTTTTTCCATCTTGTATTAAATATCGATTTAATGAGCCAGTTATTTCCTCCGTCCGTTTCCAATTTAGTAAAAAAACCAGTGACGGATTCATCGGGAAATAAACAAACAAAAAGTCCTGAGAAATCTACGGGACCTACCAGTAAAGATCAAGTATTCAATGTATCCAATAATTTGTATACATATGGTGATGCAAAAAATGTATGTTCGGCACTTGGTGCAAAGATCGCGACGTATGATCAGATAGAACAAGCATACAATGATGGCGCAGAATGGTGCAATTATGGATGGAGCGATAATCAAATGGCATTCTTCCCCACACAAAAATCCACGTGGAATTTATTGCAGACGTCCGATAAAACGAAAAATAATTGCGGGCGACCGGGCATCAATGGCGGATATATGGCAAATCCCTATATGAAATTCGGGGTGAATTGTTATGGGCAAAAACCCGCACCTACAGCCGAAGAAACGGCACTTATGCAAGCCAATGTTCCTACGACCGCAAAAGATGTTGTATTGGACGAAAAAGTGAAATTCTGGAAAGACAATCGCGATAAATTATTGGTGATTAATTCGTTTAATCATAATAAATGGTCCGAGTATTAACTGATTTAATGAATCCTATAAAATATATCCTTCATAATGATATATTTTATGCAATAATCCACCCATCTGAAAAAGGTCATTATTTCACCATCTTTTCAAAAAGACGATCAAATATATTCCCTCCAAAAGGGTCATTATTTCACCATCTTTTCAAAAAGACGATCAAATATATTCCCTCCAAAAGGGTCATTATTTCACCATCTTTTCAAAAAGACGATCAAATATATTCCCTCCAAAAGGGTCATTATTTGACCATCTTTTCAAAAAGACGATCAAATATACTATCTGACAAAACATCATGATATCCTTCATTCATCATTGCCATTTTATGTATGACCGACGGACGATTCTCGACAATAAGTCCCATAGGTACTACAAAAGTTTCGAATTGTTTTGATGTACCACCGCCCTGTATAGAATTCCCGAGAATGGTCGTTAAAGGCATCCCTCCATGAATTTCACCCGTACTCGTATTCTCGACCAATCGTACTTTTTCCATAAAAGATGTCATATATATTGGATTTACGTTTTATTCTCGCGATATGTTCGACGGATATCCACCGACGATTTTATCTCACGATTGTCTTTGATATACCGCATGATATATTCCACCTGTTTTGGATCGGTCACAATATGTGTCAAACATTTCTCTAAATAACTATAGGACAATGGCGTATATTCCTTCTTTTCAAAGAATTTGAGATCTCCATCTGTTATCTCAATCTTTGCATTCTTCAATTGATTCGAATCCACGTATTTGACGATTTCTTCTAAAACCTCGCGTTTTACAAACCGGATTTTTTGCATTTTTTCATTGATGAGTTTTATCTGACTGTCCATCGCCACCCATTTTTTCACATTTTCTATAAATTCTGTTTTTGATCCTTCTTTTGATTTTATTAATTCAGTAGACATATAGTGTATCTTGTGATAAACTTGTGATAAACTTGTGATAAACTTGTGATAAAGGTCATATAGAATAATTATTTTATATGACAAATCTAAATGGGTCGGACAAAGATATGACTTAACGTCTGCGGTATCTACGATTGGTTCTTCTTTTGGATTTACCAAAACGCTTCTTGGAATAAGTGGATCTGCGACCATACGCAACTTTTCCACGGCTATATCTATGGTTTGCATACAAAAGTGCGGCAGGAACTGCAATATCTGTGAGACCATTCCCCGCATACTTTTCTCCATTTCCTCCTTTGAATGCAATCACATTTCCATTACCTTCTTGTGCATGCTGTTCATTTCCCGCACCATACACACTGGTTCCAATTGATCCAGTACTTTGGCAATTTCCACCTTTACGGCTACCTTTACGGCTACCTTTACGGTTACTATTTTTTTTTCTGTAGTTTTTACCTCCAGTAGTTTGCATTTTTGCGATTGAATCCATTATATATTAAACGTAGATTTTATAATGGCGTCAATTCAGGAGAAAGTTGGATGATAAAATTGGACGAATGATACATTCGGAGAAGAATGAAAAAAATGGCTAAAATAATGAAAATAAAGAAAATATTGTAAATCGCGATAATCCAAATATAAATATAGATTTCATTGTAAATCAAATTGCAAATCGGCGACATCATTTCCTTGACATCTTTTTTCGTATCTTCGTTTTTAAAAAAATCGATACATGTATTTCTGAAATTATACATGATACATATTGGAACCGTGTTTTTATAATTTCCCCTTTAAACGAATTTGACGCGTTGCGTCTCATTCTTTGATAAATTCTTACTAAATAATACATAGATGATACATCAAACGGATTCCACATTCTCTTTTGATAAATTGACATTGCATACACCGACTTCGGCAGGAGGCAATTATTTCATCAAATATTCCATCGGCGGATCGGCGCTTTACATACAACCTCCTAAATGTTTAGTCAAACAAATATCGGTTTCCTCGAAAAACGCGAAAAAGATGCATTGCGATCTTCAATTCAACAAAGATTGCGAAGAATTTGTTCAATGGATAGAAACGCTCGAATCCCATACACAAAAGTTACTATATGACAATCGCGAAAAATGGTTCGATACAGATCTCGAATTACAGGACATTGAAAATTCATTCACTTCACCTATGAAAATATACAAATCGGGGAAATATTATCTGGTCCGGTCGAATTTGCAAAATCAACCTGGTGTCATTTATGACGAAAATGAAACCCCCATGAAAATCGAAGATTTACATGAAAATACCGAAGTTATGGTGATTCTCGAGTTGCAAGGCGTCAAATGTTCCTCGCGCAATTTTCAAATAGAAATTGATATGAAACAAATCATGGTATTTAAACCCAAAAATCTATTCGAAAAATGCATTTTAAATCCGAATCATTTAGGAAATTCCGCGCCAAATCGTCCTATAGAAAATACACTAGTACAACCTGTCGTTCCGCCGAAAATGTCATTGCAATTACAATTGTTAGACCAAGGTGATGTTGTAAAAGACGAAACGATCATAAACGTGAAAAAAGATAGCAACGAATTATGCGAAATCGATTTTAATTTAGAAGAAATTCCGGAAGAATCCATTCAGATAAAACAGAGGAGCGATGTATATTACGAAATGTATAGAGAAGCCCGGAAAAAGGCAAAGATTGCTAGGGATTTAGCACTTTCTGCTTATTTAGAAGCAAAACATATTAAAAATACATACCTATTGGAAGATTTAAATGATAGTGATAGCGATTTCGAAGACGATGAAGAAGAGGCGAATGAATAAATCATTATTTGGATGGTGTTTTGTAAGATATATGAATAAACCCCTTTCGACATTTTTTATTATCAATAAAATGTTCAAAGGTGCAAAAACTCCAACTTTATAAAATAATTTTATCAACCGTTTATATAAACGATGTTTAAAGATATGTCTAGTGGATTTTCCAAGTTTTTCACAAATCAAAAAGTGGTTATTTTAGTAGTATTTATTGTTTTGGCATGGGGTCTTTCTTCCTATTCTGGTGAAAAAATAGGTGTCATTGATCGATTCGAAAATGGCGTCCCTGTAGGTGCTGTTCATAATTATACTCCTCCTACAATGCCGATGCAACCATCCATGCAACCTAAACCTCAATCTACAAATGTACAGTCACCGAGTCAACCAAGTGCAGGACAATATGCTTTACAGCAGACCACCAACCCTTCCGACTTATTGCCAAGTGACCAGAATAGCCAATGGGCAACTTTGAACCCAAGTGCCGGAAATGGACCAGTTATGCCCGATCTTTTACAAGCCGGATATCACATTGGATTAGATACTATAGGACAAACCCTTCGTAATCCAAACTACCAACTCCGAAGTGATCCAATTATCCCCAAGTCGGATATTGGACCATGGAACCAGAGCACAATTGAACCCGATTTAGGACGCATTCCGTTGGAAGTCGGGTGCAAATGAGGGAACCGTAGGTTCCCTCAAACACCCTCCCTTATTCCTCTCTTATAAAAATAGTTTCAAATGAATCATATAGTTGTCTTGCAATGTTTTGTAATATAGAATTCTATATTATAAAATGAATGAAATTCTGTATAAGACTTCGATCCTTTTTCTCACATGTTATTTATTGATATTGGCATATTATTGGAATCCGGATTACGCATATCTCTATATTGCAACCACATGAAGAAACCTACGGTTTCCTCATACACCTTCCCTTAATCACTTGATTATGTGATTCATCTCTGTCGTTGTGATAATACTTTATCGCGACTAATATATAGAATCAATCGATGGAATCCTATACATTTGAAAATGGGTTCCGTGTCATATATGAACCCCCCAAAAACACGCTCCCCATTTCATGCGTATTCGGATTCGTGGATTTAGGATCGATTTATGAAATAGATGGCGTTAGGGGATCCAGTCATTTTATCGAGCACATGTGTTTCAAAGGTACGCGTAAAATACCCGCATCCAAAATACTGGCTACAAAATTCGATGAGGTGGGCGCATATTTCAATGCATTTACGGAAAAGCAATATACATGTTATACAGTGAAATGCCAAGATAATTTCGTGAAAAACTGTATTCATCTTCTATCGGACATGTTGTTGAATTCCATTTTCCAGAAACACGAATACGAAAAAGAAAAGAAAGTCGTCATTGAAGAAATAATCAAATCGAATGATGACCCAAGAACAATTATTGGTGATATGTCCGATAAAATCGTATTCGCAGGGAGTTCTTATGCAGATCCTATAGATGCATTAGAATATCATAAAAACGGCGCACTTCCTTATCACGCCATTATCGAAATGTACAAGGCCTTCTATCGGCCATCCAGATTCGTATTGAGCGTGTCATCACATATCCCTTTTCGCAAAATCAAGCATTTTATACGCGACTCTTTTTTCATGCGTGTCCCCTCTTGTAAGACTCTATATGACCCTTCCCGATTTCTCGTGAAACAATTCGTGTATCCACAATCCGAGATTCAATACAAAATTACAGAGAAAAATGGGATTCATGCAACTTATTTGCGCATTCTATTCCGCACATGCAACCATGATTCCCCGGATCGTCATATATTCGAATTGCTAGAGAATATCATCGGTGGACCAATGAGTAGTCGATTGTTTTCTATATTACGAGAGAAGAATGGTGTTACCTATACTTCCAAATGTTTTTGTAATCATTACCCAAATACAGGTGAATTCGGGGTTTTCACAATGGTAAATCCCGATAAAATCATGAAAAATGGGTCAAAACCGGGGGTAATACCTCTCATTATGAAAATGATTCGTGATTTAATCAATGATGGAATTACGAGTCAAGAGTTGCATTTATCAAAAGGATATTTAAATGGCGTTTTAACCATAAATTTAGAAAATGGAAGTGTGCAATGTCTGCATAATGGGAAACATATGCTTATACATGGAAACAATCCAATACCATATGATCATACATTTAAACAATATTATGAGCCCATTACTGTTGCAGAAATCAATCGTGTGATAAAACGGTATTTCGTTCCGGAAAATATGACAGTTGTATTATTCGGCAAAGATGTACCCTCTTTAGAAAAAGTGAAAAAAACGGTTGAACATTTTTATAAATAGTTATTTTCTTTTCACTTCAAGATTTTGACAAATACTTCTTTCTCCAAGTATTATAAAATGAACAAGTTAGATATTTTGGGATATACAATTATCGCAGGATTGCTCATTGTTTGCATGTATATTTACTTTGATTCTAGAGATGAACTAGATCTCAAATGCATCATTTCGAAAAAAGACGGAAATACCTATTGCGTCAGAGAACGCAAAGAACTCGATAAAGCCGCGAATCTATTGGCAACAATCACAGAAAAATGCAAAACATTGGTCCAATACATGGATAAAAAATACCCCGATCAAGAAAACGTCAAGAGATTAGTCGCGGGATATAATCCCAAAGCCATCGAAGAAACTCTCCCCACGAGTGCATATACGGCGTATTCGGAAAACAAAGGAGAAAAACTCGCGTTTTGTTTAAACGTAAAAAAAGCCGATAATGACCACTTAATCGACGAAAATACGCTCATGTTTGTCGCCATTCACGAGATGAGTCATATAGCAACCAAATCGATCGGACACAAAAACGAATTTTGGGATAATTTCAAATTTTTATTGGAAAATGCAAAAGAAGCGGGGATCCACGACCCCCAAGATTATAAAGAGAAACCGCAAGAATATTGCGGAATGACAATTAAAGATAACCCATATTATGATAAATAAAGATGTACCCACGCGAGAGTCATATAGATGAATGATCTATATGACTTTGTTTGAAACGATACGTTTTTTTAGTTTTTCGTCGATCGCTAGACTCCATCTGGATATGCGTTTTTTGTATTCTTCCTTCTTTTGTTTTCTTTTTAGTTCCGCGTAAAATATTGCATGCGATTCTACAATGAGTTCCCGATGCATGTGAATAAATGTATCTGTATTTGCCGTTTTCGTATTTTTCGTAATGAAATATAAACGATTGGCAATCAGATCGCAGTTTTTACAATATGTGAAAATGGGATTCTTGCATTTATTGCGATTCATCTGGATCGCTTCATCTCTTGATAATTCGTCTTTGATACTCATGGTTTTGATTTTATACATTTGAATCATGAAATAAAAGTTCTTCAATTTTGTGATTCCAAATAAATCAAATTATCTTTACATTTATACTTGTCTTGATTGAATTACACATATATTATCATATGCATTGTTCCCTACTTGCAATGATTTATATCTTGCATATTTTTCTATATTATATTGTTGACCATTTTTTGTGATATATCCATCGATAAATACATTTGATGAAAATATAAGAAAGATGAATAATACTTCTTTGTCATCTTGGATTAAAACGCGTTCCACCAAATATTGCGCAGTATCATACAAAATAGTCACTTTCCCTAAAAACACATTTTCCGGTGAAAACTCACTACCCGTAGAAAACGCAATTGGAAATTCTTCATTTCCGAATGATATTACGAACCACCGATTTGTAAATTCCGTCATATTTGTCCTATAGGATTATTTCTATATGATTTCTGGAGAAAGCTATCATTGGTGATCTCAAGCACGTTTTAAATACGCGGTAGGGATCGGTATAGACGAAGATAAAACCGGAACTTGTGTAAATCCGCGTTGTGCAAGTGATATACATACATTTTGATACAAATTCAAAACCGAAATATTGTGATGACTTGCGCGCAAACAGTTTGCCAAACAATCGGTAAATGCCCCTTCTGACTCTGCATCCATTTTGTCATATATCTCTGCCGAAGTTTGCGAATCTTTGCATGCACTAATAGAGACAATATTTGGATTCGCCAATAACACTTGATTGTTCTGAATACGGGTAAATGTGGTGGGTGTTTGATATAGAATACTATATTCCAGATCCGAGATCGTACCTGAATGACATGAATCAAACATGATATATGTAGGACATTTTGTATTTTTGATAATGGCGAAAATATCGTCCTTCATAATAAACCCTTTTGTCGCATAATCGAGTGGGACAATACAGTCATTTAAAACAGCCAACCCGCCAATCTTTTGACTAATTTGTGTGCCATGTCCGCTATAATGGATCCAAATTTCACTACAAGACAAAGAATTCGCCACAATCGAAGTAAGTTCTTTAATAATATTTGCCCGCGTGGGCAAACTCGTCGCTATATCATCCCGTAACATGACAATATTCTCCAGGTAATAATTGTATGCATCGACGAGGATGTATTTTACATTTACGATATCATTAATACATCCACGAAGAGCAATGCTGGGAATCGTCGTATAATTGCAACCAATCAATAAAGCACGTTTTGTAGATGTAGACATTTCTATATGATTAACCGGAATAAAATCAGATACAAAAATAATGATATAATTTATACAAAAATGGCAGAAAAAATCATTTTATTGGATCTTGAAGGAAAACCTGTACGCACCATTCACTTTTCGAATTTATCGACCGATGAATTTAGAAGAGATACGGATATGAATACTACAGAAGATCATATAGATAGCGAACAATGGATTCATGCAGATGATTCGATTTCAACTATTAAGAAAAAAATTATCCAGGAAATGCCCAATGTATCGTATGATGAAATATATCTATTCGGATACGTGGAAAAAATGATTCGCCTAGATCAAATATTTGATTCCGTGGTGGATGAATCCCGTATACTATCTTCTTCTAAATTTAGTCAATTGATTATTCATTTAAATATAGATCCCGAGGTTTTACAAATTCTCCCGAAAAAAACGGAATATACATACGACGATCTCTTACTTGTTGACCTACATCTAAAGTCACATAGTATCGCGGTTCCAATTGGGAAACAATTCTCGAAACAAGACGACGCCATGTTTTCGGCGAATCCATTTGATATGATTCCCGGTTCTGAATATTTGCCGATAGAAGAAAATCCCCTTATTTCATTCGAAAACCAAGTCCTACTAAATACCACTTTTTCGGGAGGACAACTCGTCGATCGCGCAATCTATCTTTGTTTAGCAGAAGACGTATTTACGTATTTCGAAACGAACCGGATCAATATGAATACTACTGGATATTACTTCCCCCTCCTTTTCAAACAAAAAATAATGGATATACAATCCCTCCAATTGAAAAAACCCGAACTCTTGAAAAAGACGAAAAAAGCGATTTCAAAAGAATTCACGAGACAAGCCAAAGTCGTAGATTCCATGTATAATCTCTATAGGACCAATCAAGCGGATATCCACGATAAAGTCAAATACGAAAATGTAGGGATCGAATCCTTCAGTCTCATTTTACACCCGGTTTCACATCAGACACTCCCATTAGAATCTATTTTCAAAAATGTACATGCAACAATACAAACACCATTCATCAAATATAACCCGGGACCTAGACGAGAAAATATATACCGATTCTATTCCGAACAGATAACCCGCACCGGGATAAAAATCCCCTTCTTGGGTAAAAATACGATAACGCATTTGTATAAACAGATTGGCAAGAACAAAGAAATATCATTTTATCTACCGATATCGAATCACCCAGGAGAAAAAGTGGAACTCTATATCAATCTTACCAATAATGGCAATATACAAATCTATGGTGCATTTGAAAAAGGAATCACAATTGCAATATTAGAACAGCTCATTGTGGATCATGTAAATCCAGTCATTCAACATGTAAACAACTTTTTATTTCAAAGCGGATTCGAAATAATACCATTCCAACGGATGAACCATCCATGTATCGAAATCACGCATGTCAAATACATTGGAATCATTCCGATCGAAAAAAACATTCATTTCCCCGACTGGTGGGGGTGTTTATCGATTCTATATGACAATCCAGATGATACGTTTGAATTAGAATCGGGGCTTCATCTTCGATATAAGCGCGTGGAAAATTACCAAGAGATGGAAGAAGAATCTACGATTATATCGGAATTGTTTAAACAAACAAATCATGAGCGCGAAATAATGGATACACTTGTAGCCCATTATCATATTTCGGAAGAAGAGGCGATTCTGAAGATTGCGCAATTTTTCGACAAGTTTACGCGGATACAGGGGAAATATGTCAATAAAAATATGGATATTGTAGAGAATCCGGGATTCCCCGTAGAAATGCGCATCAATTCATTCGAAAGTAAATTGTATATTTCGATCGATCATATCATTTCAATGGATTACATTCCTGTTTTGCAGATATACATGGATATATTTATCTATATGACACAATTCATGAAAAAATCCCCCAAAAAACTTTGTGAAAAACCCGCGATAAAATTAAAACCGTCTGATCATATAGAAAATCTCATTATGGTTGAACCCGTGAAAACGCGCGTCCAAGTCCAACCGATTCAATTCCGTTTTCAAAGAGAAGATTCAGAATATGAAGAAAAAGATCCGTTTTTATTTGATCGAGATCAAGATGAAATGGGGGATGAAACCCCAAATATAATGTTTGATCGTGACGAAGATGAATCGAGTCCTATAGAATCTGAACAAGAAAGTCCTATAGAATCCATAAATGAAAATGCACAAGAAAGTCCTATAGAATCCATAAATGAAAATGCACAAGAAAGTCCTAGCCCAAATATATTGTTTGATCGCGACGAAGATGAACAAGAAGCAAGTAGTGCAGATACAGATAGTACAATTAGTCCTATAGGACAAATGAAGGGGGGTGGTCCCAAAAAAGTAAAACCCGTTGAAATCGAGCAAGAGGAAGATATTCCCGGATACGAATTGGAACAATATAAAAAAAAGATTGATGGAATGGCATTAACGGAGAATAACAATAATCTCTTTTTAAACCGATTGAAAAAGAGAGAGCCCACTCTTTTCCTCGAAAAAACAGAAGGCAATTTTGACCGATATTCAAGATTGTGTTTATCGAATTATAATCGCCAACCCATTATTCTCACGGACCAAGAAAAAGAACGAATTGATCGCGAACATCCGGGGTCATATAAACATTCGATTTCCTATGGGACAGACCCAAAGAAGAAATTCCATTATATTTGCCCTCGATATTGGTGTCTTTTGACCCAAACGAGTTTGACAGAAGAAGAAGTACAGGAAAGTATAAAGGCCGAAGAACGAGCACCCGGATCGAGCAAATGTGGAAAAATCATCCCTAAAAATGCGAAAAAAATCCCCAAAGGACATTACATTTACGAATTTGATCACCCTAAGCAACATAGGGATAATAAAACGGGAGAATACATAGAAAACGCCCCCGGATTTTTGCACGGCGATGCACATCCCGCGGGATTCTGTCTACCCTGCTGTTTCAAAAAACCATGGGAATCCAAATCCCAGAAAACGCGACGCGAACAATGCGCGCAAAACGATTCAGATGCAAACACCTCTCTTTTACCCCTCCCCAAATTACAACGTGAATATTCCTATAGGACATCACACTATATTGTTGGAATTGATAAAATGGTTGTTCCACAATCCCGATGGGGATTTCTTCCCTACTCTGCCCAATATTTCCTGCAATCCAATAATGCAGATAGCGTGACTGCGAATAATACGGCTGTCATTCGTCCCGATGCATTCCCCCTTTTACGATTCGGGGTAGAACAAAACCCCCGTAAATCCTTTATAGGATGTATCGCAGATGCGTATGCAACACAGCACAAATTATTGCAAGTTCCATCGATTGAAGAAATGTGCAAGATCCTTGGGGACAGTATAACACTCGATCAATATATCCGATTGCACAATGGGTCGATTGTCGCCATTTTTCGAACGATGGAAAATGTCAATCACGACAATTACGAAAAATATCGGGATACTTCACAATTCGTGAAAGAAATTATATCCGATATTGAATTGACATCTTCGAAAGAAGAATTCCTCATTTATACGGTGGCCTCATATGAGAATTTCCAGGCATTCCTTTTGAATCCCGATTCCATCATTAATCATACATTTCTATGGGATATCATTTGTACGGCCAACCCACAATTATTTCCTATAGGACTCAATCTCGCAATTATGGAAATTGTCGATGCAGATAATACGGAAAATATCCAACTATTATGTCCATCCATTTCGTATTCTTCTGCATTTTATGATGAAAAAAAACCGACATTCTTATTATTAAAACGCGATGTATTTTACGAACCCGTATATACATATACACATAATACGGATGATCCACGCTCCCTATTTGTAGAGGCGACTTCACCATCTCCATTAAAACGTACTTTACACATTATACGAAAAACGACACAGAAATATTGTTCGCCACAACCAAGTATTCCTGATGTGTATCATTTAAAGAGGAGTCATATAGGATCTATTACATTGTCGCTTTTGAAAAAACACGGATATCAAGTCGAGCAACAGGTTCTTAATTATCAGGGAAGAGTCATTGGATTCATGGTGGACCGGATCATGGTCCCTACTTATCCATCGGCCGTAGAAACAGATATATCTATGGTATTTATGGACGAGGATTTATGGCAAGATTACGAAACCACGCGGGATGGATTATTCGCCATTTACCGGAAAACGAACGGGGAAATTCCATGCAAACCGATTGTCAAAATCGAAGAAGACGATTTGGTCGTGGGTATTTTAACAGAAACCGATCAATTTATACAGATTGATGCGCCCGTAGCACCCATCGACGACGGGTTAAGATCAATCAATGGGACGAACTATATGACCGCAGACAAGGATTTCGTATTGACAAATTCGGAAGATAAAATGAAGGACGAAAGAGAAGATACAGTAAAACGCATCCGATTGGAAGAGCAGTTTTATAGTGCTTTTCGAACTATGGTCCGGGTATTGATTAACGATTTTGATCATCGAACCACATTTCAAGATTTATTGCGTATAATAGAAAACCAGAATATGCGATATCGTGCCAAATTGAGGGTTGTAGAAGAGATGTTGAAAACCATTTCAAAAAAACACGTGAATTTCGTGGTCTCGGGGAAAGATATCGATTTCTTGGCGTTTCACGAGATAACGGCATGTCGACCGGGGGAAGATAAACAATATTGTCTTCTAGAAAACGGCATCATTCAGATCCAAATCCCCAAACAACATCTTTTCCCAAAACCCGATGGCACATTTACAGATAATGAAACCACGTATTATAAAAGATTAGCCGACGAACTCATCCGATATAAACGAATCCAATCCTTCATGTTGGAATCCAATATCAGAGTACCCGTTACATCCTATAGTGTATTTCCGAATGAAATCATCATGTTGCAATCTCTCCTCACTGCCGAATATTTTGCAAGTCTTGTCCCATACAATCAAATCAAAAATATCACGTTTGATATGGTAAATCCACGGACATCTCAAATCTATTCCAATATTATTTCGCTCGATGAACAGTTCAAACTCGTGGGAGAAACCCTCTCGGATGCAGTGCAAATCGATTGTATTAAAGGCGAACCCCGAGAATTGGAGGGCAACAAACAGAATTTCTGGCGACGCATATTCCCCCTTCATACACAAGAATACGTGTATAACAATAGTCCTATATGTACATTCTATGTGTTTATTGATATCATGTTGAAACTTACACATATCCCGACAAATATGCAAATGAAAACTTTTTCCGTCATGGATTTGAAGCAAATTCTCATTGAATCCTATAAGACATTTATGGAAAAGGGATTCCAAAAAGCCATTGCGGAAATCTGGCGATTAGAAGGCAAACGAAAGATGTTTGAAGAGGCGAATGGTGGAATCGATGCGGTCATTGCCAGTGATGAATACTATATGACCAATCTGGATATGTGGATCATCGCGGATCATCTCAATTTACCTATTGTACTTTTTACGACTTCAAAGATAAGTTCGTTTTTTATCGGGGATCAAACAACATATGCAGTGAATTGGATTGCAATGGAATCTAGGGTAAAAGAACACATTCGAAGTGCCCATTTTTTTATTCGGGGACATTCGAAACGTATGAAATTGGGGGAAATACCGACTTATTCGGTGGTTACTACACCTTTTACATTGAATAACGTAAAAGGTATTGAAGGGATGATAAAATCCGGATTATCGAATCCGGAATCGGAATACCGTAATAATATCATTGGTATATCTGATTATTTTGCGATGCGTCAAATGGATCCAATCCCTGGAAAACGTACATTGGGGTCATTCGAAGACGAAGAATAGTTTGTTTCTATAAGATTAGACAACATATCGTTCAATAGAATGATAATGTCGATTTTATCTTTTTCGGGGAGAATGCGCAAATCGTATTTTTGACGTGCGGATAAAAAAACATAATTTCTTATGTTGAATTTTATTTTTCGTACAATCGTTTTTCGTCGCATATCGACATATTCTTCAAAACTGTTATAGTGGGTATAATAATCGAATGTATCCGCCATATATTATCATTGATGACTATATTGAATCCAAATAAAATGTCTTCTAAAATCGAAATGACGAGAATGTGCATCACAAATGTAGTTATAAGATTTACTATTTTCCGGTTTTTATTTGAAATGTATTCGGGTCAATGTACATATTCACGCAATTATAGGTTTTGGAAATATTTGCGAGATGTTTGTTGCAATATACCAAGAGTTCTCCAAATTCGCTATAAATGACATTCGGGAATTTTCTCGATGTACGACTCTCTATGATAAATCGCTGGATAATATCCGACGAGGTCTGGTAAAATACATCGAGTATATTGTAAATTTCTTGATTTTTATTCGTTTTTTTCTCTTGGCGCTGAATGAGTGTAGTAAATTGTTCCTTTGTAATCCGGTTTGTCATATAGTCGATTCTAAACTCCATGTTTTTCCTTGCGTAATCGACTTGATATTGGGGCATTTTATATTGCCGTAATTCGATAAGATATCGGATTTTTTCGTAAAGTTGGCCCATGATGACCTTGTACTCATCGAGCGAATCGGCGATACGCATTGGACCATTTACATCAACTACGATTCGGCCATTTGAACCATTAAAGATCTCGCGCAATTGTCTGATAGTATCATGTGTCAACCTGCGTTCTCCGCATGGATTTTCTCCAAACCCGGGTGCAATTTCTCCGCCATTCGCCATTTCGCGCCTGCGTTGGAAGAAATGGGGATTGTGTATAGGACCATTCTCAATACGGAGTGTGCGCCAACTGAACGCCGTCTCGCAACTGATGCACCACATTTGATCACATCCATCGATTTTGAAAATGAGTTTCTGGCATTTGGGACAGGGTTTCGAATCGGATGCGATGGCTTTCACTGATTCGACTGTTTCGGGGTTGCATGTATGTTCCACATCTTGTCGATCGCCTTTGATTTCGTGACATTCAGGACAAGACCACATATTACAGAGCCCGCATTTCCATGCAGTCGAAAGATATCCCATACAATCATTGGCGGGGCAGTGTTTGATGAATTCGCGTTTTTCCTTGGCTTGAGTCTCTTTCGGATGTTCCGCCCGATAAATTTTCTGTGCAATTTCGTTGTGAAGAGCAGACAATCTGCTGATTTCTTGTTTTATTTTGGACATTGACATGCGATCTTTCTGTATTTCTTTACGGTTTTCGATTTCCACTTGAGTCGTCGGAAAAAGCGCCTGTTCTTTATTGTATAAGATTGTCTCGCGATGTTGTTTGAGTTCGGTATTCACGAAAGATTTCCCCATTTTGTCACATAGAAATTCTCGGGATAATACTTTCCCACATTCGCGAATCATGCATTGAGGTTCGGATTCTTGGAGGATATGATGTTTCCAGCACGTTTTGCATGCGGAGAATTCGCAATATTCGCATTGGACGATTTTAGCGAGAGTCGTGGTGGATACGCAGATACCACATTCAGTATGGTTTATGGTCGATTTGATAGAAGATGTCATATGTATGAGAATAACAATACAAATTCTTGTAAAAAAGATTTCAATTTTTCGCCAAGGGCCCAAGGGCCGTAGGCCCGAGACCCGATACCCGAGACCCGATACCCGAGACCCGATACCCGATACCCGATACCCGAGACCCGATACCCGAGACCCGATACCCGAGACCCGATACCCGAGACCCGATACCCGAGACCCGAGATCCGAGACACAAGGGCCGAAGGCCCGCATAAGATGTTCTATATGACTTTATGTAAAGGAGAATTCGAGCGAAAGCAGGTTTTTGGTATAATCCGTATCACATCCAATAATATCACTATAGTTCGGCCGTTGAATCACGCTTAAAGGTACAAGTAAAAACCAACGATCTCGTTCCTGCAAATGAAACCATGAATTGTCAATCGCATAACATGTAGTACTATAGGATTCTACAGACATTTGTTTTTCTATATTTTCTTGAATGCATTCGATAAGAGTATCATAATAATGCCGTCGGACAATGTATCCAAACGATGTCTGACAACGAGACACTTTTACACAATAATCATCTATCTGGGTATATGGCCCCGCATTATTCCCCCCTAAAAATAAAAAATCCCAATCATTGGGATGCTCCCGGAGAAATCCATCGAGTTGTTTTACAAAAAGTCCCGGATCGGTGAAAACCACATCGTCTTCAAATACAATGACGTAATCCCAACCCGCATCGCGAGCCATCGTAATACATTCTATATGACTAATGGAACAACCTAACTCGCCACGAGGCATGCGAATTGCGGGAAATCGTGTATAAGACGCGAACCCCACTTTTTCTAATTCGGATTCTACTTCTATCCTACGATCGGATCTTTCATCGAGATTAATGTATAGGACATGTTTCAAAGAGTCTTGCATATGTATTATAGAAATAATAGATATGTGAAAATATACCTTATTCTTGTAATTGTCGGGACAAAGTTCTACTTAGAATCCCATATCGTACCCATCGTCGCAAATACCGCCATGATCCGCCATTGTGTTTCGAACCGTATTTCGAATCTTGATATTGGTTTTCGAACATACATCACTTGGATCATCCACGTCTCGCATGAAATCGTCGATTTCTTGGTTGCGATTCTTGATATCGATATCTGCCACTTTGAGTTTCTCCATTTCGTTCATATCGAGGACGATATTGAATGCATTTGTCCCATAGTTGCCATATTGACCACACATGACATTGGCGGACACTCCACGCATATGATCGAACTCTGCATGTCTTGCCGCTTTCAAGAATACTTCGGTATGCACTTCAAATGTGGCTTTGGCAATGGGGTCGATATCATCATTGAGAATGCCAGATCGGAAAATGGGCACCATATCTTTGGTCAGAGTCATGCGGTCACATAGAAGACTCAAATGGTGGTAGTTGATATAGACATCGCTAAATTCCATCACCTCCACCATTTCATTGTATATGATCTGTCTTGCGGCTTCAATTCCAAGGACATCAAAGACCTCGCGGATATCGTTACTATAGGTGCGTTTATAGTCGATAAAATCGCATCCCAGCACATTCAACAAGTTCGATCCAGTGGTATCAAGGACCCAGATATCCTTTCTCGCGTACTTGTCGTCTTCTTTTGCAACCATATTTTGCAATTTTCGGGGAGTCACATTGGTGATTCCGGGAATACCACGAATCACGATATTCTGCAAAAGAGAATCCTGGAAATTCTTGAGGAGATAGATTTCGTCGCTTTGGTCCAGAGTATCCGCAACCCCTTTCTTCTTTTTAAACACCGAACTATTGAGTCTTATACGGAATACTAAATTCTCTGAATTAAAATCACTATAGACGCATGATATCTCATTTCCATAACTATTCGTCACCGCAAAATGAATATCGTCCATGGTAATATTTTTATCGAGCATCGTCTCGGCATCGACATCCATGCGAATAATCCATTTCGATTTCGGCGCATCCAGATCCGTCTGTTCACTGCATTCCTTTATAACGGATTCGAATTCAAAATATTGGTCAATGAGCGCCTTGTCTTCGGCAAATATAGTAGAATTTTCTATAGGATCAAAACAGATTTGCACAGTCTTGATTAAATCCACGAGTTTCGTATGTTCCAACATATTCGCATAGGTAATGGCTTTCTGTTGTGTTTCTTCGTCCATGTGCGATAGATGAATCGTAAGAGATGGGTTTTTCGGATTCTTTGTGAGTCGCAAGATTTCTTCAATACGGGGCACACCACGAGTAACGTTGGATTTCGTCGCCACACCGGCTAAATGAAACGTATTCAGGGTGAGTTGGGTAGTCGGTTCACCGATGGATTGTCCCGCAATGACACCCACCATTTCCCCCGGATGTACGAGTGCCTGTTTATATTTCAAAAAGATGGTCTCCAATAAGAACTGGAGGCCTTTTCGATGAAATCGTTTATTCACCAGCAAATCTTTCGGGGATAAATAATAGAAATAGAGGACTTCAAAGAGTTGTGTTGGCGGTGCATAATGCAACTTTTTCAATTTGATATATTGAGCCTCGATTAATTCAAATGCCTCTAGAGGAGTAATATCCACTGTTGAATTCTGGTTGAGTCCCAATTGTCCCTGAATATTCGCAATCATGTTCTGGAAAGCAACGGGAACTTTCACCGTATTTTCATTCTTGTATCCAAAGATCTTTAATACAATATCATCTCTATAGGACAGCATTTTATCAATGTATTTTTTGCTTTTTTCACTCATGGAACCACGTTGATTCTTTATTCGCGTAATTGTCGCCTTTGTGAAAATGTTCAATAAACCCCCTTCTTGATCAATCATATCATAATGCATATAGATATCCTCCACCGACATTCCTACAAAGGGTATCACTTGATTTTCCACTTTGGTGGAATCAAACCCATCATCTCCATATGCAAATTGCACGATCTTTTCTTTATTGTTACGCACCGTCATGTCATACTCCACTTTCAAATCTTCCAGTGCTTTAATGACACGACGCTGAATGTATCCTGTTTGCGAAGTCTTGACTGCAGTATCTATAAGACCAATGCGACCACCCATTGCATGAAAGAAGAGTTGCGGGGCAGTTAAACCGGAAATATAGGAATTCTCAATGAATCCGCGGGCTTCAGGGGAATCGTCGAATTTCGAAAAATGGGGAAGAGTCCGACTATCGAATCCATATGGAATGCGTTTGCCGTCCACATTCTGCTGACCCAAACACGAGATCATCTGCGAAATATTCACGAGGGATCCTTTCGACCCCGATTCCACAATCATGAGGAAGCGGTTATCTTTGCTCAAACTTTCGCGCCCAATTTTACCCGCTTGTTCTGTGGCTTTATTGAGAATATTATTCACCGTTAACTCAAACTCTACCAAATTCGTATTGGCCGTCTCATTCTTGAAAATGCCCAAATGCACCTTCTCAATGACGGATTTAACTTCCATTTTCTGTGTATTGACCACTTGAATAATCGCCGTCTGTGTCTTTTTATTCGCAATGAGATCGCTTATTCCCACACTGAATGAACTCGATTTCATGTATTCCGTGACGATATTCTGGAGGTTATCCACGAAATTTGCGGCGGCTTTACATCCATAATCATTGAAAATCCGATGAATGACTCCCTTGGTAGTAGATGCCAACACCGATTTCTCGAGTTGTCCGCGGACATATTCCCCATTTCTCACGTCAAATACATTATTCGAACTCGCAAAATCTTCGGAATCTTTATACAATTTCGTCTTGTATTTCAGAGTCAATGGGGGCATGATTTGCGATAAAACATCGAAATTCGTCAAATCTTTGCGTTTGTCATATAGAGCCATTGCATCAACCTTGTTATACATCATCAGCAAGTTCATCGCATCGCGGGGTGTCAGCGACATCCGTGTGCGAGTGAATCTATATGACCCAAGCATGGAATCTTGATAAATGCCGATAATGGGCGCATTCGCAGAAGGGCTAATCATTTGATAGGGGATTGCCGCCAGATTCTTGAGTTCCGTTTCTGCGAGCACATTCTGTGGCATATGCATATTCATCTCATCCCCGTCAAAATCCGCATTGTATGGTTTCGTATCGCCGACATTCATGCGGAACGTATCCCCCACCTTCATTATTTTTACTATATGACACATCATCGACATTCGGTGCAAACTGGGTTGACGGTTGAAAAGGACGGCGTCTCCATCCATCATATGCCGATGGACTTTATCCCCATTTTCCAAAAGGATGGAATTGCGATCCACGTATCGCAGGGAAATCGAATCCCCGTTTTTACGTTCCAAGATTTTTGCACCCGGATAGATATCGGGTCCATTCTGCACGAGTTTCAATAGGAAATCGCGATTGCGATCATTCACAATGACGGGTTTTGTAATATTCATGGCGATTTTTTTAGGGACACCCAACTGTTCAATGGACAAATTGGGATCACCTGTAATCACGGAACGTGCACTGAAATCCACGCGTTTACCCATGAGATTCCCACGGACACGTCCATTCTTTGTGTTTAGGCGTCCAGTAATGCATTGAAGCGGACGTCCCGAACGTTGTGCCATTGGAACTGCCCCCTTCACTTTATTATTGACAATCATGGCAATGAAATACTGCAATACGGCAGTGAGCCCTTCAATCACATTCGGGGATGCATTGTTTTGGATCTTGTCTGCGAGTTCTTTATTGGTCTTGATAATGTTACTATAGATATGTGTAAGATCGTCTTCACTGCGCTGTTGCGCGTCGTGTTTGACCGATGGTCGGACAGAAGGCGGTGGAACGGGTAAAACGGAACAAACCATCCATTCTGGGCGAGACCATGTCGGACTGAATCCCATAAAATGAATATCGTCGTCACTGATGCGTTTGAAAATTTTGATGATATTCTCCGGGGTCAATCGCATCGTGATTTTTTTGTTTTCCTTTTCGCCCTCTGCATTTTCCGATGAAATATTTTCCCATATCGCATATATTGTACTCATCCCATCCAATTTTATTTTATCGGGCAATTTGCATCCGCATCCATCCTCGATGGAATCCCCGCAACGTTTCACATTTTTCGTAATGTCACATACATATTCCCATCGATCTTCTGCCGACCATTCCAAAATATGCATATGTTGCGATTTACTGATGCGCAATTTACTGCATTTGAAGCAAATGCATTTGCTAATTTTGATGATTTCCTTGATATCCTGGATGAAGAATACCGGACGTGCTAATTCTATATGACCAAAGTAACCGGGAGTGTCGATATAGGTTAACATATCCGTGGAGCAAATGTATCCGGGTTCCAAGACCCCCATTCTAGGATCAAACAATCCACCGACGACGGGTTTATTATTTATATAGGTATCTCTGGATTCTACATTCACCACAGATAATTTGCGGATTTCTTGCGGAGACAATTTACTAAATTGAATACCAATAATTCTCGATGGTTGAATAGATTGGTAACGTTTCGACATCTATAATATATAGTATATTATATTTATATTCATTGCTTCTCATATAATCAATTTTTCAAGAAAACATTACTCTCCGTGCAAAAAAAAGAAATTATTACATAAAGGGTTTAAACCTATAGTGATCATTATATTAGATTGATATGTCAAAGAGTCCATATAACACACGTAACAAGAATACATTAAAGAAAGTGGATGATTCTTCTTCAGATTCCGATTCCGTATCAGATTCTGAAGAAGAATGGTCGACCGACACATCAGATTCTGATACAGAATCTGATTCCGATATAGAGTCCGAATCCGACTCTAGTTCTCAAAAAAAAGAGAAAAAAAAGGAAAACAAGACGAAAAAAGAAGTTGATCAAGGGAAAAACGAGGATGAAGACGAAGACGAAGACGATTCGGATTATCATGGAGAGGAAATCGAACAATTTAACCATAAAGAATATCAAAAGTTGTTGAATCAATTGTTTCCCTCCAATTATACAAAACAAAAATTGCAAAAAAATAATTCCAAGCCAGAAAAGAAAAAGGATGATAAAAAGGAAAAAAAGGACGTGAAAAAAGACGAGAAAAAAGAGACAAAAAAGAAAACAAAGCCCGAACTAGAAGATGAGCCACATGATTCAGATGAATCGGAAGAAAAGACAGATGATAATAAAATTAATATTTTTCTCACGATCGGTGATGATGAATATGAAGCATATAATGCATATAACGATGATGCAGATGAAGAAGATGAATTGGATACGGATGATGAAGAAACATTTATGAAGGAGACATTTGAAAAGTGTGAATTGCCTATTTCGAATGTTGAAGAAAACAAGAAAAACAAGAAAAAGAAGAATAAAAAAGAAAACGTCAAAGAGGAACTCATTATAGATATTGAACCCGAGTACAAGGAATTATTGGATCTCAAAAAAATGCTCATTGATAAATGCAACAAGAATCCGAAAAGCCGGATTTTGAAGAGAGCAATCCGAGAATGTTCGGCGGATATCCGTAAATTGATTAAAAAGACGCGATCAAAAAATGTCAAGGAATACAGAAAAATGATTTATGGGGACAGCAATAAAATGACAGAGATGGAATATTTCAAAAAGAAACTTTCCAATAAAGAGCAGATTGGAATCATGAAAGATCTCAAAGAAATCAATAAACATTTGAATGTGGATAAACCGTATCGTCTATCTCTCCTTCAATCGAATATTCCACCTAAATTCAAAGCATGTGCTCTACAAAAGTTGAATGTATTGAGGACCATGGAACCAGGTGATCCAGAGTATTATAAAATCAAAAATTGGGTGGATACATTTATGCGCGTTCCCTTTTGCGTATATAAATCGCTATCGGTTTCCATGAATGACGGTCTCGATAAATGTCACGATTTCATGCATAATGCCAAATCCATCTTGGATAATTGCGTATATGGTCTTGATGATGCCAAATTGCAGATTTTACAAATGGTGGGACAATGGATATCGAACCCGGGTGCAATGGGAACCGCGATTGCAATCAAAGGTCCAATGGGAACGGGTAAAACAACTCTGGTGAAAGAGGGGATTAGCAAGATCCTTGGTCGCGAATTTGCATTTATTGCATTAGGTGGTGCGGGAGATAGCAGTTATTTAGAGGGACATTCTTATACTTATGAAGGAAGTACATGGGGTAAAATCATCCAGATTATCATTGATAGCAAATGCATGAATCCAGTCATTTATTTCGATGAATTGGACAAGATCAGTGAAACACCGAGAGGAGAAGAAATCATTGGCATCTTGACCCATTTGACGGATACATCTCAAAATAGCGAGTTCCATGATAAATATTTCTCTGATATCGATTTCGACTTGAGTAAATGCCTCTTCATTTTTAGTTATAATGACGAGTCAAAGGTGAATTCAATTCTGAAAGATCGCATGTATAGGATTCAAACCAAAGGTTATGATGCAAAGGAGAAAATCACAATTGCCCAGAAATATTTACTCCCTAAAATTCGCGAGCAAGTGAATTTCGATGAAGGTCAAGTCATTATCCCCGATGATATTATCCAGTATCTAGTTACAACCGAGGCATTCACGAAAAAAGAGGATGGTGTGCGTAACTTGAAAAGATGTTTGGAAATCATCCACACAAAACTCAATTTGTTCCGACTCATTAAACCAGAAGATAACATTTTTGCTAAAGATATAGGGATTCACGTAGAATTTCCAGTAACAGTTACTAGAAAACACGTGGATGTATTCATCAAGAATGAACATCAACAAAATCAGAGCCTTTTAGCGATGTATATCTAATGGGCGATGTATATCTAACGGGCGATGTATATCTAATGGGCGATGTATATCTAATGTGCGTACAGTCATATAGAATTGAATACGGGACGAATACAATATAAAATACCCTGCAAGTTTGTCATATAGAATATTCTATATGACAAAACACGACGATTTATCCTAAAATGGAAAGTGATGCTTCCCAAATTGCCTTATGTGACACATACCAAACAAGAGCAAAGACGATTCCATGAACGAACGCAACTGTGGTTTTAGATCCTCCAGGAGGAAGGCTCAAGAGAATGCCTGGGGTTAACGCAACAAATAGGAGAACCATAAAAAGGAATACAACAATATTCATTCTATAGGATTATAATAGAAAAATTATTTGGAAGACCCATATTGCCCGAACCCGCCCGTTGCATTACCCCCACGAGTTTGCAATTGATTTACCATCGTTTTATCTAAACATAGACTCCCTTTTGAATTATAGAGTCCCACACTTTCACAGTCTAATTTGCCTTCGGCTTTCGAGAAAATATCAATATTTTGTTCGGGGCTAGTAGGATTGCAAAATACACCCATTCCGTCAAACCCCGTCACTTTTTTGCAATCCGTTTTCACTGGATTTATTGAACGAACCATGTATGTATCATCGACGGCTTTATTCGGATCATTTACCATGGTATATTCCAACGGAATTATACGCTGATGAAATCCTTCGTATGGAGTATGATTCGATAAATGTATATTATATGGATCTGGTCCATATGGACTCGATGAAAACCATACCGACAGAAATATAACGAGTAAAAATATTATTATGATATTTGCACTATCTTTCATTATACATATTTGTAAGATAATTCTCGTTTTGAAATTGCTAAATAGATAAAATGGTAATTCCTATTTTCTTGATAAAATCAATCAATAGATAAATATATTCGGAAATCAGATTCATAATATTAAAAATATGATCCTTATTCGGATCTTCTATATGACCATCTGCATAGATAATTCTATTTGACTGAATCGTCCATATGACTAATAGAATTATTCCAAATAATACGGTTTCTAATAACATCTATACATTATATCGGATCAAATTTATGGCGGTTTTATTCCGATACGTGGTTTACAATGGCACCTTTATCTGTATGTAAAAAAAGCAAGAGTTCATTCATTTTCGTTTTTAGTCCTTCCAGTCCAGTTTGCATGGATTCTTCTATTTGCGATAAAATAGTTTCAAGACGGATTGTTTCATATTTCATATATGTTTGATATATGTAATAAAAGGTAAAGATCGAAAGTAAGAACAAAATGGGCAAAAGATAGTTTGTCTCTGAATCTGTCGATGCCGACATTTCGTCTATATTACCTACGTGTATTCTGCCTGCTTTATATATTGGAACTTCATTTAGGTCAAATGACACATGATTGTCCATTCTTTAGATAATGTATTTTATGATTTTAATTTTGCGTATTTATTGTAAAACAATTTTATTTAATATTATATCTATGAATCAAAAAGAAAAGTTGGATTTGAAGAAATTGTTGAGTGAAATGAATGCGGATAATAATACCGAGGATATTAAACGGTTAAAACATAGTACGATTATCCGGGATGATATTCGTAAATTAGAATCCCTAAAATTGCAAAATCCAGATAAAACGTTCGACGAACTTGTCTTCCTTGGACAAGCCGAAACCCCTTTTTTATTCGGAGGATATACCGATATTTTCAATAAAGTATTAAAAGGGGAACTCGATTTGGTAATTATGAGCCGACTTCTTATTGTATTGAAACTCATTGAAGATGGAAATGTAGATCAACATGAAGGTTCCGTCATGGTAGGGAAAATACTAAAGGAACTCTATATAGATAGCGCCATTAAACAGGGAGACAATTTAGATAAACAAAATAAAGTAAATGATGAAGAAACCGCTTCAAAACCGGTAAATATAGAACCGACTGTAAATATATCATGGAAAGAATACTCGAAAATGAAGAAATGAAGAAATGAAAAGAATATAAAGTTCTCGAATACTATCTAGATATACCATGACAGAAGTAGCCATTCTTAAACTCTACATTGATCCTAAATATAGTTATCTATATGACACATACAAAAGTCATATAGAGAAACATAATCGCGAGATTGCGACAGACCCGTACCCGAATTCTGGGTTTGATATTTTCATTCCGGATCGAATGGAGATTCCTGCGAAAATCGACGCATGTTTTATCAATGCGGGGATTAAGTGCGAAATGCAATATCGGGATCTGCCGAGTGCATTTTATTTGTATCCGCGATCGAGTTTTTCAAAAACGCCTCTTATGATGGCAAATCACGTGGGTATTATTGATTCGGGATATAGAGGGAATTTGATTAGTGCAGTGCGCAATATATCAGAAGAGTCTTATAGGATAGAACCAAATACACGATTGTTTCAAATATGCCATCCGACACTTTGTCCGATTCGGGTGCAAATCATGAATGAATCGGAAATGACAGAGACAGTGAGAGGGGAAGGGGCATTCGGATCTACTGGAATCCATTAAACATAATCCTATATGACAAGAGTTTCATTTATCCTATAGACCAACATTTCTTGATGATATATATCTGGGTTTCGAGAAAGAATCTCGTCTAATTCGTGTGCAAATTTATGTGTCAATGCATGCATAGTATTTATATTTCCTATATAAATATTATCTATTCCTTTATTTTCATGATGAAACAAAAATTCGTTTTTTACAAATTGGGTTTCAGTACAACTTTTTATAAATTCAATCAATGATTCTTTTTCGAAATTATTGCTATTGTCAAATAGATCAAATCTCATGTTTATAATAGGTGTATCATTTTCGATATCTTCATTTCTATAAAGATAGTCAATGATTTTATATTTACCATACCAATAGTTTTTCCAACCTATAATTGGCATACTGTTATTATTTATATTTCCATGTAATTTCCCTTGTAATTTGATATTCTGATCATCGTCAATAATGATGTGTTTTATATTTTGACCCATTTCTCCAAAATATGCGTGAATCATTTCTTTATTCACCGTGGTATCGTTTGCTGATACCGGTCTCCAACTTATATTATTTGCTAAAATATTCCAAGTATGTATAAAGATTTGTAATTCGGGAAATAATTTGCGAATCGTTTCTACAAAATCGTATAATTCCGGTTTTTCGAAAGAATTGCGAATATGTCCCCGGATAACAACTATCATATAAGTATACTATATTCACATTTTTATACGATTACAAGTTTAAACATTGAAATTTTATAACAGTAAAATATAAAGTTAAACGACCATTTTTAAATACCCGCCTTGTATATTCGAAAATGAATCCCTCTGTTTTCCCAATTTGGGATTGAAAATATACCATCGACTGATAGGTTGTAAGAGTTTCCAGTATTGATCAATTGCATATTTAGAATGATCCTCTGGATTTTGAGTCAACAATGCAGTACCTGCATTAAAATTTTCCAGTAACTTTTCCGCGAAATTGCGGTTCAACATATACCCTGATGCCGTCTGGGCATTCATGATTTTATTCAAGAAATAATATTTATGTGACATTTCTTGTTCAACTACATTCCCCGATAACATACATACATCATATTGTACATGATTCACGAAAAAATCCGTAAATGCATGTGCAATATGATGAGATGATTGTGTAAATTCGAAATCGTCTTCAAATATAATGCAATTGAGTTTTCCAGATGCAATGAATTGATTTACCGCTTTAATGTGGGATAATGAACATCCAAGATGTCCATTATCCATCTTTGTTCCTGGAATTCGTATGATTTTATTTTTCGGGAAATTGATTTTCTCCATTTCCGCCAAAAACTCGGCATTTCGATCGGTACGTTCATCTAAATTAATATAGTATATGACATCAATGAATCGATTCAATGAATTCGTTTCTCTTGGAATTCCCACTTGATTTGACCATACATCTATTCCATGATTATACGCATTTGGGGATTCAATCGGGAGTCCATTCACGGATGTTCCTACGAGCCCCGATTGAAATGATTCTATAGGACTAAATACGCAAGATATGAGGATGATCATACATAATGCACAAACCACGATCCATCCTTTTTTCATTTATATATATTTATATAAAAATTGATCCATCCTTTTCGTATTGGTGATATAAATAGCATGTCTTCCAAGATATCATATTATGCAGTGGCGAAGGGGAAAACCAATGGAATATTCCATACGTGGAAAGAATGTAGTGAATCCGTTACAGGATACAAACATGCAATCTATAAAAAATTTACATCGGAAAAAGAGGCAAATGAATTCATACGGGAAAATACACCGGATAGCAATACACCGGATAGCAATACACCGGATAGTCATATAGAATCTCTCATCCAAAATAATGATGCAGTGGATTATTATGTATATACGGACGGTGCATGTTCGAACAATGGACGTGCGAATGCATGTGCCGGAATAGGGATCTATTTCGGTCCAGATGATCCCCGTAATGTTTCCAAGCGGATTGATGGAAAACAAACAAATAATACCGCAGAACTTACGGCCATTATAGAGACATTTCCTCTTATAAAAGAGGATATACAATCGGGAAAACGGATTGCCATTGCGACAGATAGTGAATATGCCATAAAATGCGTCAAATCCTATGGGACAAAATGCGAAAAAGATGGATGGACCAAACCAATTCCAAATAAAGAACTCGTCCAACGAATTTATCAGTTATATAAAGATGAATCCAATGTACATTTTATACATGTCCGAGCACACACTGAGAATCAAGATGAACATTCTATAGGAAATGATGGAGCAGATCGATTGGCGAATAATTCTATAGGACTAAGCGAATGCCCTTATCGTGGAATCATATAGGATATATTATAGCATAGAATTTCATAGTATAGCATTTTATAGCCCGAAGATTTCATGCATGAGTCGTATTCCAGGTAATGCCAATTGATCATTTGTCATAAATATCGTGAATGTCCGTTTATAAATTGTTATAAATGTTTCATCGATTATCCAAAGATAGATATTATATATTGCAAATATTATAATAAATGTGTATACATCATAAGGCCATTTTATAGGATCTCGTCGAATAAGTATTATAGGAAATATTTTGACAATAAACATCATTACAATGTATTTCAAAATGATTGTGATTTCTTTGCTATAATAAATAACGATAGGAAGAGTTGCCATGTTTTCTGCCAATGCAATGAAAAGTGCCAATTTTGGATTAAGCCACCGTTTTATGAATGCCGATATTTTGGATCTTCCAGATGTATCCACGAAATAATAGATGATGAACCACGCATATATCCAATAGGAAAATAAATAATCGAATCTCAAATGCCCCGTTTTGTCGACCGTATATTTTTTGGGGTCGTATTTTGTATCGAGGTCCATATATTATATACGTTGCAAATATTCATTCGCTAAAAGGATGAGATTTTCTTCTTCCGACATTTTCTGAAAAACGATAGATTCATTGAATCTACATGTGAGAAATCCGCGATGGCTATATGTCTTACACACGATTTGAACGTCCTCTTCGATTTTCACATTTACGGCCATACCTCCCGATTGCAATGTGGGGGGTTTTATAGGATCAATGGGAATCCATCGAGTGAATCTGCCCAGCCGGATATCGCATATGTTTTCTATATGACGATACCCCAATAATTTTTTACATATTCGTTTTTTAGAGTCTTGTGATAAGCCGTGCGATAAGCCGTGCGACAAGCCGTGCAACAAACCCTGTGAAAAGGTTTCTAAAGAAGACACGATATCTTCACAAATCAAATCTGCAGTTTTCCCTTTTAAATAATCATTATTTTCTATCTGACTCATGATTTGCTCCATGTCGATTGTAGATAATACGTGATTGGGATCCGGATTTTGATTTTGAAATATAATACTCATGTCATATAGAATGTATATACAAATACATTCTATATCTATCTAATCCAATATTATGATGGATTATAATAAGTTATTTTCGTAGATTGTTGTTGATCAGGGGTAGAATTTGTGATAGGTTTTGTTACAATGGGTCCTATAGTATTAGTATTAGATGTCCCGTGTAAAGTGGGATTTGGTGCATACGTCAATGTCGATGTAGGAGGAGTTGTCTCTGTTTTTGTTTCGGGTTCTGTTTCTTTATTCTTTATAGAAACGATCCCTTTGACTCCATCCGTAAAAGTCCCCATATAAGCCGAAAAGATTTCCGTGGTTAACACGTTGGTGAGCATAATAGTCGCACTGGCAAATATCACACTGGCATCGAATCGTGTAATCGTATATTCGCGAAATGGCCGGAAACGTACAATCAAAAATAAACAAATGAAAATCTGTATTCCAGTACTTAACCACCGAATATACGTTTCATCAATATATGCCAATCCAAAAAATACGGCAAAATAAAGGACATGCCATATGAAAAGAGTCCCCATGAATAAAGGCGTTTTTATTTCATCCATCGTTTCGCCCATTTTTTTCATTTTGCTACTAATCGCCATATAGTATAAACCCGGAAAATATATATAGATTTTCTATAAGACAAACTATGACGACGATCGGTAATAAATACGAAATCAAATCCATTTTGGGACAAGGCGCATTCGGCAACGTTTTTTTGGCAAAAGAGATTAAAACAAATAAAGAAGTCGCGATAAAAACGGATCAAAATGTAAAAACCATCAAACACGAAACCCGGATGATTCAATATTTAACGACAAAAAAAGTGAAAAAAATCCCTAAAATATATTGGTATGGAACAATTGAAGAACGCATTTTTCTCATTATGGAATTATACGAATATTCTCTATATGACATAGCGCCCAAACTCATGGAAGCATCTTATGTGGATCGTATACGAAGTGTGGAAAACATTATCCGTCATATTCTCTCTATTTTGCAAGATGTTCATAAACATTATGTGGTACATCGTGATATCAAACCCCAGAATTTCATGTTTAAAAATGGGGCAATCCATCTCATTGATTTTGGAATGGCGACTTTTTATATAGATGAACATACAAAACATTACGCAAATATAAATACCACAAATCTAGTTGGAACGCCTAAATATGCCAGCATTCATTTGCATCACAATAATACCTATAGTCGCAGAGATGATATTATTTCTGTTGGATACATGGCTATTTTCTTGGAAACGGGGAAAACAGATTGGTATCAAGAACCCGTGGAACGACTGATTTCGAATAAAGAAAACATTGCGAATTATTCGCAAGATCCCGTGATCCAGAGATTTCTATATGACTTGTATAAAGTGGAATTTTGCGGGATTCCCAAATATGTATTATGATGCAGTTGTTGGGATTGGAGTGAGATTTAATGAAGGATATGCTTCTTGCATGTAATTATAAAGTTCGGTATAACTGGTTTTTCCGCCATTGACAATCGGTGCACCGATGGCTTTATTCAATATATTGGTTAACATGATGTCATTTGAGAAAGAGGTTGGGTTTATTGTTGGTGTATCTTCAAATTGTTTCATTTTTTGTAACATAGTAGTCAATGCTGCATATCTTGTTCCCAAATTTGATGTAATGACTGGATGTAAATTTGTTTCTGTAGTGGGTACATTTAAAGCAATGATTTTATCTATTTGTTTTAGAGGGTCAAGTGTTGAATCTCCTAAAATTTTATTTATGCTTGCAATTAGATTTGTATCCGTTATTTGAGTCGAAGAACCCTCCAACATGGGTTTTATCTTTGAAATGGTTTCATTGCACGTAGCAATATCTTGTGTATTGTAATTTTTCAAAAGAGATGCAATATCCTGGAGAGTTGGATTATTTGCTTGGAATAACCCTTCTTCGAAACCTTCATGCATGATCATTGATGATGGCAATATCATGGAAAATCCGATAGATAAAAAAATCACGGTAAATAAAAATAATATTGATGCTATCTTGCCTTGACTAAACATATACATTATTATTATATAATAACTAGTCATATAAACAATATAAAAACGATTATCGATAAATAGTATAATCGTAATACATGTGCGATACACGATCAATCGGTCAAGTCAAGTGGTTTAACAATAAAGCGGGTTATGGGTTTATTACAAAGGACGACAAGGATATTTTTGTGCATTATAGTGCAATTCAAACATCGGATTCTCAATACAAATACCTAGTTCAGGGGGAATATATCGAGTTTGATATTGTTCCGACCACAGAAGGTCCCCATGAAGTCCAGGCGGTAAATATAAGCGGAATCAACAAGGGAAAACTGATGTGTGAGACGCGTCTTCAATCCAAGAGAGTCCCATCTTTGAAAGAAGAGGGTGGAGTAGAAACTAAAGATGAAGAGTTTACTAAAGTCGAGAGGAAAAAGAGACCATATGCAAAGACGGCAAAGACGAGTGCCAAGACACCTTTAACCAAGTAAATGTATAGTTCGTAATTCTTGATCCATAATTCTTTTATATTGTCCTATAAGACAATATAAAATGGGAATATAGAGTATTTATTTTTTGACAATCTTTTATTTGGAAAAAATATGTGTTAAAAAACAATCTGTGATTTTTGCTTCGTTCTCAAGACAAAATGTATTAAATCCTTCGGAATTAAAAATATGGGGTTTTGTATCATTGTGAGATACTATTTCTTTATATACTTCAGTTGTAGGAATGATATTTTTTATGCACTCTATAAAATCGGGTTTATTCGATTTGTTATATTCATCTATAGGTTTATTGCATCTTTCTCGATTCAATGATTCTAAAATAGGGAATATATTCCCCAAACGATCAATATCTATTTGATTGTCCCAACTACAACTAAATGGAAATATATGTTCTATCCAAAAATTATGCGTTAGAAATTCAGTAGGGATTTTACATTTATAATAATAATAAACGAGTACTTTTTCGTGAAATTTACGAGATCTTCGTTTATCGTATTTATCTTTACCATTTGCACGAACTTCATAATCTCTATTATTCACATTTTCTTGTATTAATTGACCCAATACAGATGTCATGATTTCTTTTGTAATTTTCATACAAATCAAATTTGGTTGTTTCAAATATTCTTTTGCTTTATTGTCAATAAATGAACCACCGGCCTCGTATAAAATCGTGTCATATAGTTTATATTGATCTTTCATCTCTTTGTCTTTTATACTATTTACGAAAAAATGATATAATATACATGTTTCAATGGATCGTAATATAATTTCTTCAGATGTATCGAGGTTTATGTAACCAATTATTGAAGTAATAATGAGATACATGTTATTTTTTTTCAATGATTTTAATTTTTTATTTGCAGTATCAAACAATGTACAAGTCCCCCCTACTAAGTTTTCCATGAAAATGATGGTTTTTATTTTTTGTAAAATATCGATTGTTTTTAAAATGTATTCTACAAAGCGGTTGGCATTTTCACTTGTAAATGTGACATCAAAACTGCCTTTAAAAATTGCCTTGAATATTTTGAAAAATAGGGATAATCCATCATCGTCTGTCTTTAAAATGAGATCGCATTTTTTATTTGCATAATTTTGAAATCCGACCATGAAATCGTATGCATTAATGGTTTCATTGGTATTGTTATATAAATAACAATTAAGAATTTCATCTTTATTGCGGTCATGATAATATTGTTTTATATGTTGTTTTATTTCATATTCCGTTAATTTATCATATATGACAAAATTGATAATATTAAACAATCGACTTGCCAATGCTTCTTGTTCAGTTAAACCCGAATTATATTGGTTTATTCTGCTAAACAGCTCCGCCAATTCTTCTGTCGTATATCCGCTGAATATATTCACCATAATTTTTACATCCGTATCAAATCGATCTTTTCCTTTTATTTTCATGCTACTGATTAATTTATCAATATGATCTTCGCTTACATCTCGTAATAATTTTAAATGGGTTGTGTATAATTCGGTAAAACCTTTATCTATAAAATATTTGTGGTATCGAAACGTCATTATTTCATCATAAGTCATCTCTTTTATAATGCATTCAACCTCATTTGATACCTTTTTCGCGATTTCTTTCGCCTTTTGTGCTTCGTTTGTCTTTTTTTCATTTTCGTATACCTGCTCTTGAATGAATGTAATATAATCACTCATTTTCTCAGGGAAGATATCAAAAGGTTTATTCAAAAAATGAATAATCGCATTTATCCTGTTGTTTCCATCTATATTGGACAATTTATCGCTATCTTGCCCAAATGTAATTGCATGAACACTATTGTAGGTGTCAAATAGGAATACTATATATTCTTTTTCGCTTGGAATATTTTCTTTTATTTGATATCTGTCCCATTTGCGTTTGCGTTGATACTTTGGTTTGTAGATTTCGCCATTTTCAACTTTAGATACCAAATGTTTAATGAACCAACATTCATTTTTAATCACTTTGTCCGTCATTTTTGTGTTATATCAATATATTTACGGAACTCTTTATATTATTCATATTATTTATAAAATAATATGAAAAATCACAACCTCGGCCATTTAATAATAAAAAAGCGATCCTAATAAATTCTTTAAATCGGTATCATAGACATTGTATAAATCGTATGCAAAAATCTCGTTCTTTGAAGTTATCATGTCATATAGATCATCTACACTATAATCGTGGGGGGAAATGCTATCATCTACGGAAATCACATTTTGCGCAATTTCAACCGTCTCTTTGAAATTATTAAACATGAATTTGATATATGCCATCATAACATCGAATTGACAATAATGGAAAGATCGATAGAAATCTGCACGACCATCATCGGATTCAATATCGTGTGAATCCAAATATCGTCGGCTACCATACAATGTATAATAGTCGTTGCAATAAATCACATATAGCGTGACATCGGTTTTTTCCTTGAAAGTCAATAACTGGTAATCGGTCATTTTACATATAATACATATACGGTTTAAATTGTTTTAGAATTATACCTTTTTTACATAGTGGATCATTTTTACACCATCGTGTCCTCACTCTAAATAACTCTCCACAAAAGAGTATTTTTTGGATTGAATGTGCAAAAGTGTAAGAATGATAATAATTACAGAAAATAGTTTATTTAGAAGTATATATATGTCCAATCTTTTTTATAAGATAAACATTTTAGTGACAGATTCTAACAACAATGTGTTTACGATTATTTATAAAGATCTTATAAATAATCTACATTCTAATACTTGTGAATATTATCAATAATCTCCTCCGGGTATCCCATCTGTTGCAACACTTTGATTGCGCCCTGTATTTTCGAAACCCCTTTTTCGATTTTATACAAATATTCAATTTCATCATTCTCTTTTTCTATCGCCGACATCCGTATACATTTTATCCGCGGTTCTTTCTTCAATCGCTTACATATCGATGTATAATGCGTCGTCAACATAAAATCCACATTCTCGTGTTTTGTCAAATAAAGTAAAAATGCAAACGCCGATTTAGACGCCTCCACCGGATTCGTACCTGAATACAATTCATCGAAAATGGCAAAATGATGGGCGGATTTATTCTCCAGTATAACATCAATAATCTCTTTACATCGCCGGGATTCCGCCTGGAAAAGACTATCACGACCCGATGTGTCGGGTATATTCAGATAGGAATGTATATGACTATACGGGTAAAGAACACACGACTCATAATATCCGAATCCAACTTGTTGCGTGAAAATAATATTGATGGCAGTCGTTTTCAATAACGTGGTTTTCCCCGATGCATTCGGACCCGTAATAATCGCATTTTTATTGAACGCATAATCATTTGCGACGGCATCCTCTCTCGAAATCGCCGGGTAATATTGCCCCACCATTTTAGCCGAACCATCATCGTCGAATGTAGCCCCATGAATATGTCCCAGAACCATATTCGCACGAACACCCAACAAATTATCATAATATCCCTCGAAATCGTATGCGTAGATCAATGCCTTTTCATAAACCATATTGGAATGTAAGGTATAATACATTTTCATCAAAACCCCGATTTCATTTATCTTGAAAATACTTATTTCAAAAGGTCCAATCACGGACAATTCATCAGACAACCCATGTAATGTTTCTATATGACTAAGCGTTGTAGTTCTGAATTTGTCATACGTCACCATCCCTTCTGAAATCGTGCAAAAGTGTTTCATTTTCTGAATTGTGGATTTCACGAAAGATTGTATTTTTACGAGATCCTCATTTATTCTTTCTATATTACGATAGAAACGCATACACATGATAGAATTCTGATAGATTTGATACAAGTAAAGTCCCGTTGTGAAAATGAGATAAGCAATATTTTGCACGTCCAGATTTTCCATCGAAGTAATCGATTTTCCTATAAAATGATGTTTTGTAATATCCTTTAAAACGTCGATATACGTGGAAACGTCAATTGGAATTCCCTGTATTTTTAATAATATAAAAGGCAATATTAGAAAAAGAATGGGGAATAAAAGACTCAATACAGGAGATATCATATTTGCCATGGAAATGGCTTGGAGAAAAGCAGGGGTTGTGTTTAGAAAATAGAGACATTCCCATTCCATGTAAGAATATCTTTCGAGGAATCCTTTGTCGTTTTTCAATGAATCCCAGATCTGGATTATTTCATTGGAAGAAACATCTTCTAAATATGTGACCTCCATATTTTTTATAATAGTCTGTGTTTCTGTCAAATAGGTTTGATTTGTGGTATATTTTGTCCATCGATTCATTGTACTTTCTGCAAATTGATTTCTTGGTCGGAATAGTTGTTTATACATGGATGATTTCGATTCTTTCGTTGAGTAAAGTTCTAAATCATTCGATACATTGTCAGGAATGTCATATACATCTGTTAAATATTCTATAGGAAATAAGAAATTGTGTTCGTCTGTAGATTTCTCCGATTTTATTGGTTTTGTTACAATAGGACATTCATCCAATACGAATGCAATCATGAAATTATCAAACATATAATATGTTGGATAATTTATTTCATTTTTTTCTACGCAACCCATATTAGAATAGTCCTATATGACTCTGTGTGTTTTATATACCAATCAAATTTGATCCGTGTGTTTTATATACCAATCAAATTTGATCCGTGTGTTTTATATACCAATCAAATTTGATCCGTGTGTTTTATATACCAATCAAATTTGATCCGTAGTTTGCCGGTAATTCTTCCATTGTAATTTTGTAGTGATTTTCTATCATTCGCATCAATTGGATATCATATTTCGTGACAAAGTTTATCGCCATGCCTTTACGCCCCCATCTACCGCTTCTACCAATACGATGTAAATACGTATGTGGGCATTTTGGAATATCGAAATTAATGACCGTACTCACTTGCTGAATATCTATCCCGCGGGCAGTAACGTTTGATGAAATAAGACATCTATATTCTCCAATTCGAAATTTCTGGAATTCTCGTTCTCGATCATCTACTGTCATGGAACTATGAATACAACATACGGAATATCCTTCAGCAGTCATTGCTTGATGCAATTCATTTACACGATGCACACTATTGCAATAAATAATACTCTGCGAAACGGTAATTACAGAAAAAAGATCTTTTATCGTTTCATATTTATCGCGATCACTTGGCAATGCAACAAAGTATTGTTTAATACAATTCAAATTTAACTCTTCAGTTTTCATAGTAATCCGGATTGGACTATGCATGAATTTACTCGTTAATTCCAGAATCTCATCGGGTAATGTTGCACTAAAAATGGCAACTTGCATCGATGAATTGAAATTCTGGAAAATGTTGTAAATCTGTTCTTTAAAACCTTTCGACAACATCTCATCTGCTTCATCCAATACAAGAATCTTGACACCACTTACCGTCAAATATCTCCGTCGGATCATGTCATATACGCGACCTGTTGTACCTACAATTACATGTGGTATATTTGCCGACATTGATTCTACATCTTTCTGTATAGATGTACCTCCTATCAATAATTTGACCGATAGTCCTTCCAACATACTACCTAGAGCAGTAATTACACCATGAATTTGTGTTGCTAATTCGTGTGTAGGTGCTAGTATAATTGCTTGTGTTTGTGGTAGAGATACATCAATCAGTTCCAATACTCCGATTGAAAATGTACCCGTTTTTCCCATACCCGACTGTGCTTGTGCAATTGTATCTTTTTTAGATATAATATGTGGTATTGCTTTTCTTTGAATCTCACTTGGTTTTTCATAACCATATGCATATATTCCTCGAAGAAGATCTGTCTTGATATTTAAATCATCCCAATTTTCGATTTGCGGTTCTTCTATAGAAGTTTCCATGCTAATTATAATATCACGATTCTTTTTAACTTGTTTGTAGGCGAATATACTATAGGACATAGATACGTGAAAAAAAAACTTTACCCATTTGGGTAAAGTTTTTCTTTTTATAGGTTTTCAATGTTTTTCTTTTTTATAGGTTTTCAATGTTTTTCTTTTTTATAGGTTTTCAATGTTTTTCTTTTTATAGGTTTTCAATGTTTTTCTTTTTTATAGG